CTATTAAATTTAAAAGACTCCATCTCTTTATAATCGTCTTCAAGACACTCTCCGATAACAATCTGATACCAAGCATCATCCTTTGACAAATCAAAGCAGAAAGATAACGTTGCCTCAAAATATCGATTATCTCTTTTATATCGATACCAACATAAGTTCCGCTCTTCATCACAATATTTAAAATCTTCAAATTTCAACATAATCCATTCCTTTCTGCCTCGGCTTCTGCACGCATATCATACGCAATTTTTAATGCCTGTTCTGGAGTGTCCGCATATATGACAAAAAATCCGGGGTATTCCATTACAGAATGATCATATCTATCATAAATACCGATAACATCAATTTGTACATCAGGTTTATTTTCAAAAGTAAAATCAACAGTGTAACGTATCTTTTTTGTTTGAAATTGCTTAGTATCATATGGTTTATAAGTAGCACTGTTTTCATACATAGTCGCATGCCGATTTATAGTATCACATAATAACTGTGCTTCTTCCTCGGTCTCAACAACAGCTACGACACCCCTATCACTATAACGCCCTTCTTCAATTACATATACTATCATATTTAATTACCTCTTGTCAAACCATAAAACATAAGGATATGCCTCGTATGCTGGATCATCAATAGACATATCTTCACGCCATATACTTATAGGCACTATATCTTCTCCATTATGAAATGCCCCATATCCAGTTGTTTTATTATATCTATTTGGATTACTCTTAACCATAGTTACAAAAATATGAGTACAAATAACTCGTGCAGCAGGATTTTCTGCTTCAATACGTTTGATAGATTTCATAAACGCCTCATTTAATTAAAAAAATCTAAAATGGTTTTACTACCGTCTAAATGCCAAAAACGTATAACCATTCCATCCTCCCAATGGCTACTTGGTGAAACTGCAATCGAAGATGTGATTATACCATCTAAAAAAATATTATCACGTTCATCCATTACCACACCATGTAATACATTTTTAACAATCAAACAATCTCCATCAGTATAAACTATATTTTTAGTCCACTCATTAGTAGTATTATTTACATTATTTGTACTCCCCCAAACATCAAAAGTGCAACAATTACTTTCTCTATGAATGTGCACATTTTCATATTGAGTTTGAAGATTATTTATAGTTTGCCTTATTTCTTCATTTGTCATATAAACTCCTACCTCATTTTTTCATAACTTCTGCATAAGCCCTTCTGACTTCCTCATCAGATACAGGGGACATACCTGTGAAATCATATCCACGTCCGCATGTGAAGTCGTCTGTACTAAGAGCACAACCTGCACAACACCAATGTCTCTTACAAAATTTATTTAAATACTGACGCATAACTTCTTCAACGCTGATTGGCTTCTCTTCTTCTTTCTGCGTCTGCTCTTCTTTTTCTTTCTGCGCTTGTTCGTATGCACGAATCTCTTCGATGACTTCAGAAGCGGTAAATCTCATGAAAAAATCCATTCTCATAATTCCTTCACCGAAAATTTCCCTGAGAGTGGTTAGGTCGTACTCCCAAATCTTCCTTGCTGCCTCCCATGCTAAACCAAGTCCCTGCTGAAAACCTTCATGATATCCGAAGCCATATGCTTCTTCATCTTGTGGCACACATGATTCTCTCAGATCTTTTTGCCCCTTTTCATATGCCTCCTTCCTGACCTGTTCAAGGTCAGGTTCAGTGTAGGGCTTACCCAATGCAATCGTCACATATGGGTCTCCATTTTTAATCGCCGCCTTGTAAAGCGTCTCCCTATCTTTTAATTCGACTATATACTTTCCCATACTCACTCCTCTCTTAAAATTTTATAAGCCATAAAAGGGATACCCCATATCGGACATGTGCCAATTAGTATAATTTGAATCAATACTAAAATCGGCAACGAACCTATACAAAAACAAAAATCAAAAAGTGGAATATCAATACCATTGTTTATACAATCCCACCGATTTTTATACCATGCTTTAAAACTATCCATGCTTCTCACTCCTAACGTTCAGTGCAACGATAATACACATAAAAAGCCAACCGATAAAGAATCCCACTACTAGTCCAACGAATAATCCAGCTATAAAAAATGCAACAATAGGTGTCATACTCTCACTCCTTTAAATTTAAAATTACCATATACACGATTGTAATAATTGTTGCGAGAATAAAAGATATAACCACATCAAAAATAACAGCCCCAAGGATATAATTTACAAGCGTCCACATCCCATTTACTCCTCTCCATCCTCTTCATCAAAGTCTGATTCTTCATCTAATTCTTCATCCATTGCTTCAAGCAGGTCTCCAATACCCTCATCAAGATCATAAACATTCAGCCGCTTGTAAATCATTGTGTCTTCTCGTGTTCTCATATTACTCCTCTCTATGGATCATCCTTGCACCACAGTTAGGGCAGAAGTTATTCGGTATTATGTCCCCTTCCCTGTCTGTATTGCAGAAGTACGTGCCACACCTGTTGCACCTCCTATGATGCCCATCATGTATCCATTCCCCATGTACAACAGGAACAACATTTACGGCAGCAATATCTTCCAAATCACTTGCAATACTGTGGGCTACTTGATCTCTTCCATATTCATAATCATCCAAACAAAAACTATCTATTTTAACTTCGTAAGATTCCGCAATATTTACCGCATCCTCTCTACGGATATATTCATCACTCATATTTTTACTCCTAAACAGATAAAAGCAATTACTATACTTATGGACAAAAAATACCAATTGTTAAAATAACACATATTAATTTGAACGCCCATGAATCTAACATAATTGTTTTTACTCCTTATACATCTTTGCTCCACAGTTGGGACAGAAATACCTTCCAGTGTCATATCCGTATTGTATTTCCTTACAAGCAGAACATTCCTGCCCACTTCCTGTGTCTCTCCAATATGCATGTACAACAGGAGCAACATCGGCAGGTGGCAGTCTAACTAACATTTGAAATTGCCACGGGAAACCCTGTACCTGTCCTTGTTCTGCTAATCGTATCGCATCCCCTCTGTGAATATATTCATCAGCCATACTCACTCCTTTTAATCTTATAAACAAGCAAACGACCAAAATGCAAATGCGAATAGTATTCCGATAACCAAAATCACATCTCCCATTTTTAGTTACCCCTCTCTGCTTTCTGCCAAACTACAAAAGTCTCTATCGGGATCATAAAAAGTCTGGTCTAAATCGCATATTTCAATCGGCATCGAGTCCATACATCTATGCGCCCTGAAATATTTGCAATTTCTACAGTGTATCACATGTGCTACATCGGCAGGTTCAAGAGCTTTGATTCTGCTTGCCGACCTTGCTTGCCCAGCTCTGAACGAATGCGTTCTATTTTCTGTAGAATCCTGTGTTGCCGCATCTATCGCATCATCTCTACGGATATATTCGTCAGTCATGCTTACTCCTTATACATCCTTGCTCCGCAACACGGACAAACTCTTTCTTCATAATCAACAATTTGTCCACATCGATTACATTTGTAAGAATAGTCATTATACCTTTTATCATCATCGGTATATTTTCCACGTATCCATTTTCCTTCGCTATATCCGTATGTATCAACTACACAATCATCACCCATTATCATCCTCCGCTTCTGGTGGCTGATTCATGATCCACCCCTCTCTTGCATAAACTCGCTTACCGCATTTGGGACAGTATTCACGCTGGTTATTCTTTAAATCACTTTGAAACCTTGTGGATACAGGGTTGTACCAAGGTGTCTCGTCTCCGCAGTATGGACAAACCGTATAGCCGAATCCATAACGAAAAACGTCTTTCCATCTGGCATAGTTGCTCATGCTTCATCCTCCTCTTCATCCTCAATCTCAATCTTCTCAATCACCAACGGTAAAAGCAGTGGACAAGTAAACCCTATCAGGACAGCGAGGAATATATCGGATATATCTCCTTTTACTTCCAGTTTCATGATTCTTTCTCCGCTTCAGCATCCTAACCTGACAAATATCTGTTCTTTTTTGTGCGGTTCTTTACGTTTGCCATAGTCGATATTCCACTTTGTCACAGGGACACTGTAATTGTCTTGCCCGAAACTTTTCAGACTGATTTCCAATTCTGCACCTGTTAGACTTAGTTTTTTGCACCAGTCATAAAATTCCTGTACTGTCATGCTTCATCCTCCGCATCATCTTCTGGCATTTTTCGGCAATTCCAACAATAGACCATTTTATAGTCCTCGCCATAATGCTCGTATATAAATCGTTTTATGCGCTTCTTGTTCGGTTCACCATTTTTTCCAAGCACGAATACATCACCATAACTTCCGATGTATTCAACTACTAACTGACCACCGCAATGAGGACAACGATTAGTATTCTCACTCATTCTTTGTCCTCCTGATATGGTCGGTAAATATCAGTTCTATCCTGTCCGCACCAGAGTTTTCTCCCATCTTCTGTCTCGATGGTAACTACGCCATCGTTGAACCTATATCCTGCTACAATTTTCCCCTTTTCCCATTTGCCATTAAAATACATTTCTGCTGGCTGTCCAACAACAAGCGGAAACGGCTTTTCTTGAGTCTCACGCTCCTGATTTTCCAGTGCTTTGATAGCCATGTTGCGTGCTTGCATAAATTTATCAAAAATCCTTTTGTTTTCACGAGGGGGGTTAATTACACGTAAAATGTCGATTGCTTCTCTGTTCGTCATTGTACCACTTGTCATTGTGTCACCTCCCTGATTTTGAAAACACGACCGCTGTGATGTATCTCAGTTTCTTTTCCTTTTATTCCTGCCGCCTTTACCTCTTCCCAGAACTGGTCGTATCTTTCTCTAAATTCCAGTGCGGAGATAGCCATACGGAACATTTCCTTTGTCTCTGATTCCGGCATCACGTATATACGGTTTTTAAACCATTCAATTACTTCTTTAATCTCCATTCTTACTCCAATCAATTTTCTGCCCACACCACGGACAATAATCGTGTATTCTTTGCAAATCCCCACCACAATAACCACAAGGAATAATAACACCATCATGTATATCCATTTCTGGTTGCATAGGCTTCATTGGAGTTTGTTTCTCCAAAGCCTCATCTATAATTTCAATGGCTTCTTCAATTTCTTCTGTAGATGGTCTTAAATTATGCCATGCAAGACATCCTACTATATCTAATGCTTCATTTGGTTTCATCACATTTACCCCTTATTTAATAACTATCTCTTACTCTATATTTCCACGTAACCCGTATAGTACCATATCTTTCAATATAATCGTCTTCTGTAACTATCTTTAAATAAACAGTGCGCCATGTCACGCCATGTTTAAAATCATTATGTTCTTTCTGAATACGAGCGACAATTTTCTCAGCAATCGCCATAGCTAGTTCTTTATCAGTTGTATCAATATAGAAATCAAATATGTCTGTAAAATGATAATGTTCATAATCTACACGAATGCCATCCACCATTAACACCAAGCCTGTCGGAACTATAATGTCAGGTGGAATATAAAATTGAATATCATTTACTTTAGTATCATGTTGCATATACATTTCCCTCATTTTCATCTATATCACCATAATAAATTGGTTTCCAACAAACTACATCATAGTCACTTGAGTCCCAGCAACCTACAACATCATCATAAAAATCTACAATAATAGGATATTCATAATGCCTCTCATCACATCTTTTAACAATATAGTCCCCAGACTCTGGTGGATCATCATAATGCCATTTACTTGCTTCAAGCATTTTAATTATATTTTCTTGTGTAGTAATCACATCTCTTAAATCCAATCCCATATCTCCGGGCTGATATGTAGAAAACACTTTCTTAACCACATCTATCATTATATCATTATTCATTTAATTTTCAACTCCTATTTTACAAATAGCCAGCCCAAAATACATATTACAGCAGCAATAATTTCAACTATATGTCCTAAAGCAATTCCTGAAAGAAAATACGGATGTTCAGTAAAAAGTTGCTCATCTGTTTTTGATTTTTCCCATTTCTTAATTATTGGAACAATTATAAAATTTAAGCAAAGTTCATATATAATAATATATATTGCAATTATTTTCATTGTTGCCATTTTTATCTCCTTTGATAACGTCCAACTGATCCATCTTCAAATTCAATCATTATATATTCAGGATATTTACGTTCCTTATAATATTTATGCCCTATAATTTTTTTAGGAAGGATATGCGCCGCTTCACATTTTTCTGCAATAAGGCGATCTCTATATACAATCCCACAGATTTCGCATTGATATTGATTAAGTTCTTTCATATTTACCACCTTATAATAACCCACGGCTGATTGTACTGATTTCCTGTCTGCACATCATAGCCCAATTCTTTAAGTTTTTTTATCTGAAGAGCGGTCAATGATCCTTCAAAAGAATATTCAAATTTCCCCTGTTTTGCGCATTCTTCCATCCGTTCTACCATTTCTCCGATATGAGAATCAATAAATTTTTCTGCTATTTCTCGCATCATGGCAGCTGTTTTAAAACTCATATTTTCACCTCACCAACCAATCTTTGTATAAATTTTATCACTTATTCGTTTTGTATGTATTGTGTATCGTTTATTCCATAATATGTGTTTAGTTAAATCGTCTAATTCACCTTGAAACGCATAATAAAAAGCGCCCTGTTTAGCGCATTCTATTATATTTTGAGCGAGTTCATCATCAATATCGCATGATCCAACATATTTTGCCGCCATCTCATGCATCTTCTCCGCAGACTCTAAAATCATTACAATACCTCACCATTCAATCATAACCCAATGAACATCACCCCGACCTTGTGTTACTACATATCCCAATTCTCGTAGTTCTTTTATGGTTTCATCGTCCACATTCGCAGTTTGATAATAGTACCGTCCTTTTAAAGCGCATTCTCTTATATTTGCCAAAATAGTTAAAGTACCATACATAATAGACATTACATCTGCCACGACATGTGCTTTATCTGCTGTCATCTGTTTAACTTCCGTCATCTCTCAAACTCCATTTTTAATTCAAATCTATTTGACTTTAGTATCATATCCCAATTATCTTCAACAACTGGCTTAATTACATGTACCTGCTCTGGTGTTAAATGACGATGACTATAATCCCAATGAAATAAGAATCCATGTTCTAAGAACGTGACGCTTTGAATTTCAACCCATCCCATTTCAAGAAGCTTTCGTTCGGTATCTGGTTCCCAAGGTTCCCATAAACCATACATTAATTTCCATAAATCATCAGCAAGTGCCAGATGCTCCATATAATCACATGGGTACCAATCACCGTTCGGCGCAAGCCATCCTGTATCTAATTTATTAAAAACTTGTTTATTCAACGTGTACATTCTTTTCTATATTCTCCTTAACCCATTGATCACTTTCTTCTTGTTTCGCTGCTAAATCTCGCTGTAACATTTTAATCAGATCAGCTTGAGTTTCTGTCCGCTCCATTTCTTCTTCCTGTTCTTTGTAGCGTTTAATAAATTTTCTATATTTGCAATAATCAATATATGTTTTAAATGAAATACTGCGATATTTATAATTCACACTAAATTCATTTAACCCAAAATTTTCTGGCATTACAGTATATAGGGGATAGAATTCTTCAAATGTCAATTCAGGATAGTCCCAATCCTTTATTTGACATTCCCAATCATGTATAGAATTATTGAGCGCAATCGTTTTAATTATTATTAGAGCAAATAAGCCCAACAAAAGAAGCCATAACCACCACAATTTAATTCCACAACAAAAAAGAATAAAAAAAGCAAAAGCGAATTCTAAAAGATATAATATACAAAAAATTATTTTTCGTCTCATATTAACTCCCATTTAACAATGAATATACTGTCTAGCTTCTGGATACCACGTACAATTATAATAATAATTAATAGCTTCTTCTTTTGTCATAAAAAAATGGATGCCGGGTGCACATTCATGCCAACGATTCTCATCAAAATTTGGAACAGACACTTCCTTGCCTATATGATATTTGAAAAAATGATCATAGAATGACATAGCATGTTCTCTTTTTTGACCACCATCTTCTATAAATAATGTAATATCTAATACTTTTGCTTTATCACATCTACATTTTCTGCCACAGGCACTACTACGTTTGGCGTCCGCTGGTATTTCAAGTGTAATAATACAGGGGGTAAGTTTGTGACAATAATCATGACCTACTTTATAACCAATAAACGATCCTTTTTTAGGACAAACCATTGGGAGTATTGATATCTTATCTCCCTTACCCACACTTATTATCTTATTAAAAATATATTCTGCCATTTAATTTACCTCATCTATTTCTCGCTCAGGAAGCGCCAACAACTGTGAAATTGGCATGTTACGATATGACTTTTTTATGCTATCTCCTTCGAAACAATAATTACAATCCCATTTTATAAGGCAATATCTGCAAGGAAATCCCCCATCAGATTTATATTTATTATGAGCATATTCACACAAAAAACAGCAATCTCGTATATTCTCGTCAGGAAAATGTTCTCGGCACCATTTTCGTTTATATAGCTCTCTTTCAAAACTATTGGGAGTGTCACCTAGTTCCTGTTGCATATCAGTCCACATTTGTCTGTGTAGTTTTAACGCTTGCTCTCTTGTCAATTCCATTATTTTTCACTCCAATCTAATTTCTGTCCGCATTTTGGGCAATGTTCAAATTTATATATCATATATGTCTGACAATTGGGACACAATGGGTCATTACTATGCCAAGACGGATCATAAGGACGAGCCGCCTCTAATTTCCTTAATTCATCAAAGCTATAAGCGTATCCGTGAACTGTTTTATTTTTTTCAGACTGCACAACTTCAAAATAGAAGGGCGCTTCATCACGATCAAGTTCTAAATAAATACGATGATTATCTCCCAATTGAATATTAATATATTTGTCTTCAATAAATTCAGCCGCCTGTTCTGATGTTAATTTAATTTTCATTTTTAATCCTCTGGTGTCGTAGCCGCTATTAATACTCCTACAAACTGTATACAAAAACCAATTATTATTGGAAAGCAAGAAACAAATATAGTTCCCGTCAAAATAATATTGCCTACAGTCCACGCAAATATAAGAATAGCTATTATCATTTCTATATATATACGTTTCATTATATCAACTCACTTTCATAATAATTAATCGCTTCTTGACGCTCCATGAAAAAATGAATACCACCACTGCACACAAAACGTCTGTCATTATCATAATGATCACAGCATACCCATTGTCCCTTTATATATATAAATGTTTTATCATAATATGAAACTACAACTGTTTCTTTTGCGGGCGTCCCGTCTATATGCAGAATATCTAATACCTGAGCACCTTCACACCTACATTTACGAGAGCCAAAACCAGATGTACGCTTAACCCCATCTGGAATACGAAGCTTGACCAAACGTGGTGTACTATAAACTTGACCATGACACACTTTCCATCCAATAATATCGCCCTCGGCAGGACATGTCATAGGTACATATGGAATATGTGTATCAAAATCACAGTCAAACAGATTCGCTTTAAAAGTGCCATTGAATTCACAATTTATAAAAGTACATCCATTAAATATAGATAAAGTACTTTCTGTGAAAGTGCATTGTTCAAAACGGCAATATATAAACACATTTGATACTGCATGTATTTTACTGAAATCTACTTCTTTAAAAATACAATCAGTATATGTTACCGAAAAAGTAAATGTAGTCATGGTAACACCGCAAAAAGTCTTATCTCTAATTTCCATTAAATTTAATTCTCCTTATAATTTAAACGTATGACAGCCTGTCATTATATCATAGAAAAATTCTTTTGCCCAAACAGCAGTAGGCTGATTATTTGCACCATGATATTGAATCCGTGCAAGATGATCTTTGTTATGTTCATATTCTCTAATTTGAATTATTTGTTGAACTGGAATTGCTACACGAATGTTTGTATTTGCGTCAGTTACCATTAAAAATTTGTACTTGCTCATTTAATTACATGCTCCTTTACAAATTTATCTATTTCATCCTGTTGCTGTGTTAATCCACGCTGAAGCTCGCTGATCAATGCCGCCTGTCGCTGAAGCTGTTCTTGTTGGGTTGTGCGTTTCTCAATATTTTTATAAAAATGCCGATATCGCCAGTAATCGGGGAATGTTTTAAAATCCGTAAGTATGTGTTTATAATGAATATCGTATTCGCTAAGTGCAAAATCTTCTGGCATTATATTATACAATTTAATAAAAGCACGATAGGAGAGTTTTGGGGTCGTTGAACTGACCTGACCCCACCAACTACAAAAATAATATAAAATAATAGTATCAATTACCCATATACCAATTGCTAATAAAACAATAAGAGGATTATTTACTTTAATTATCAATGTAACGGGCACTATATAAAAGAATATCATTGCTATAATTGTAATCATTTATTTTTACCGCTCCTACCACTCAATATATGTTACATAACCACTGTCTGTCCAAGATGATGAATCCGTATCTATTGTATAACCAAGGTCTTCAAATGTGCTTTTTACAAAAGGGGAAAGCATGTCATAATATTCACACGATGTTTCACCTTTAAGAACGGCTTCTCCAATTTTATTATTAACGGCTTCGATCTCATCCTTATAACGATATATTATTGAATATTCTCGTGCCTTTTTTGCACTGTACAGTTCGTTCATAAATTACCTCGCTGACTTTTACCAAGAGATCAGTGTCATACAGCCGTCATCAGACAAAATGGTCGGCTGCACCTTTACTGAGCAACCCTGTCTTTGCAGTTTTTTCTTGGTGTCTTTAGACACACGCTCATAAATAGTAACATTTGTCTTACCTGCTCTAACAGCCTTTTCGATTTCATCCTGCATCATTTTAAGTTCTTTTTCTGTATTTTTCATTTAATTATATTCTCCTTTACCAACTAATTTTTGTAGTATAACCGTTGTCAATCCATGAACATTCTTCAATGGTCACTCGATAACCCAGTCCCTCAAGTTTGTTTTTTGCGTAATTAGAAATACGGTCATAAAATATAGTTTGCATATCTCCACAATCGACTGCTCTAATAATTACTTGATCAATAGCACGAATTTCATCCTTATATGCACTTTCTTCTGCGAGTTCACGCGCCTGTTTTGCTGTCCACATTTAAATCAACTCCTTTGCCCCAATTAATATATGTAATGTAACTGTTAATAATACGAACATTATAGCCCATGTCTTTTAATATCTGTTCAGCGGCTTCACTGATTTCTTCTTTGATCAGACAAGATGACGTGTGCATTTCTGCCGCAGTTCTAATTGTGTCTTCAATATATTTTAATTCTTCTGGATAAGTACCTTGTGCAATACTGCGTGCATCTACTGCTGATATCATTTTATTTACCTCCAACTACCATTTAATTTTTGAAACAGGTTGAAGTCGAAGAATATCGCAAGGAATCCAATCCTCGGTTATTGTGTAGCCATTTGATTCATATTCTTTCTGAACATCAGGAGGAAGTACATCTTTAAATATATATTCCCGTTTCCCCTGACAAGCAGCTATCATGATTCCTTTATCAAGATTGGATTCCATACTATATATTTTCTGTGCCAATTCTGCCGTTATCATTTTAACTACCCCCAACTACCATTTAATATATGTTATATAACCACGAAACTCTCCATCAGGTGCAAAATCTGTCTGCTCATATGTCGTATAACCTAATGTTTCAAGCCTGTCCTTTATATAATTAGAAATACGACTATGATAACAGATATACATCTTGCCTTTGTCAACAGCTTTATTTATTTCTTCTTCGATTGTCATCAGTTTATTTGACTCATTATTTGCGAGTGTTGCCAGTTCTCTTGCACGCTGTGCTGTTATTAGCATTTCGCTCACCCTCCTTTTTAAACGTATCATATAATAAAAGACGCCCACTGTCAATACTATATTTAATTATCATTAGTCACGCCTGATATACGTATCCGCACACAATTCTATTAACGGCTGTTTGATCGGCTTACTTGTTGCCAGCGCCCAGCTATTAGCCCATGCCATCATCATTTGGTTCAATGATACCCCCGCCTCTTCAAGCTTGCGTGTGTCACGCTCAATCTGCCGTGCCATCCCTTCCTTAGTAAATATAATCTTAATGCAGTCAAATATCTGAAGATTTGGGTCTGCTGACAAATGGTGTAAGCGGTATAACTGTGCCGCACACTCTTTATAAAAGCGGTCATATAGATCAGACCTGAATATTAACTGTCCCAGATTATCCAGTCCCAGTCGATCCAACTCAGTTCGCCTCACCCCCAGTATAATATCCGCTTCATCATCACTGGCAATTCGCGTTACCCCAAACTCTTTAATAAGGAAGCAATCTGAATAAATAATAAAAGACTGCTGCTGAAGACGAGTCAGTGCACGCCTGAATATATTATTTAATTGTGAGTACGACTGACGGAAGAATGTCTGTATATTATATTGGATAACATCTTCAGGCGGCTTCCCAAACGGGTAGAGTGGCGTCAGATCAACCGTGGCTGGAAATTGGGCAGTTTTGTGAGAAAGTGACAGGTATTCAGGACTGACCATATTAAGCTGCTCCCACCATTTTTTACGACCCAGAACGGCTGTGTTATTTTCCTGTTGGAGAAGATAATTTAATAATAGAATTTTAATTAATTTGTCATATTTAGTACTACGCTCGTCTGGCAGAGGTTGAGCATAGATTTCAGTTATGTAATAGAGACAGTCCTTAGGATCATAAATAAAGGACGCAAACTGAGATAGACGTCTGTTAAATGCTGTTCTGGAGTTGCCCCTTAAGTTTGATTGGTCAAATATCCGACAGATTTCGGTAGAAGAGTAAATGGTATCCGGTGTCAGATTTTGGACAGTTTCTTGTGTAATGTTATAATCTTTCATATTTTTACTACTCCTTTCGTTTGTATTGTACACATCTGAAGATGTATCACAAAATTATATAATTTAATTAGTGTTTTTATTTGTACATTCAAAAAGTCCAATGTTTTCAGTAGGGGGTATACAAAATTTGAATATAGGAGAGTATTTACTATATTCATTTTTCGTATACCCCCCCCTGATTTTATTGGGTTTTTTGAAGGTCAAATTGTACTACAATTTTGGGGGTCAAAAGGGGCTGTAAAACATTGGGTAAAATGAACTAGATAATTTTAACAGAATGTACAATATGAGTCCCCTATTCCCATGATGTTAGTATAGCAGATATGTGTCAAGGTGTCAAGTGATAGTTAAAATATCGGCATTTGTCGGAATTAAAGATGGGGATGTGGATCATGTGGATAATGTGGATAAGTATGTGGATAAAATTAAATAATTTATTGGGAAATGAGAAATAGAGCGTATGGGGATAAAACTGGTAGGGGGAAGGGGGTATGTAAATTGATTAGTGGTTTTGATTTTATTGTGGAATAGAGGTGGAATGGAATCGGTGGTGTGTGGATGAAGGACATTCCCCTGGGATCCAGTCCTGGAGCGGGTTAGCGGTTACAAATACCCCCCTTTAAAACTCGTGTAAATTATGATTTAAGTTAGGTTAGAAATATGGTGTAATAATAGTGTAAAAAGAATTTTCGCACGAAAAAGGCACGCGGTTCGTGCACGTGCGAAAAAACGTTTTGCGGACTGCATGCCCTGCATGCACTCCAAACACATTGAACACAACCCTAACGCGTGCGCTTGTTACGAGAACGCAAGCGCAGTAGCCATAGACAAGCCTAACACGCTTGTTAAATATTCATTGCTATAGGAATGAACGCGTTATATAGGGACTACAATTGAAACACGGCAGGCAGTAGCCGTAAAAGGACTATTGAAACAAGCGCATAGAATCACGTGATAGTAACGCGCATGATAGATAGAACCGTTCAATCCATACTGCGCAGGCATGCAATGCAAGACAGTTACTTTACTAACGCGGTTGATGCATCCATTTTTCCGAACGCAAAACCGCCAACTCACGCGCAGGTTAGACGCGCAGTCCATAAACGGCTACAGCCATACGACAGTGGGAATAGCACTGTAAAGCCCTATCTCGACAGGGCGGTTTACACGTTCGAGACTTCATAATTTATTCGCTTATGTTATACGGCAGAAACACTGCCTATGCATACGCAGGATAGCTGATTTAAAACATAGTGACTTGTAACACGGTAAAACGTGTGCGGACGGTAAAACGTCCTAACTATAATTTTAGATTTTGCCCTGCGATTAAGGAATAAGCGCGTACACGGTATGATTGTATTCTGTGCAGACTCATTAACCTATAGCCATACGGCAGGATACAAACATACGCGTTAAACGTGAACACTTAATAGTACGAAGTACATGTTAAAAGTATCATGTATGTATTGAATAGTAGTTATTCAATCTGTACATGATACTTTTAAAGTATCTGAAAAACTATCATTATTTTATTTTTAGCGCACTGCGCAGGAAGGAAGGTATCATGGGTATCAAAAAGAACATTGTCAAGGCTATGGCTACTACTAATTTTAATGCTACACTTTTCACTTATGCGGAAAATATCGAAACTATCCGCACTAATGCGTCTATCGAATTGGATATTCTCGCACAGTGGGACGCGGATCACAACTATGCAGATACTGTGCGTGCAGGTCTGAAAAAGCACGCAACCATTGAGCAGAAAAAGCGTGCAGAAGATATCAAAATTGCACGTGCAGAATATCGTGAGTCCCTGCCGTATGCGGATATTATCCGCGGACTGAACGCGGACTGTGCAAAAGCGGTTACTGCACTGTGTGGCGCGAAAAAGTCTGCACGCTATGCACTTGTTGAAACTGCATACAATGAGTATGTCAAGACGGCAGGCAGTTTTTCCGCAACACATAATAGCTTCGAGACAGCACTCGGAAACATCCTGCTTAATGCGGACGGTCTTAATCTGCGCACTGACGCAAAAACTGCACGTAATATGGCAGGCAGGCTTGCTAACATGTTCGGCGTTTCCTGCGCGTCTACTACTGCACTCGGAAAAGGTACGGACGTTTCCGGTCTGTCTGTGCTTACGCTTGCACAGTTTAGAAAACTGCTTGTGCGCGGTCTGTCTGCGCTTGCTGTTTCTGGTACTGTTGATATTTCTGCACAGTAAAATACTGACACGCACAAATTAATTGCGGGCAAATTAAAACCCACGAACCACGCGCAAAGTGTAGTTCGTGGGTTTTTGTATGTTCACAATTAACCACAATAACTTTAAGGAAGGAAGGTATAAACTATGTTACACGAACTTGAAAACATGACATTATGCGAGTATAGGATCAACGCTATGGATGTCTTGCGCGATTATAAGCCCTATGTGCCCGCGCCCGTCTGGGAGTCCGCATATATGGACATTATCATGGCTTTTGATGAGTCTACTATCACACGCGCCCTGACTACATGCCGTAATGCACTTTGATTGATACCCGCGCCCGCTACGAGTTAACAATCTCATTTTAAGGAAGGAATGTATTATGTTTAATTTTTTTGATTGTGTTCGATATCCCATTATGTCAGGCAGGATCATTCTGTCTGGAGACAATGTAGCAGAGTATCTCCGTCTGGAAATTCGCAATTTCCAGTGGGGCATTTAATAAAGGGGGGATCCATATGTCTATTTCTAAAAGCACTTGTGAGTCCGCGATTGCACGCACTATCCGCGCACTTAGTCCGCTTTGCGGAAAGACGTTTTCTGTCAAAGATACGAGTGATCCGTTTTATGGGGTCTATGAGTATACCATTACAGCCACGGGCAAGGACATGTCCGCGCATGTTTTGCCCTACCTGTCAGACATGCGAATGTTTGACTACGATGAGGATTATTGGACAAAAAAGTTCGGTGAGTCCGTGCCTCATCTTAAACCACGCAAGAAGTATGTGATTCAGATTCACGATACGTTCTGCTATCGCTTTAAACAGGGTATGGTAGTAGACGGTTATCTTCTCTAAAAATGTCCGCACTATCGGACTCCGTCCGTCCATTTGGTGTATGCTTTATGGTCTGGCGTGATAGCGGTTCGACTCCGTAAAGTGCAATCGCGCACATTGTGCGCAATATCCGTTTAATGTGAGCACACTGTTTTGGCGTGCTTTTTTAGTGCCCGAAAATTCGGGGAAAGGAGTAAACATGTCATTCGAATTTGGTCAGGATGTAGTATTCACAGAGTTAATGCTTTATGCTCCCATGGATATTTTAGAGCAGATTGCAGAAGCACAGAGGGAGTCTATCCTTGCGGACATGCAGGAAGAAGACGCCGAGATTTTCGGGGAGTCTGTCCCTGTCCACACTGGACGCAAGCTGTCCCGCAAACAGCGCCGTGCTGCCCGCCGTGTTCAGAACGCACGACACAAACAGTCTGACCGCAAGCACGGCAAGCGCCACGGGGACAAATATCTGGAATCCCTGTCCCGCAAGAAGTATCTGGAAGCGGATAACTATGATCATCCGACTTTCAGAGTGGAAAAGGGCAAGCTGCGCCCTATTAAAGACGTGAAGCGTGCACGGGAAACGGCAAAAGCTCATGATGCATTGGATATTTCCCGTGTGGAACGTCTGACCGCTTCTGTGCTTGCCCACATGTCGAATCACGTTTTCATGTGGGATGAACAGATTGTCTGGGATCTGACGGAAGCCCTGTGTGAAGAATACAGACAGGTGTTTCCTGACGATTCTTATATTTGCGTTTATGGAAAGCATGTATACCTGTACATGCAGTACATGGACGGAAGCATTATGGTGGATGAACGGCGCTATACCCTGCGATAACGTTTGATCCATCATAGCCGACACACAAACAGACGTAAACAGAAATTGTTTGTGTGTCGTAATGTAGGATTAAACACACTCAAAAAGGAAAGGGGATTACCATGTTTAAGTTTTTTGAAGTATCAAGCATCAATGAAACAGAAGCTCGTTTTCTGGTTCATGTCCCGCATAAATCTGTCCCTGCAACGGAAACAGAAGTGTTTTTCTGTGGTCATCTCCTGCGCAGATACGGAAATGACTGGGAAATTGATGGAGAATATTCCCTCTGTACTCCAGACGGGCAGGAGTGTTTTGAGGTTCATTTGGATAAAGAAAAGGAAACATATGAGATTGACTTCTTCAGTTTCCATAAATAATCCACTGTTTCTACAGCCATAGACGTTGTACGAAGTCTAAAAGGCAAACGGACTTCGTACAACGGAATGGAAGTATAAACACGTCACACAAAAGAAAGGAGATTACCATGTATCATTACGGATACGAGTCTGAACCGAAAATGATTCAGGCAATCGCACATATAGTGCGCACGAAAGGATGTGTCGTAGAACACATGTTAGAGTGTGGCAAGGGAGTCATGTCTCTGAACGGATTCCGTGTGGAGACGTTTTACAACAAGGAAATGGGATTCTATTTCCTGTGCGACTAAGTGAAAGGAGCAACGCAAATGAAAAGAACAAAACAGGCACAGGCAATCGTGAATTCCGTTAATGAGTATCTGCGAAACAACCACGTCAAAACGGAAAGCGATCCTGTGTTCGTGGTCATGTCACACGCCCTGATTGAAGCGAAGTGCTATCAGGGGTTCAACTATTTCACTACTGACGGAAGACTGTCTGGTGGTGAGAATGAGAAGTTCGACCACTTGAGATTTTATTAAAAGGAGTACGCATGAAAAAGGCAAACGAAGAACATCCCGTTCACATTGTCTTATGTGACCATTCAAAGAATGCACGCAAGGTAAGCATGTTCGCACAGAAAACAGAAAAATATGCCCCGACTCCTGTTTTCAAAAACGGAAACATCGGAGAGTTTCAAGGATATATCTTTGTTCCTGAATATGCAGTTTGTCATGGCACATGGAATGAAAGGAGATCATTATGGCAAACAAAAATGTAGAAGTAACCCGTATTCGCTACGGTATTCACAGTATCGTTAAAGTAACCTGCAAGGGATACAAAGACGAAACTGTATATCAGGGTGCGTATCTCGTAACTATCCTGACTGTAGATAATCCCGAAAGCGAAATCATTCAGCAGATTCTGGATGATATTAAGGGAATCAAAGGGATTGACGGAAAGCCCCGCATCAATACTGTCACAATGTATACGGAAGACGATTATGGCGAACGCCATATCTTCTTTGACATGGATGATTGCGAGTCTGTAATTTTTGGAAAGGAAGGTGAGAATAAATGACCAGAGAAGAGAAAATAATTCAGGCAAACCGTGACTATGAGGAAGCTAAACAGCTTCTCAATGTCCAGTATGCTGAAAAATTTGGGGAACTTCCCGTATCTGAATGCGGGGAAGTATACGCAAAAGATGTTCTCGCCCTGAATGAATGGGCTGAGAACGAAAGCAAACGAATATTAAATGAGTGGGCTAATAAAGTAGTCCACGCCTAAAGGAAAGGAGATACCATGTCCACAAAGGAAATCCGCAACGCAACCATTAACGAATACCGCTGGCTGTACAGAATCGCCGTGAATAATGGAGACTGGTTCATGGCTGAGTATTATGACAGCCTGATCGAAGAACTTGGAGAGGAGAAAGAGAAATGATTATCATGTATGAAATCTATTACAAATTTCCGGGAGATAATTTCAAAGAAACCCACTATCACAGTCGTGTATTGTACAGGGAAACGGCTGTTTTTATATGCGACAAATTGAAAGCTGAGGGTAAAAAGCCTTGGTTCCAGTTAGTGAAAGTCGAGTTCTAATCAGATTCCACGCACACAATCCACAAGAGAACGTAGAATGGATTGTGTGCGTCAATGTGAAGAGAACTCTTCACAAGAGAAAATTATTTAATTTAGTTTAAGGGCATAACCCCAGAAAGGAAAACACTATGGCAAACTTTGGAAACATCATCAATCTCAGCAGCAACAACGCAAACGCAAATGTAGAAAGAGTAGAGGGAGAAGTTATGAGCACACCGATCATCATGGGCAACGCAAATGTATTTCAGGCACCTATGAGTAAACCTGTAACCATTCCGACAATTATTGTTCCTGAAGACAAACAGCTTGAAGCAAAAATGCTTCTGGAGCAGTTGAAGCAAGACTGGCAGACCGCAAGGCAAACAAGCGGTATGTACGGAATGTACAGAGACCGCACGATTCTGACAACACATTGGGATTGGGAGAACAGAAGAGATGTCACTCTTGTTGGTGCACCTGTTCCTGAGGGCATGAAAGATCTGGATATGGTACGTAAGTTGTGCGACCATGATTGGGACGTAGAAGAGAATCCTATCTCTGATAATTACGGAGAACTCGCAGGATTCAAGTCCATTCGCAGATCTGACCATATCAAAGGAAAAGACGGACGTGGTCTTCTTCATGTTGCCAACGGAAAGTACACCTGCGTAACAAATGAAACCTTTTATAAGTTCGCTCAGGAACTGATCAACTTCGGTTTTAATTGCAGAAATGGCGGCACGTTCAATGACGGACAGATGCTGTTTCTCAGCATGAAGGCAGATGGATATCAGATTTGCGGTGAACCATTCGAGAACTATGCAGTGCTGTCCAACTCCAACAACGGAATGAAACCATTTGCACTGTATTATACAGATGTCCGTATCATCTGCCTGAACACTTATATGTGCGCAACACAGGCAAAAAACGCTGTATTCAGTGTGCGTCATACCGCCAACGCAGATTGGTATATTGAAGCCGCTGTTGAAGCAATGAGGGTGCAGAATGATCATAAACTGGAGTTCAAGCGAAACATGGAAGCGTTGGCAATGAAGCCTGTGCAGGATGCGGATGTTTGGGAAATGGCAAAGGCAGCTTTCCCCATCAAAAAGGGAGATGAAAATAAGGTGCGTGCTCTCAAATCTACTATGGACGCACGAAATGAATTCATGTTCCGCTATATGGAAGCACCCGACCTTGCAGAACATCATGGAACTGCTTATGGGGCACTTGGTGCGGCTACCGATTATGCCGACCATAGGGAAAGGAAAGCTACAAAGAACAGCGAAAGCAATCAGTTCAGGGATATGCTCGGACGTCCTACATTCGGAGCATGGGCATATGACTATCTGACCCGCTGACGCAAACCAATGTCCACTATTATTAACCAATATCCACGTTGTGTTAATAATAGTGGACATTAATTAAAACTAAATAAAGCAAAACAAAAATTAAAATAAACTTTTTAAAAGAGAAAGAGAGGATTTCATTATGATGTTCAATTCCACAAACAACGCAACCGTTCTTGACATGACCGCTATTCTTTTCAACACAGTTATGACCAATGTCCAGAAAATCGGAGAGGATTCTTTTATAGCATCTATCCCGATGGCACTTCTGGATTATGATTCTGCTTATCAGAGACAGGCAAACCCCAACAGAATCAAAAAACTGTCTGATGGATGGAAGAAAGGTCTGTGTGGTATGCCGCAGGTATCCCCTCACACTGAGGAAAATAAATTCTATGTATATAATGGAGCACATAGAATTCATGTTCTTGCAAATCAGGGAAAAGATTCTGTTGTCTGTGAAGTTAATATGGACTTCATTAACATGTCCCCTGAAGAGAGACAGAAAGCAGAAGCAGAATTATTTGCGGCACAGTACGATTGTGTTGATCGTCTGACATCTGTACAGAAGCACAGAGTTAATGTTCTTCTTGGTGTACCCGCAAATGTATATGTACATAATCTGTGCCTGAAATACAATATCCACGATGGTACAGATGAATTAGAAGAACAGAGAACTGGTGCCCGTTCTAAAGCGGCAAATACACTGACGGGATTATGGGCAGCGATTGCTATCGCCCAGAAAAAGAGAAATCATTTAGACGATGTATTCAAAACAATTTGTTCTTGTGGATGGAATGAGGGATACGATGGTTTTAAAGCCTGTGTTATTCAGGCATTGGAAACCGTTTTTGTGAATCATCCCGACAGAAAACATGAAATTATGAAAGCTATGCATGATTGGATTAGGCAGAACGGAGATGATAAGCCGGGTATTCCTGAAAAGGTAATTGAAGCTGGAGCTACAGAAAAATATAATGGGTGGTCAACAAAATCCGCACAAATGGCATTGTATATTGAAGATTATTTACACACAGCAATCGATTTGCCTTATACCTATACTGGTAGAACAGAATTAAATCTCGTGAAAGGAGCATAATATGAAAGAGATAATTAAACACATTGCAACGGAACTTGACTACAGAAACGAATTCACCACAAAGGAATTCGTTCTGTATTCAATTCTCACTACAGTATGTCTGGTGATTGCTTGCTGTGGTGAGACTATTGTTAACATGATGTAATTAAAAGCGAAAGGAGATTTATCATGACCAACGCAAACACAATCGCAGTTTTTGACGCAACTATTTTCACACACCTTGCCGATCATCTGAACGAGGGAAGACAGAATCCCGTAGTCATAACCATGAGGGAAATCATGGCGGCACTTATGGGCGAAGAACTTCTGGAAGATATTCCAGACGAGCCTATTCAGGTTATCGTCACTAATGAGGCAAACAGATTCGGTGCAGTCAATATCTATAACGAAGACTGCATCAGACAGGTGCAGGAAAAGTTGCACGCAAATAACTTCTATGTTCTGCCCAGCAGTAAGCACGAAGTTATTTGTATCCCTACTGAGGGAATTGAAATTAATGATCTGCTAACTATGGTAACAGAAATCAATCAGACGCAGGTTAGGGAAGAAAATCGTTTGGGCGATTTCGTCCTGTATTATGACGGAGACACAAGACAGCTTGTTAAAGTAGCTGAGAATATTTAATCCCAGATAAAGCGCACAACAACAGAAAGGAAGTATGTTGTGCGCTTCAATGTAGGATTAAATTATTTTAAAAAAGAAAGGAGCAACAAAATGACAGCAGACAATTTAATCAAAGCGTGTGCAAGTCCTGTCGATATTCTCATCGTAGAGTTTGAAAACGGAACAAGTGAAGAGTACGATCTCTGGAATACAGAGGAATGTACAAAATCTATGCAGTATCAATATAAAAAAATCGATGCATTTGACATGTATGACACCGATCAGGGAAAAACTTTACAGGTCTGGCTTTAAAGAAAGGAGATAATTAAATGGGAGCAATCATCAGAACGCCTGACGGAAAGCAGTCCGCATACATCACACTGTCCGATGCCGTGGCAAAGGCAAAGGAACTTTGCGGAGACGAACTTGTTGATTTCATTCTGGAAGAGACAAGCGAAGCAGGATACAACGAAGATGCAAAAGCACTGTCTCCTGTAATGCCATTGATTGAGGCAGCTTGTTTCTGGGATTCAATCCCGACAGGTGACGAACCGAGTGAAGCAGATAAGGAATACAGCATTGCTGAAGGATATCAGTCAATGCTTATTGAAATCCGTGACATCATTGATGAACGGATTATGCCTCTGATTGAGGGAAGATTAAACAGACAAAAATTAAGCGAAGCTGTTTCAGACATCCGTAAGATCTCTGTCAACTGGTAAAAGAAAGAGAGGTAAACATGAAAGTATATAAATACAATTCCGTCCTGAACGAAAACAGAATTCCTGTTATGGTTCAGGATAAAACAGTTTCCTACAAGGTAGACAATCGTAGGAAATTTGAATGCACATCAGATATGTATAATCTTGGTCGTGCGTTAAATCTGCACAATATGCCTGACGAATATGTATATTGTGCATGCTTTGATTGCCGCATGCATCTAATTGGCTTCTTTGAAGTCAGCCACGGAAGCGCACTGTGTAGCTTGGTTGACAAGAGAAGCGTGTTTCAGAAAGCACTTCTTTTGAATGCGGTATATATCTGTTTAATGCACAATCATCCATCAGGTGATGTTGACCCGTCAAGGGAAGACATTGAGATTACAAAAGTAATTAAAGCAGCCGGGGATATGATTGGCGTTGGTCTGATCGATCATATAATTGTAGGTGATGGCTATTATTGCTCTATGAGAGAAAACGGAAGCACGAATGATATTTTTTAAGAAAGGAAGAGGTAATTAAAATGGCAATTATTAGAAACAAAAATGCGACTCCCGAAAATCAGCTTCCTATGTACACTGGATATCTTGATGAAAAGACTCATATTCACGTCATTGACGGTAACAGTGAGATGGGCAAGGGAATTTATCATTATTCCACTCTTGCGGGATGCAATATTTTCATCAAAGCAGACGGAACTATTATGACAGATATTCACGGAACATGCGGAGATTTTTGTAAGCATTGCGAAAAGATTTGCTACGCAAGAAAATATACAATGCGTAACCATATAGGATGCATGCCCGCTTATATTGACAACACTCTGCTTCTCCGTGGAGATAGAGACAAGTTCTTCAGGGAACTGGAAGATTTCTTCTACTACAATGTGGTTAGCGTGTTCAGAGCACACGTAAGTGGTGAGTTTCTGGATTATGATCACTTGAAGAGATTTCTTAAACTCGCCACAAGACATCCTGAAACGCAGTTCTACTTCTATACAGAAGCAGAAGTGTTCATAGACAAGGCAGAAGATGAGGGACTTCTTCCACTCAAAAATGTTGTGCCGTGGATTTCTGTGCCGACCTGTGAAATGGATAGACCGAACCCTCGTAACCACAGACGAGCATACATCGATGACGGAAAGCATCCCGATCCCCGTTTGAAGAATGTATTTCATTGCCCTAAAAACACAAAGGACGGAAAGAAAACAGGGAAAACCTGTTCTATGTGTAAGACCTGTCCTTATGGTAGAGCAGGTGGCAAAGGGAAAGAAGTTATGGAAGTCGCATTGTGGAAGCACTAAATTAAATAACGACCACAGAAATGTTTACAAAATGTTTACAACTGCGTGAGCATTTCTGTGGTATGATTAATAAACAAGTGAAAATTAAATGATAAAAAGAAAGCGAGATAAAAAATGTGGGCAATCAAATGTAAAAGTTTAAATCTGATACTTGCTTACAATAAAGCAAACGATGGATATTTCTGGACTCATTTATCTGTGTTCTACGAATTAATAAAATGTGGAAATAATACAAAAGAGCATCGTTTTTGTTTTCCCACAAAAGAAGAAGCGACTATAAAACTAAATAAATTAAAAAAACAGCATCCTATGTGGTATAAACGGAAAGATGTGTATGTGTGTAATTTAAAAGAAAGCGAGGAAAGCAAATGATTCTCAGATTTAAAACCCCTGATGCCGTAGCAGGAAGTCACAGATACGATTGCGTAGCTTTCAACACGGAAACAGAATTGTATTGCAGTCAGGATTGGGTCAAGACTGATCCGAATACTGAATGTAAACTGGTCACAGATAAAGACCAGATAATAAAAATTATTTCAGAATGCGACTTCAATGGATATGGAGAAGCGTATTCCAGAGAAGAGTTCTTTGGAAAAACAAGACCTGACGATCTGCCGTTTTGTTAAAAGAAAGGAGTGAGACAAATGAAAAGTGATTGGTTCTTCACAAATACAGGCAAACTTGCTACTTTAAATCAGCTTACAGAATTGTATCAGTTAATTCATGAAAATTCCGCGCCAACATACAAAGATATTACAGAAGAATTTAAAATAATTCCCCTGACAACTTCTCAGGCATTCTCAATCGCCAAAAATCAAAAAGAATTAATTAAGGCAACTAGAATTTGGCATGAGTTGTCTGATTGGGGCATAAAAGAAAGCAGAGATTATGTGCAAGATATTATTGAAAGAAGTAAATGATATGAGGCTGTTTGATAGAGGAAAACTTCTGGAAAGCGAACTTAATGGAATGGCAATCTTTATACTGCCCGCGACTTCTTATGATGAAAGTGTGGTAACACTTATAAAAACAGCAGAAGCCGCTTATGATGAATGGATGGCTGAAGCCGATGAAGTTGGTGATGAAGCCATCTGTGATTGGATTATTTATCGTCTTGAACAGAACGGCTTCAAGTACGAAAAAGATTACAGAATTTTTACTGATTTAAATTGGGACTAAGAGAAAGGAGAACGCAATGAGTAAAAGGTATATGAAGGAATATGGAAATGACATTTTGAAAAGAAAAAAGGAAATGTTTTATTCCAAAGACGAATTAGCGAGAATGAAAACTAGAATAAATAAAATTATAGAATTATATAATAGAGGCTATGTTACCGTGACAGAAACAATGAGGGAACTTATTGATATCGATAATGATTATTGAAAGGAGACCCTAATGAACGGATACAAAATTAATGTTGCAAAGAAAGATAGCCGGGGAATGTGGGGACATTTATTCGCAACAGATACACGTTCACTTCATACCGAAAGTGAAGCAAAAGAACTGTATGAATTGTTTAAAGAGAAATTTCCTGAACCCGACTATGACATTTTGGTTACACGTGTAGAAACGATTGGACACCCTGTTGAGTTTTAAAAAAAGGAAACGCACAATAGAAAAGAAAAGGGAGGCAAATAAAATGTTTATAATGATCCATCATGATGTCCAGCCTTATGAGAGAAGCACAAATAAAATTAAAACATCCATTATTAACACGGACTATATTGCCGCCATAGATTTAACAGATAGACGTATCCAGATGATCGGTGGTGGCAATTACATCCATGTAAGAAGAGAAGACATAGATAGTGTTATGGAGTTTCTACCTATAATTGATTAAGGAGGTAAAAGAAAATACTATGGAAAAAGAATTTGTGGTTAATGTAAAAGTAGCTATGCGTATGAAGAACAGTGAGACAGAAGAACAAGCCAGAAACAGATTTTATGAGCAGCTGTGGAGTGGAATCTGTGGCTCTGAAGATTTCGGAATGGAATTTGAATATCAGGATGATGGCAAAGTAAATGTACTAGATTATTAAATAGAAAAGCGAGGTAAATAAAATGACAGAACTTGAAAAAATCCTGAAACCCCTGATGGAAATCGCAGACGATGAGATATTCTGCACACAGGAATATGAAGCCATCAAAGACTACATCGAAGAGAAAGACTTCATTGGTGTAACGACCGATGACTGGCAAGAGATTGCAGCTCGTGGCTATGATGTGGGTTGGCTTATTGAATGCTATGTTCCTAATCTTCCAAAGGAAAAGAAAATTAAATACGCAAAAACAAATTTGGGAAAAACTTGCAGATGTGCCTACAGCAGAAAACAGATTTGACTTGGTAACGGATGCTGATTTTAGATGCTGGTGCAAGGGAACTTCAATCATTGAATTGTGGCAAGACATTGAACACTGGTTCGGTGTAAGTGTTGCGGTTGATTTAATGGGACTTGAATGAAAGAGAGGTAAAAGAAATGAGTGATTTTACAATGAATCTTAGAAACATCGAAAACATGAAAAATGACCGTGAGCGAATTGAAGTGTCTAATTTCTATGTCACTAATTATCTGAGGGAAAACGATTGTTGCATTTCCTCAGAAGATTGGAAAACAATTCTGTTCTACGACTATGACCCTTGGTGTCTGATTTACGAAATCGTAGAATATTGGACACCAGAAAAAGAAAGAACAGTTGCTAAAATCTGGTGGAATGAATTTGAAAAAATAAACACGGATGATTACGGTCGGATAACGGAACCGTTTATGTTCTGGCCTGAGGCAACTGATCAGTTTGATATCATGGAAGCCTTTAAAGACTTCTTTGACGTTGATGTGATAGAGGACGAAGAGTTTATGGGTATGAAAAGTATTGAGGAGGGATTTGATATGCCAGAAAAAGAAATTACTTATATTTTTGAAAACGGAAATCATGCAGATGTTTTCCGTCATGGACGTAATGATTATTCTGTGTATTTTCATGACGAAGATTATTCTGTTCGTGGCAGCTGGCTGGAAATTGCAACAGAGGTAAAAGACTACGGAGCAAAACAGGTTAGTATTATCGATCAAGTCAATAAAACATGGAACAAGGAAAAAGAAGATGAGATGGCATCAACTTCATGTGGAAGATATATGAATATCTGGGCAATTGACGGCGCATATGATTGTCTCATTAAATTTCATGAAGCAGAAGATGATGATAAGATAGATGAAGCTATTAAGGCAACAGAAGATATTTGTCATCATATTATGAAAAATAAATATATGAAAACAAAAGAAAAAAGAAATCTGATTGATAACCTGTTAGACACATACACCGAATTTGGTGTAGGTGTAATTATTATTACTGATAAGGCAAAAGAAAGGAGTGATAATTAAATGGCTATACTTACAAAACACGCATCAATGCGAATGTCGCAGAGATGTGGAATTCAAAAGAAAACGCAAGCCAAAGTGGTTCGCCGTGCATGGAGACATGGACTTACGCACAGTGAATCATCTGTTGATCCAAATCTGAAGCGTTGGATTGATGGTCTGTATTTATCACAACACAAACCAAATAAGATTCTGCTCTATGGAAATGGAGCATATCTGTTTAAGGATGATGTGTTGTTGACTGTGATACACATTCCTGAGAGTTTGCAGGAGTGTGTGAATCGGTTGAGAGAAACAAAAGGTAATAGATTAAATAAATAAAAAGAAGGGAGTATTAATTATGGGTAGTTTTAGTTGGGTAAGAGCGGAGCATACTACAAAGAGAAGTAATTTAACAGAGGGAGATAGCTATAAAATCCTTATTCCAAAGGAATTCGGTGGTGGTTATATTAAAGATACGTATTGGGATTACGGATGTGTATTCGCTAATACAGATCACGAAGCTGATTTGTATGGTATTCTAGCTTATTGGAATCATTGCGAAGGAATGATTTATGATTGCGAACATTATCCCGAAACAATGGAAGAGATTTTGAAATATGGAAACACAACTTCACAGAATAATCGATGTAATGGTATTGATATAGGATGTTACGATGAGCAAGTAGATAAATTAAAATATCCATTGAAACTTGTTTCTGCATCTTATAAAGGAACTTATGAAGAATGTGCAGGAAGAAGTTACTCCGATCCTAATCAGGGATTTAGCAAAGGATATTGGGACAAAGACACTTATGCTGATTATGATTATTACCGTCAAATACTTATTAAAGCTGAAAAAGAAATAAATAAAAGAAAGGAATATTAAATGAAAGCATATAAATTACTTCGTATCTTGAAATCTGACGGAAAACTTCATCCTCTGTTTATTAATAAATCCGTTCCTACCCCAATCGGGGTATGGATGGATGCAGAGTGTCATCCCACTAAGGGATTTGCTATTCGCTGTGGATGGCACTGTTGCTTCATACCGCTTGCCCCGCATCTTAATATGGAACTTTCCAATGGAGAGAAACGAATCTGGTGCGAGGTTGAGGTTGAAGATTGGGAATCTTATGATCGCCCTGAAAGTCAGGGTGGCGCATGGATTCTGGCACAAAAAATGAAAATTAATCGAATCCTTACAATGGAAGAGGTTAATGAAATTCTTAAAGAAAAAGAGGTGGCGTAAATGGAATTAATTAACTACGATTCTCGACAGCCTTATGAAGACTTCGGGAATGCAATTATTGTTAGAGCATGTGATGATTATGTAGATGCTCTAAAGGAATTAAAAAAACCCAAACCAAGTGATCCTAAAAATAAAAAAGGTTGGGTCACTAAACAATATAACGCACTTCAAGAGATACGAAACATAAACCGTTTCTTTAGAAGTAGATTATATTCATTCATTACATCGGTTGATCCTGATTATATTATTCAGAAATTAGTCAAAGAACATGCGACAAAAGAAATAATTAAAAAAGTAAACAATACACCATTTGAAAAAGAAAGGATTTAATTATGACAGAAAGACTTATGAATATTTGGAAACATGTTGATCGCATCGGTGACCCTGACCTTGCAGATCGGATTGAGGAATCATTGCTTAATGATTACCTCATGGAAACAAAATTCATGATTCCTGAAGAGGACTGGTATGAAATTCAAACCAGAGGATATGATATTGAAATGATGCGTAAAGACGCAGATGAAAATCATCCAGAATGGAAACCTAACATCATGGATGCCCTTGATAAAGTTGTTGATGATGAAGATTTCTTAACAGAATTCTTCAGGGGGTATGAAATTGGCACTGGCGGGGCTGAAATTGAAGAAGACATGTATTCATAAAAGAGGTAAACAAAATGAAAGAGATTAAAATTAAAATCACAGACGAGGAATACAAGAGACTACTGAGAATCGGATCACTTGACGCTGTTGAGTGTGGTGATGAATGTGCCTACGGAACGGATGAAGAAAGAATTCAGTTTGCAGGCGATTATGCAATTCGTTGTGGAATTGAAACTGGTGAAGCCTATTGGGGCGAATATGAGGAGGATTATTGTTAAATGAAAGTATTAGAATTGTTCGCTGGCACACAGTCAATCGGAAAAGAATTCAAAGCAAGAGGACATGAAGTGTTCTCTGTAGAATGGGATAAGGATTTTGAAAACATCAGTTTATATGCAGATATCAGTAAACTGACTGCAACAGAAATCCTTGAAAAGTTTGGTCATCCCGATGTTATCTGGGCGTCACCCGATTGTACAACATTCAGTGTGGCTGCTATCAGTAAACACAGAAAGCGTAATCCTGAAAACGGAAACCTTGAACCGATTTCTGATTATGCAAAATTCTGTGATGCAACTGATCAGCATGTGCTTGATTTGATAAAAGAATTAAATCCTACGTTCTTCTTTATTGAGAATCCTAGAGGAGCAATGAGGAAAATGGAATGGATGCAGGAAATTCCGAGATATACAATTACATATTGTCAGTACGGAGATAGTCGGATGAAACCCACTGACATCTGGACGAATCATCCTGACCCGCAGTTTAAACCACCTTGCAAAAACGGAGATCCTTGTCATATGAGAGCACCAAGAGGTTCAAGAACAGGAACGCAGGGGCTTAAAGGTGCAAAGGAGAGAGCAAGGATTCCTGAACAGTTCTGTAAACATATCGTAGATATTTGTGAAACATACATTAATTAAAAGGGAGGTAAATAGCATGACGAGAGAAAGCGCTGTTAATTATCTGCTGAAGAACGACATCTTTACTGTAAGCAGTGAGGGAACTCCGGCAATGGAATTCTATATTAAAAATCTAATGGAATCAACAGATAGTATATATGACATTGATTGTTATGCTCATTTAAATACCTTATTTGGCTACGATATTGGTTTTAATAACGCCATGGAAATTGATTGCTGGCTTTATAATCCTGATATAAATGAAAAGGATCTTGAGTTGTGTACGTTAGAGATAACGTATAAAGATAAAGAGTTAATTGAAAAATGTTGTCTCCAGTGCGGTATTGATGTATCGTTCGACAAATGGAGAACGGAAGATTTTGATGTGTATGAATATTTTAATTAAAAGGAGAGAATAAAATGAAGAACAAAAAACATCTTCCTACAAAACTTATTCCTGTAACCATTTACTGTGATTCCACTGGTCTGTTCAGCGAGGAAGAATGTAACACCGACAATCTTACAGATATGCTTTTTCCTGAATGGATTGTAAACGAGTGGTACAAAGAAAATGAAAAAGTCTTGGCTTTTAAATGCGAAGCTGAGGGGTATGAAGCCAATGCATATAACTGGTACACGGAAGTGTATACGGCTGATGATACAGACGGGCTGTATGATTTTGCTGTAGCAAAAGGATATGATCCTGTGTTTGATATGTCTGCTAACACACAAGACGCAGTTGTTTATGAGAATTTAGAATATGAAACCGTAGTTGTTTTCACAGGAGATTATCTTGAATGCCGTAAATGGGCAAGTAAACACGATTGGAAAATCACAATCGGTTATGGTGATACAGAAGTTGATCTGAAAATGTTGTTTGGTTAAATAAAAAAGGAGATAAATAAAAGGGCTTGATTATTATTGGAATGATATGAAAGAAGATAATCCGTTGAAAGATTAATTAGAAGGGAGATAATTAAATGAAGGTAAAAGAATTAATTAGACAGCTTGAAGGTTATGATCCAGAAGCAAGAGTATATACATCTTCTTATATGGGAGAAGGCACGGACGAAGTACTTGCATGTATTGCATATGTGCATAATGGAGATGTAATTATAGAGAATGAAAACCAATTTGATGTAGAAAATGAAATTGATGAAATGCTTCATTGGTATGCCGATAATAATTATGATGAAGCAGACGCTTATCAGGAAATGATTGATAGAGGTTATACTCCTGATTTGTTGGATACTTATTATGATTCCGAATTTAAAAATCATACAATGAGAAAATATTGTGAAGAGCATGGAATTGAATGGTAAGAAAGGAGATAAAAGAAATGGCATATAGTTATCCTACACCTGAAGGGATAAAATTCGCAATGAAAGAGGGTTGGACAAGGAAACAGGCCGAGCGTGGCTTTGAAATCTTTGATTTTGACGGGCTTGGTCTTCTGGAAATTGAAGCAATTGGTGATTGTTATCCTGACCAGATTTATGATGATGAAGCGGCTGCAAAGGAAGCAGAAAGAATTGGTTATTGTAAAATTATTCCTGTAGACGAACTTCCTAATCCGTTTATTATTTATGGAAGTGATCGTAGATATTTCGGTTGGATAGACACGCTCGAAAATAGAAAACGTATTGAAGAATTCGCAAAAAAGGAGAAAGAAAAAATGAATAGAAGAGCACTTGCATTTGAAACACACAGAACTGGATATGATATTAACCAGATTGCTGATGGTGCAATTACAGTAAAAGAACTTAAAGATTTTCTTGAAGGTTATCCTGAAGATATGTTAGTTGTTTTTAAAAATGACAATGGTTACACTTATGGGAATTTTGATCTTAGTTTGGGAGATGAGGGTGTGACAACTTATAGAGAAAGATACGATGAAGAATATGATGAAATGGAATTTGTTGAAGAATAATTAAAGGAGAAAAAAACAAATGATTACATTCGATCCTAAAATTAGCGGCACAAGAGTTACTGGAAGTGAAATCGATGATGTAATGTACAATATCATCTTCCCCTCACAGTTTATTTCCTTGAAAGATTGCATTCGTAAAATTCACCGTCAGGAATCAATGAACTGGTTGCTTGACACATTACGATTCAGTAAGGGAGAACATGCTGGTGATTGGTGTGCAATTATTGATTGGGATTCAATCGCTAAGTTAACTATCTTAGAGAAATATTCTGAGGTAGAGAAACAGTTCATTAAATACTTCGGTGAGAACTGGATGGAACATTATATTAGATTTAATCATTAATTAAAGGAGATGGGAAATGAAAAAGAAATATTATTGTATACCACTTTCCAAAGTAGGAACAGAACTAGAGTATGAAGACAGTTATTATAGTACGATACAACGTGCTGGGGAATTGCTCCGATTTGAAGACTATCCAACTCATAGACATGAGTCATACGGATATGTTTATGTTATGGAACTCATCCCAGAGAAACGAATGATGTCTGTCAAATACCTGCATTCACATATTGGCAGGTTCTCCGTTATTGAGGCAGATCAGAATGAGATATTTAAAGAAGACGGACGTTATTGGTTAAAGGAATTTGAAGAAGCTAACAATACAACAATATATAAACAGCATTATATTAAAGGAGAATAAAAATAATGAGATATTTTCAGCAGTACAAAGAACCCGATGCAACGGAATTTGAAATTACAAAAGAACAAGCAAGACATATTTTAGAGGGAAATTGGAAAGAAGAAATGTTGGAAGATATATTTGAAAATGAAAAAAGTTTTCGATTGTTTACAATGTTTTCTAAAATTTGGACAATGGATGAAAACGGATTGGTTCCAATGCCCGGATTTTATGGTGTATGTGAATAATTAAATTAAAAGGAGAACGCAAATGATTAAAAAAGAATTCAAGAAAATTTGTAAACGCTTTGATGATGTAATGTGGGATATCGGTTGTGAGTATCTTGCACTGTCCGATGGAAAAAGCGAAATCTTTTCTGATCGGCGTTATTACAATGTTGAACATGGGGTCACGTTGCAGTGGATGGTTGATGAAGCCGAATATTGGCTTAGCTGCTATTACGAACCCGGTCATTGCCGTTGTGATGACAAACATGACGGAAAAGAGGGATATAAAATCTGGCTTTCAGAAACAGGTAAACTTAAAAGGCTTATCAAAGCAATAGAGAAATTTGGGGACCTTAATGTTTGTGTTGAAGAAAAGGAGAATTAAAATGACAACTACAGAAACACTTTATGAAAAATATGATGAAATAATCAAAGCAATGAAACAGGCATATGAAGATTCTTTATATCAGCCTTGGTGCATTTATTGTGTGGACATGAATAAAGAAGATGATACAATTGTTGTTCATACTTTTTCTGACAGAAATTCTTGGATTCAGGGATACTATACTATTTGGACGTGCGACAATGAATATTTTGATCTATTCGCTGCATGTGAATACAGAACATGGAAAAGAGTATATGAAGAAGAAATCCTGCCTTTTCTTAACGAAGAAGAGAAGAGGAAAGTTGATATGTTCATTGCAGAATATCAGTCAGAAAATCTATATGAGAATGATGATTTTTGGACATATGCTGAAGTAATGGATTTTGTGGAAAATAAACTTCCTGAACATTGGTCAAGATACAGAGATAAATTAATTCAGGAAGTTATAGATAATACAGATGAAGATTACTTCACAGATATTCTTGACGAACGAATTGCAGAAATGGAATACTATGAAGATATGACGAGTGAAAGGGAATAAAACAATGAAAAAATATAATTATGTTATTTATCAGGCAAAAGTTGAAGCACCGTTTACATTTCTTGGTTGGGAAATGGCTAATAAAATAACAGATTGGTCATTTGCCCCTTACCGTTCTGTATGGAACGGATATGAAGAAGCTGCTGACGATATGGATTTGCTTGGGTATCTTTTTGAGACGTTCAATATTAATCATCCAGATGGATATAGAGCGCGTTCAATGAGTGTGAGTGATGTCATTCTTGTTCAGGATATAGAGACAAACGAAAAGAAATATTATTATTGCGATAGCTTTGGTTGGAAAGATATTACAAAGGAGATTAAAGAATGAGCGATATGATCAACAAAAATAACATCTGGGTATATGAACGTGAGGGTGGTGATTGCGGAATCGTTATTGCTGAAACATATGGAAACGCACTTGATGAATTAAGAAAAATGTATACGGACATTGATAAACGACTGAATGAAGAAGCATGTAAAAGAAATGGTTGGACTTGGGGATTGAACGTGTTTGGTCTTGATGAAGTCGAACAAAGTGAAAACGGAAATGTGCTTGTGACAATGCCTTATTAAAAGAAAAGGAGATAATTATGGCAAAGATTAATTATTATAATCACGTAAACAAATTACAAGAACAGATACAGGAAGATATTAATCAGGGAATGACGCACAATCCTACATTTTATGAACATGATCCTGATCTGCATTTGTATTATGTGGTGCCGTATGGTGGAACGGCTGTTTATTGTATCCCTGAAACGGAATTTAATCTGGTTGATTGTGAGCCACCTGCTACTGGATCGCTTCGTTCGTCAAAAGAACTGCGAAAATCCATTAAAAAAATGTGGGAAGATATTTCTGGTGGGAATTATCACATAGTACAGTCGATTACGAAAAAAGGTCGAAAAGAGGTCATATTTGAGGGAGATAACCAGTATTTCCACATCAGGGTGGTCGTGAATTCGGCACTGATTCCTGTCAAGCTTGATACGAAAAAATATAATTTCTATATCAATGGAAGTAATAAACCCGTATTGATGTATGCAAATGATGCTGCGAGTAGTGTGTTTGGAAGTCCTGTAGCAATGATTTTTCCAATTGTAGGGAGGTAAATAATGGGATACGAAAGTAAATTATATGTAGTTGATAAACATCATTATAATTGGGGCAATAAAGCATGGGGCGAAAAGATTGCTATGTTTGATTTATGCTGTGTGCCGGGTCTTAACTTTAATAAATACCCGGCTACCAATTGTTATATTCTTGCAGATGATGGTAATACAGAAATAACAGAAGATGCTTACGGAGAAGTTTTATCGGAAATTCCGATTAAAGACGCTATCCAGATGTTAGAAGATGTAATTGAAAAGGAAAAGTATTACAGACGATACAAACCTTGTCTGGATTTGTTAAAAGGATTTAACCCAGATGATTGGGAAGATCTGGTGGTACTGCATTACGGACACTAAAGAAATAAAAATTAAATATTGACAAAATAATATTTTATTATTATAATCAATGGGTGGCGGGAGGGTTAAGATAATAATATATATTATAGATATATATTGATATTAATATATTATATTATTAGTATCACCCGCCCCGTCCACCCACTATTATACACCAAAAAACAAATGTTGTAAATAAAAATTAAACGGCGATACAGAAATTAAAAACACTAATGTTTTACTGGTCAATTTAAAGATCAGGGAATTGAGTTTATAAAATTTTAATAAATGAAAATTAAATAACGAACATAAAATAGTATTGACAACAACTCGTGTAAATGATAGAATTTACATACAAAATCAAAGACAAATTAGTAGAAAGGAGTTGGTTACATGATTGTTGGACTAATCATTATTCTGGTTTTTCTTTTTATATATTTTTATACACAGATGTGTAATCTGAATAGTAAGACGAACGCCATCAAAAAAGCGATGGATGAAGGAAAAGAAACGTATTATGATTCAACAGATGGATTTCTTCATTGGACAAAAAACGGAGAAAAGGTTATTGATTGTGTTTGGGGATATGCCGAAAATAATGACGCAATTGTTGGAGATCAGGTTTTAATAGGGGTAAAAAGTCATCGTGTTTATAAAAATTATACAAAAGAAAAATTTAAATATCATATACAAACTCAAATTGATTGTGGGTATTGTTGGTGCTATGAACGACATACTTATAATGGAGAATTTCGTGGCGATCTGGCATTAAGGTATCATATGAAAGACAAGTATTTCTATTACCTCGTAAAAGAAGAACACAAAAGCAGTAATTATGACAATAATAGATTGTATCTTTATTGTGAAAAAAATACTGGAGAAAGAAGGAAAATCTCATTTGAAGAATATATTCAATTAGGTGGTAGCGAACTTATCGAAATTGAATACAAAAAGAAAAATGGATATACAGTAACCACATTTCATTCAAAATCTAACAATAATAATCAAAATATTAATGCTTTTGATTACAATAATAAATACTTAAATGGAGGTAAATAAGATGACAGGCAAAGAAATCCAAGTGGAAAAATTTGAAAGATTGACTGATGAACTCATTGAAAAAAACCCTAGTTATGCAGACGCGCTTGAGGGTTTTAGATATTGGTCAGATGATCAATCATGTAGGACTGTATATTATTATTTAATTTACATTGTTAACTTTTTAAAAGAAACCAATAAGAATATTTGTGACCTTAAACTTGATGATTGGACACGATATGCAGCTAAACAAAAGAAAATGTCTTCTAGTAATCAAATAGCTAAATATTCTGCTGTTAAACGTTTTGCAGAATATCTTGAAGCAAGTGAACGGTTAGAAAATAATTTTATGGCAAAAGCAAAGCGCCCAAAATTTGTTGAAACGAAAGAACAAATAGACAAAAGGGAGCAAAAAATTCTTAGCCCCGCAGAAATTCAGAAGGTAATTAAAGATATTGAATACGGCATCAGTAATCATAGAAAATTATGGTTTCAAGAAGAATATAGATCCAGAGATATGGCTATAGTTCTGCTCTTTCTTAGCACAGGAATTCGTGGCTCTGCATTACAATATTTAAATGTAGAAGATATTAATTTAGATGAAGGGATTATTACAGTAACAGACAAAGGCGATAAGGTAAACGAACATAGCCTTCCAGATACCACAATTATTATTCTTGAAAAATGGTTACTTAAAAGAGAAGAATTACTTAAACAGAGAAATATAAAAAATGAACCAGCACTCTTTATCTCTAATCAAAGAAAGAGAATGAGTTATTCTTCCATTAATAATGTTGTGTGTAAATATTGTAGTAATGTTACTGGCAGACAAATTACGCCACATGTTTTACGTGCTACATATGGAACTATTCTTTATAACAAAACTCATGATATTGAATTTGTTAGACAACAGATGAATCATAACAGCATTGAAACAACTAAACGTTATATTCGTGGTAATGGAAAAGAGAACCGTAAAAAAGCAGCTGATATTATGGGTGGAGTTATTGATCGTGGCACTAAAAAAAGCGAAAGTTTATTTGAAGCTGAAGACGAGGAGTTAGTTGTTACAGAAATTAAAGATGACGAGGAGAACGAATACTAATGACCTTTAACGAAATGACCAAACAGATATTTGATATATCTCACAAGCACCACATAAATCATGAAACTAAAAATCTTACGCAATTTCGCAGAGAATTAAAATCATACTTTGATCAGACAACACGACTACCGACACAAATTGCTTTTGAGATGGAAATGAAGGATGGGTACTGGTATTGTGTAGCTATCAAATCAGCTTGGGGCTACGATTATTACATTCCAGATACACGTAAAGACGAAGAAAGATTAAAAAAGGAGACAGGATATTATGACACATAAACAGAGACGTATTAACGATCTACTTGATCTTCAGATAATTCTTAACAATTCAATTATAAATGAAATAAGAGAAGTAAATCGAGGCAAAGGTCACACAGCAAAAGAAATTGAAGAAACCTTAAATTTCTGGATTGAGGAAAGAATTCCTTTTATGATGGAGGATGATGATTTAAATGACTGATAAGCGAATTAAAATGGAATGTCCATTCTGTCATTGCCCGCCAGAACGGATAGAAATTGAATCTGAATGTGCTTGGAGCCTTTTTTTGTATGGCGAAAGTATTGGACATAAAGTGATCTGTCCTGATTGTGGTGCAACATTTAATAGTTGGGAAAACAAACAAGAAGCAATTAACAAATGGAACAGGAGATAATAATGAATATTGTCAGATTAACAATTCATAACGGCTATTCTTTTGTAAAATGGAGAATTGCAATTCCTGAAGAAAATAAACATTTAGCAATAAATAAAGCAAAAGAGATATATTACGAAAAATACATAGGTTTAAGAGATGTTATCGTTGATTCAGAAGCGCAATCAATTTCAATGACAGAATATACAATTATTAAATAAAATAAAAAAGGAGATTAAAAAAATGAATAACCAGAGAAGAAAAGAACTTAATAACATTGCTGCTGCTATGGAAAATGTTTCTACGCCTGTTGATATCGAAGAACTTGAAGGAATTAAATCTGATATTGAAATGGTTCTCATGGATGAAGAAACGGCATTCGAATCTATGCCTGAAAATCTTCAGTATAGTATGCGTGGTGAAGCATCTCAGGAAGCACAGGACAATATGAATGAGGCAATTGACCTTATTGATGAGTTCATTAGTGATTATCAGGATTATGAGATCGATCAGATTCATGATTCTGAAGAAGATGAAGAGGAAGAAGAAGACGAAAGCGAAATCGAAGACAGACTTCAGGATCTGATTAGTGAAGTTGTTGAATATCTGGAAATGGCTGCCGAGTAAAGGAGAATGATTATGATGGAAATTAAAGTAAATGATAAATTTGTTTTTCATTCAAAAAACGGTATGGATTATCGAATTAAAGTAATTAATATTAATAATTACAGAGAACCATCAATGAAATATGGGTGTGATATTTGGGACGAAAATGGTAATTATGTAGGTGACATTACGTTCGTAGGAGATGATTTTTTTAATAATTATAAGGATCAATTTGAAAGGATCGAAGATTGAAATATGGCACTTCCAGAATCAGAGAAACAAAAAATTACTGCTACAGTAAGAAATATTACAGAAGTATTCAGAAAAGAATTTAATGTAAAAATATCTACTGTCCGTAACGCTGATGGTAATTTAACATTAATAATGGGTGATGAACATATAAAAACTGGCATTACTTATACGTTGCAGGATTTCGAAGATATAGGTTATTATATTATGCGAAATTATCCCGGAGATTTGGCTTTGTATTTTGGGATATATTGGCAAAATCAGTTAAAATATTTACATTCAGTTTATTCTAAAAAACTAAGACAAAAAGCATTGAAAATGTTTGGTAACGGATAATTTTTTAGGGAGGATATTTATGGAAAACACAAAAGAAATGAGCATTGAAGATTTTTGTGAAGAGTTTGATCAGGTAGACGATGAAGCAACTGTAGTTGGCACATTGTTTGATATTAAAAAAAATCTATCTATAAGATGTCGGAAGCAAAGTGTAGAGTTTTGGGCAGGAGTAGATAAGGGAATCGATTATTTTATCGAAGGAACGGATGTGAATTTTAGAGGAGTTTTTGTTGATGCCGTTAAATGTATTAAAGAAGAAGATGATGCGTCTGCAGATTATACTATTTGTGATGAATCAGGAAAAATCTTGTTTTTAATTAGTGTTTTGGAGTGCTAAAAAATTAACAAGAAAAAATTAAATTAGGTGTTGACAATGGATTTCTAATAGTGTAATATAGGTAACGTAGCAAGGGAACAGAGAACAAAAGCGAACTTGCTACTACAATGGGGTATGGTGAAGCGGTTTAACACACTGCGCTTTGACCGCAGGATTCCGAGAGTTCGAATCTCTCTACCCCAGTCTGGGACGCATACAGCAAAAAGTAAATAATCTAATCAAGAATAAAAAAGCATTATGTTTTTCAATGGCATTCCTCCTAGCGTCCTGTATAAAAGAAAATAAAATTAAATAACCACCCATAGTCTAATTGGTTAAAACGCTTAGCATAACAAATCATGATTGTGATTTTTACAGCAAATTATTTGCGTTCTCCTGTCCCGAGAGAGTTGATGGTTCGAGTCCATCTGGGTGGGTTTTGGGACTCATACAGCATAAAACAGACTGATAATCTGCTTGCCATGAAATGGCGAGTCCTGTTAATATCTGTGCCTTAGTTCAGTGGTAGAACACTAATGCAAAATGAATCATGAATGTGGTTCTCACAGCAAATATTTTGCTTCTATTGTGGATAGAGAGGTCGTAGGTTCGAGTCCTACAGGCACAGCTGACTGTGACACTCACAGCAACAACAATATTCTACACCGTTAATCTGGGGACTGTAGAAACCCCAAGTGTCATGAAAGGAAAAGGTATTTTATTATGAATTTTGCACAGGCGATTAAAAATGAAACAAAATGGACAAGGACTGAAAACGGAGCTGTTGCACTGAAGACAACAGATGATGCGCTGCTTGACCTCTTTGGTACAATTGGTGCTTTGAGAAATGCAGACGAAGCACGCATTACATCACTTTTTGAGGAAGCGTATAACGCAAATCCTCTGTATGCTACAAAGATTCTTTTCTACGCAAGAGATATTCGTGGAGATGAAGAGACTCAGGGTCTTGGAGAGAGACGTGTATTCAGAATTATTCTGAAATATTGTGCACTGCATCATCCTAAGGCAATTCGTCCCAATCTTGATTTGATTGGTGCCTATGGTCGCTACGATGACCTGTATGAACTGATCGGCACTCCTCTGGAAAATGAGATGTGGACTGCTATGAAGAAGCAGTTTGAAGAAGACCTTGATAATATGTCAAAAGGGAACGCAATCTCTCTTCTGGCTAAGTGGATCAAGACTGCTGATGCTTCTTCACCTAAGACAAGGGCGCTTGGTAAGTTGACCGCACAGAAACTTGGATATGATGTATATAACTTCAAGCGTATCGTGCGTGCAATGCGTAAGCAGATTGGCATTGTTGAAGCACTGATGTCTACTGGACGTTGGGATGAGATTAAGTATTCTGAAGTTCCGTCCAGAGCAATGCTTATTTACAGAAATGCTTTTAGAAAGCATGATGAAGAGCGTTTTAATCAGTTCGCACAGAAAGCTGTTACTGGAGAAGAGAAAATTAATTCTGGTACACTGTTTCCTTACGATATTGTAAGTAGATATGCTAGTCGTAATTGGTATGATGGAAAATGGTATACTGGCTCTAATTTGAATGAAACAGAAGAGAATGTTCTTCAAGCACAGTGGGATCAGCTTCCTAATTATGTAGACGAAGGTACTAATGCTCTGGTCATTGCAGATACTTCTGGTTCTATGAGTGGGCGTCCAATGGATACAGCTGTTAGTTTGGCAATCTATTTTGCTCAGAGAAACCATGGAGCATTTAAAAATCTGTGGATGAATTTCAGCTCTCGTCCTTCTTATCAGCAAATTAAAGGGAAGACACTGAAGCAGATTCTTAATAATATTAATTATAGTAATTGGGGTAATAGTACCAATTGCAAGGCTGCTTTTGAAATGATTCTAGATACGGCTATTCAGTATCATATTCCTCAGGAAGATATGCCCAAGGCATTGGTTATTATTTCTGATATGGAATTTGATTACTGTGGTGGTGAAAATTGGACGTTCTATGATCAGATGAGGAGTGAATTCGCTAGAAATGGTTATGAGATTCCTTCTGTTATCTTTTGGGATGTCGAGAGCCGTCATGATGTATTCCACGCAGATAAGAATCGCAAGGGAGTTATCCTTGTCAGTGGTCAGAGTGCTGGAACATTTAAGAATTTGATCGGAGCAATTGGTATGAGTCCTATGGATTTCGTAATGCAGGTTGTCAACGCAAAACGATATGAACCGATTACGGTCGGATAATTCATATAGTGGATACAGACACTTAAAATCTGTATCATAAGCGCCGATGGACGCTATATATTCCATTCAATTATGCGTCATGATCGTGACGCATGCACAGCAACGCACACAAGATTGGGGAACGTGAGTACGGGTGAAGATATTAAGATCTTTGCTTTAAGGGTGCCAGAAATGGCTTCTAAGTACAATTCAAAGGAACTGGTGCCCGCACTGGTTCGCCGTATACTCGGCTTTAATCGAGCCAAATGCTCGGTTAACAGGAAACCGGAACCTGTACAAAAAACACACACTGGGCATATAATTGGCGGCATGCACGGAACAGCCTAAGAACCGCAAGGGACATATAGTTATTCAGATTTCATTGGTTTTACTAATCAGAGTAACATTACTCAGATTTCATTGGTTTTACTAATCAGAATAGCTATATAGCGCATCACATCGAAGATCCCTAGACATGCAAGTGATGTAAACCGCAGAATGGATGATGCGGCATAAAAATGATCAACCATCCTGTATGAGTAGGGGATAGGAAGAGTGAATCCGGCTACATACAGTGAGACCTAAAGCCCCTGATGTGAATGGGACTATGCGTGATTGTTTTCAGACTAAAACACATCTAAAACGCTAGGCAAAACAGGCTTTGCACATCACATGTATCTAGCCTGTGTACACTTCTCTGTGATGTGCATTATTTAAAAGGTGCTACAAAACAATTATAAATTATATGAATTTGACATTGAGAGTCTATATAATAAATAAGGTAAGAGTAGTAGTTAAATGGAGTTTGATGAACAGCCTTTTTAAAGTAATGTGATATAGAGAAGTTAATATGCCACTATAAGCCTAATTGGTAAGGCAGTAGTCTTGAAAACTACCAGTAATCGTGATGAGCGATGTTCCTGTTCGAGTCGGGATAGTGGCGTATAATTCAGGCTTGAGTAAGAGGACTCTGTAAGTAGTTGATAGTGGAACAATAACCTGAATTAAAGAATGTATAATTAAAAGGTGGTGTGACATGTGGAATATAAGAAAGAACCTGTCAAAGGATATGAAGAATATCAGGTAGACACTAATGGAATTGTTTATGGTAAAAATGGTAAGCCATTAAAATATTCGTTAAATCATAAAGGATATTGTATTATAAACTTTTCAATTAATGGTCAAGTAAAAGGATTTGCGATACATACATTAGTAGCTAAACAGTTTATTCCTAATAACGATCCATCAAAATGGCAAGTAAATCATAAAGACGGAAATAAAGAAAATAATAATATTAGCAACCTTGAATGGGTCACTCCTGAAGAAAACATAAAACATTCAAAAGAGGTGCTAGGAAATAATAATCTTGGTGCTAATAGTAGTCAAGCAAAACCTATAAAAGGTGTCAGTAAAAAAGATGGCACCGAAATATATTTTGATGCAATGTCAGATGGCGCACGTTTTTTAGCAAGAAAACACAATATTAAATTTATACATGCTAAATGTTCGTTGTGGCGTGCTTTAAGTGGTTGTAGAAAAAGTTATAAAGGATATTATTGGCAATATGTCTAATAATAAATGCCCCCTTGGTGGAACAGGAAGACACGCCGCATTTAAGCTGCGGTTCCGCAACAGGAGTGAGAGTTCAAATCTCTCAGGGGGTATTCACAAAACAGAGATGAACGGAAAGCATGACTGTTTTGTACTGAAATATGCTCACATCTATATGATGTATAAAACTTTCCAAGGGACACTTACAGCAAACTATAACAGAACAAGACTTGAAATCTTCTTTCTCTTAATAGTGTCCTGTAATTAAATATGCCGACCTTAGCTCAATGGTAGAGCACGTATGAATGGATTATGTTTGTAATCCTAACAGCAATTACTTCTTCCACTGGTAATGGCGTTGTTATTGGTTCGAATCCAATAGGTCGGCTTTCTGGGATTCGCACAGCAAAATAAAATGGATAAACAAAAATTCTGCAAAAATTTGAGTGAGTGGGTTCAAATCCCTAAACGAATCCTGTTTTGTAACTATAGCAGTGTCATGAATTATTTAAAAACGAAAAATATAAAACAAAACATTTAAAAAAGGTAAAACAAATGAAAATCAACTGGTTAGACGAATCGCCTCTGACTTATGAAGAAGCAATGGAATTGTTAAGTCATTCGCACGAGAAGCGTCTGGAAATGGAAGATAAAAATAAATGGGATGCTTATGTAAATGATTTTACGTTCTGGACTTTTCTCAATGATACTTACGGTTATATGCTTGATGAAGTTAAAAAAGAGGTTGATGATTTTTATTTAAAATATTCTTATCCAAAGGTTAGAGAAATAATTGATTGGGAAATAATTTTAAATAGAAGTGATGAACTTGCAAAAGATATTTTAAAGCAAGAAGAAAAAGAAAATATTTGGGAAATCATAGAAGATTGGTGGATAACATTATTTATAGCATTATATCTTTAATTAATTTAGGTCATGTGAAATTTTCTATAAATAGATTGGGACGCTTACAGCAAAGTTATTTGGGAATAGACTTTTAATCTATGTAACCGAAATAAAGCGTCCTGTTTAAAAGAAGTTAAGTTGTGCACAACTATTAAAAAGTATGTCTCTAGTGTCAGCGGATAGCACGGTGGTCTCCAAAACCACAAGGCAGAGTTCGAATCTCTGGGGGCATGTTTAATACAAAAATCAATGGACGCATTGGTAGATGTATTAACGCTTATCAAAGGATATCGCTAAGGGACGAAGATTAAAAGAGTGACTGAGGGTGGAGCAGATTGATCGACTGCTAACAGGTGAAAAAGTATGATAAGTGTCCGCACTATGGTGTAAAGGTAGCATACTTCCGATATTAGGAAGAGGTCTGCGTTCAATTCGTAGTGGTGCAATCTGCGCAGAAGATAGGAGACCAAATGATACCAATGCTCTAGTTTGGTGATGTGGGGTACACGGTAAACCTTAATCCGTGATGCCATAAAGGAGAGAAAAAATGAGTATTAAAGATAAAATGGTTAATGCAAAGACAACAGATTGGCTTACAAAAGATATTTCTGATTTAGAACTTAAATGGATTTGTTGGCTTGCTCGTTTCTTTGCCACTATTGAGTTAAGTATTAAAAAAATATTAAATAAAATAAACGAGGTCGTGGTGTAATGGTAGCACACCACATTTGGGATGTGGGAGAACAGTTCGAGTCTGGCGACTTCGACTTGAGGTTGCGCGTCTCAACCATCTTCAGAGAGTGTCAGTGTAAGTCTGTGTAATGTTGTCCTGCCAAAATCCAATATAGGGATATACCTCTTGAAAAAACTTAGAACGGTTTAGTGGATGTGGCTGTTCGATACTCGTGGCAGTTTTGTTGTAAGGGTGTTTTTCAAGCGAGTTTAATATTAATACGCTCCTGTAGCTCAGTTGGTTTAGAGCAATAGATTTTTAATCTATTGGTCAGGGATTCGAGTTCCCTCAGGGGCATTAAAAGGAGGTATTACTATGTTAAATCCACTTTCTTTACAATTTAACCAAACATGTACCGGAAAGCAAATTAATGACTGGTGTCGTTATCAAATTGAGAATAATGGATCGCATTATAAGGATGCGGTCAGGCTTCTGAAGAAAAATTTTAAAGATGATAGAACATATTATAAAACTATTAAAGCAAAAACTGCTGGATGTGGCGAAGCTGATGTAATTGAATTTAGATTGGTCGGTAAACCGCATATTCCTTGGTGGTTAAAAAATGATTAAAGAAAATACATATGATTTGTTTGCTGGAGAAGAATTAAAAATAGCAGAAAAGATCCAGCAACGGCGTTATCAAATGCTCACCCATTCTTGTTTATATTATCATTTAAATAAAAATATAATATCTGACAAACAGTGGGATACATGGGCAAGAGAACTTAAAGATTTGCAGAAACAGTATCCTGATATTTCAGCCAAGGTAACGCTGTACAATGAGTTTAAGGACTGGGATGCAAGCACAGGGGCATTCCTACCGATTGAGGAACCATGGGTTGTGATGATGGCAAAAAAACTATTAGCTGTGATAATTAATGTTTCAATTCAAAGGGGAAAATAATTTAAATGACTATTAATGAACAAACACTACAAGAATTGGCGAAACAATTTGGTCTAGCATTAGATTGGAGTAACAAAAATATTATTCCTTATCTTCAAAATTTGGCACAAAGAGTAATTACATACGAATTTCGTTCGTCTATTTTTTGGATTGTAATTGGAGCAATTTTTATTTTAGTTGGCGCTATTACATTATTTTTAGCCATACATAATGACGATGGATGGTTTATAATTACGATTTTTGTATGGATGATAGGAATACTTATTATTGGAAAGCAAATAAATGACATTATTTTATGTGGGACATTACCTGAAAAAATTTTATTAAACTACATACAATCAAATTAAAATTAAAGAGGATTAAATAATGAAAACAATTGAAGAAGTTAAAATAGAATGTAAATATGCAGACGTGATGACTAAAGAGGAGTTCCTTCAAGAAGTTAGTAATGGTTGTATTAATTCATTTGACGGATGTGGTTACTTTCATGATGGTGAAAAAGAAACAAATATAAGTGTTTGGGATAGATCGCTAACATGGGATAACATAAAAAAATATCCTTATGTTTGTTGGTATAACAAATAAGATTAAGGCTCTATAGTCTAATGGTTAGGACGCTGGCTTTTCATGCCAGAAAAGGTGAGTTCGATCCTCCCTAGAGCTATGCCACTATCTGCCAATGGTAGGCGCGCTGATTTGTAATCAGTCAATCCCAGTTCGAATCTGGGTGGTGGCTCTGGCATAAAGTGCCATTCTCAAAGCTGAAACGATATATGCTTTGAGCGGTTCCGCAGCAGTACCGTTAAACCTGCAAACGTGCATGTGCGGTTATGTATTATATTATCTTAATGATTTATCGGAAGGTTTGCCAGTTCGTTATGCACAGCGAATTGACAGGCTGGAAGATGCAAAACCGTGTTTCTCGCATTGCTTTTGGATTGAGGCGATGGAAGTGGTGTTGGCAACGCAAACCAACTAACAGTGTTTAGGCGTTGTGTAGAGAAGAACGTGATGTTGAGAAACATGGAATTGTGCTCTCGTAGCCCAACTGGAAGAGGCAACCGATTTAGGGTCGATTCAGTAAGAGTCCGAATCTCTTCGAGAGTATGATGCACACAATTACCAATTCAGGAAGCATCACAAGTGGCGTTGAATTGGCGTGAGGTCTTACGAAAGTAGACGATGAATAAATATATGGCTGATTGTGTTATATCATCAGCCATATTATAAGGACTCTTAGCGCAATTGGTCAGCGCATCTGGCTCATAACCAGACGGTTCAGTGTTCGAGTCACTGAGAGTCCACTTGTAAAGAAAGGAATTCGTTGATGAAATCTTGGATATATGCATTTATTATTATGCTCATAATTATTGCAGTAATAAGATTAGATATGGGCATTAATTATTGGATTGGTAATAGTAATTTGCCGTTGTGGATAAAGTTAATGTTATTAAAATAAAGAGGAGATAATTAAATGGGTACAAGAAGTACGATTAGTTTTATTGAAAAGGACAAAAACGGTGAATCAACTGTAGCTTGTATTTATCAGCAATATGATGGCTATCTTGAAGGAGTTGGCAAATCACTAGTTGAATGGTTGATGCCTAAAATCATGGTTAACGGCATTCCTGATTACGAACATGATTATGCTAATGGAATGCCAGATCTGGCTGCGCAATATGTTTATAATTTTAAAAAAGGAATTGGAAATTTGTATTTGTATTCTCCTGATTGGAACGCAGAAGAATGGTGTGATTATAATTATAAAGTAATTCATGAGTTTAATAATAATGGAAACGTAGATGATGTTCTGACTATTGAAGTAACTAATTGGGATAATAAAGAGCCATTCTTTGTTGGTAAGCCAAGTGAATTACTGGAGTATATCAAAAAAGGTGGTGATGAGTGAATAAAAAGACTATTGACAAGTGATAATTAAATGATTAAAATATAGACAGACGTTGAGAGATAACTAACTTATCTCTGATGTACTCTATAGAAAGGAAGTTATTAATATGGAATTGATTCAGTGCAAACACTGTGATCATTCCTATTCATTACAAGGTAAGGGGGTAAAAACATGGTGGGACGATAGCGGTTCATGCAGTACTAAATTATGCATGTGCCCAAAATGTAAACAAATTAATATAATTAAATATGAAACTTATTGGACAGAAGATGTAAACAACGACAAAAGATTATTTTATTAAAGGAGATGAAGATTATGCCATGTGAAGGAACACCTATGGAGATTTCAGGAATGTATATTGTGGATGAGAGTACAGGAAATGTAATTGCTGATTGGTCTAATTGTATTGGATCACTTATTTGTCAGCCAGTTTCTCATACAGTTCATAAAATACCAGAAATCATCGATGTAAAAGTTATTAATAAAAAAGTTATAATCGTAACATTTATCGATGGTACTCAGACAAAGGCAGTCTGTGATAAAGATGATACATTTAATCTGGAAGTCGGTATCGGAATTTGCATTACCAAACGTCTTATGAGTAACGATGAACAGACAGGTAATTCGATGTTTAACAAAACAATTAAGAACGCTCTTAAAGTAATGAAGCGGAATGAACAGCTTGAACAGACTCGTAAGGAGATTGCAGAAGAAGAGAAGCGAGTGGAAGAAAAGATTAAGCGTAAGAAAGAAAAGCGTGCAGAGAAGCGCAGACAGAAAAAGATTCAGATGATGGCTGATGCAATCCTGCTGGCTGATAAAATTAAGAATGAAAACGATAATTAATTAAAAGGAGAAAAGAATTATGGCAGAAACAAAGACAAATCTGAGACAGGCAAATACAAAGGCAACAGCAGTAGGACTTCTGACAGATAAAAAGCTTGAGATTAAGACAGATCCTAAGGATGGCGAGAAGCACATTGAAGGAACTGTTACTGTAAAAACAAGTGATAAAAACTTTGTCACTTTTTCGGTTTATTCAAAAGAGAAGAAAAAGAATGGCGAAGAGAATAAGGCATATGCGGGACTGGTTACTGTTATGAATGAGTTCCAGTCTGTGGCTGACGTTGGTGATAATGCGGATTATATTCGTGTGAATGGTCAGCTGAATCCTTATAGAGGACAGAATGGTAATGAAGTTATCGGATACCGTGGCAGTTTCTTTAACAGAATCCGTAATGTTGAAACCATCGAGCCTGAAGCATGTTTTGAGACTGAAATGTTTATTCAGAGTATTGTACCTGAAATGGGTAAAGATACAGATGGTGAGATGACCGAGACTGGTCGGCTGAAGATTACTGGTTGGGTGCCGACTTATAACGGAATTGAACCTGTTGATCTGATTGTTCCTGAAGACCTTGCAGATGCATGTGAGAATACTTATGAGCCTGGTCAGACAGTTGAATTTTATGGTGATATTATCAATAACAGTATTGAAGAGACCATCGAGAAGCCTGTTGCATTTGGTAAGCCTAAGAAAGAGGTTCGCAGGACTTATGTTAATGAACTGATTGTTACTGGTGGCTCTGATGCGTATGAGGATGAAGAAGGTGATCATGTTCCTTATGATGCAGATGCAATCAAAGGTGCAATTGCTGATAGAAATGCAGCGATTGAGGAAGCCAAGAACAAGGCTAAAAACGGTAGTGCAAATACTGGTGTTGGTAGAAAAGCCATGCCTAGTGGAAAAGCACATGGACGTACATTGGCAATAGATATGTAAAAGATAATTAAATAATATAAAATATGTTTGTCCCTAATAATGTATATTATTGGGGACAAACGGTTGAATAATAAGGAGAAATAATTTATGGCTGTAACAGTAGATATTTTTAATCCACAAGTTAGTACAATGGCAAAAGGACTTGAAGGCAAGGTTATCCTCGTATATGGCGGGAATAATCTTGGAAAAACAAAACAGGCAACTCGCATGAAGAAGCCTTTATATTTGCCGTTTGAATATGGAATTAATTTTTTGCCTAATATTGATTACGTGCCAATTGAAAAATGGAGTGATTTTATTAAAGTTAATAAGCAGTTGTGCGATCCTGCTACTCGTGACAAAGCAAAAGAACGTTACGCTACTATTATTTTTGATGAGGTAGAAGCTGCTTCAAAATATTGTCAGGAATACGTTTGTAATTTATATGGAGCAAAATCAATTGGCACTGGTAAAGACGGCTTCGGTCTTTGGTCTGAATATGCGGATGAATTTTGGAAACAAATTAATAAATTAACAAAAGCTGGTTACTGTGTGTATTTTATTGCACATGCACAGCAAGATAAAGATACAGGATTTATTACACCTAAAGCAGATAAACGCGCTCTCGCTCCAATTGTAAACGCAACTGACGTAACAGTATATGTTGAATCAAATGGTGTAGATGAAAATGGAAAAGTGATTAAATCATCCGGTTATCTTGCTGAAACAGATAGATTTTTTGCAAGAAGTAGGCTTGATTATCTTCCTACCACTAAGATTGAAGAATTTACCGCTGAAAATCTTGAGGCTGTTATTATTGAAGCAATCAAAAGGCAGGAAGAAGCTGAAGGAATTACAGCGGTTTCATTTGATGAGCAGAAAGCCACTCGTGAGGTTGCAAGAAAGACTTATGATGAATTAATGGACGAAATGCAGGAACTTGGTCTAAAAATGTCTGATAATGGTTATATGGAAGATCTTCAGGCAATTGTTGCGAATAATCTGGGAGCAGATAGAAAAGCTTCCGAATTAAAGAGGGGACAGGAACAACAGATCGAAACAATCATTTATGATATTCAAGAATTCCTTGCAGAGCATGGAATTAAATAAAACAACCAATCCCAAGAGGTAACAATAAATTTTAAACCACAGTCTCTCAAATGAATAGCTTACATTCATTTGAGAGACATTTTTAACAGGTAATAATTATATGGCAGATAATAAACAATTAACTTTTATAGACTTTTTTGCTGGTATTGGTGGTATTCGTCTTGGAATGGAGCAAGCTGGGCATAAATGTCTAGGTTTTTGCGAATGTGATAAATATGCGATTGCTTCTTATACTTCAATGCACTGTATCACAGAAAAGCAACGTGAGTTTTTAGCAACGTTGCCTTTGCGTCAGCGGCAAAAAGAAATATTAAAAGAAGAATATAGAAACGGAGAATGGTTTGCTGACAATATTGCAACTGTTAAAGGAGAAGATATTCCCGATTGCGATGTTTGGGTTGGTGGCTTCCCTTGTCAGGAAATTTCAATAGCGGGAAATCAGAAAGGATTTGATGGAAACAAAAGCAGTTTATTTTTTGAAATCATTAGACTCCTTAGGGAAAAACAAGAAAATAAACCCAAATGGATTGTCTTGGAAAATGTTAGAAACATTTTGTCAATTAAGCGAGGAGGGGTCTTTGCAAGGGTACTCATTGAATTGGACTCGTGCGGGTATGATGTCGCATGGAGAATGCTCAATAGTACAGAATTCGTCCCACAAAACAGGGAGCGAGTTTACTTTGTGGCAGGTCTTAGAGGATCTGGAGCAGATATCTCAAAAATATTTTCTGACGAAAGAACAGACGGACAAAATAATTTTCAAGTAACACAAATTGGACAAAGAAATAGACCTACAAGACAAAATTTAAATCAATATAGAGTTTATTCTCCTGAAGGTATAGCACCCACATTAAATAAAATGGAAGGTGGCGGTCGTGAACCAATGATAGGGATTAAAGTAGTTGGCAACACAAGAAAGAAAAAAGACTATGGTGAAGATAAAGAAAGAGTATTGTCGGCTGATGGTATTTGTCCTACTTTAAATTCTTCAGATTATAAAGAACCGTTAAAAGTAGCGATTCCTGTTTTGACTCCAGAACGAGAAAAGAAACGTCAAATGGGTAGACGATTTAAAGAAAACGGCGAACCTGCATTTACTCTAACAGCTCTTGATAGGCATGGAGTATGTGTAGGAGTTGATGTAAATATTTCTAACGATTCTCATCCTAGTATTTATATTCAAATATCGGATAATTGTATAGGATATGCGACATGGTACGAAAAAGAGAATTGCTATGTTGTAGTACGTAAAATTACTCCAAAAGAATCATTCCGCTTACAAGGATTCCAAGATGAGATGTTTGATCGAGCACAATTTGTTAATTCCGATAGTCAACTATATAAGCAAGCAGGGAATTCTGTTACAGTTCCTGTAATAAAAAGTTTTGTAACAAATATTAATTAAAGGTATATAATATGAACATTAACATCAACAACATTCAATAGGGATTTCCTAACGGTCAATCTCCACCACAAGATTTATTTCAAGAAATGTATCAAATTTGCATGTCACATCCAGAATGCGTTGGCTGTCCATATATAAGTCAACCTGTGCAAATAAAAGACGCTATGCAGATTTGTGAAATAGGAATTCATAAACAAAAACAAGGAGAAACACAATGAGTCATTTTGCAGTTTTAGTTTTACATGAAGAAGATCAGTCTATTGAAGATCTGCTTGCACCTTATAGTGAGAATCTGGAAGTAGAGCCTTATGTCAAGTATACACGCACTCAGGCTATCAACAAAATGCGGGAAGCTTGCCCAAGTTTATATAAAGATAAATCTGAGGATGAAATTTTTCAGAATGCGTGTGATTGGTTTGGTTGTACGCTTGATGACGATAATAATCTTCTCAGCACGTATAATCCTAATAGTAAATGGGACTGGTGGGTAGTCGGTGGTCGTTTTGGCGGTATACTCCCTATTATCCCGACAGCACTTGATGGATATCATGGTATGGAATATGTTGATAGTGCTTTTGTACGTCATGTTAAATGGGTGCAGCCACTTGACAAAGAAGAACGAGAAGATATAATTAAATGGTGGAATGTGAATATTGAGGGCGCTGAGGGAGAAAAGGACGAGTGCTTCTTGTATAATCCTGAATATTATAAAGAGCGTTATAAAGATGTAGAGACATACATCAAGACTCGGGAACTCCCTTGTTATCATGCGGTTGTAACTCCAGATGGTATCTGGCACGAGCCATCTAAAGTGGGCTGGTGGGGTTGTACAAATGGAGATCCGTCTAAAGAACTTGAATGGGATCTTCATTTTAAAGAGCATTTCATTGATACAGCTGAATTTGATTGGGTTGCAACTATTGTAGATTGTCATATTTAAAAGAGGTAATAATTAAATGGCTAAAGGAAGAAAGCGAGTATGTGTATTATGTGGTTTAACTATTGAAGACAATAATGATTCAGTGCCTTATAAGAAACGTTATGCACATACTGCTTGCTTCCGTGCAGCCGCTAAAGCAATTCATGTAGATAAAGAAGAGAAGGTCAAAAAGAAGGAAGCTGAGAAAAAGATTAAACCTGTTTCAAAGCCAAAAGCAGAATTAAAAGATGCCCTTTCTGACGAGGAATATATACAGAAAAATCTTTATTATGACTACATTCGTAAAACTACAGGGATTGCGGAACTTCCTGTAAAGGTTTATGCACTCACAGATAACTATATAAAAAAGTATGAATTTACATTCCAAGGTATGTACGCTACATTAACTTACATGCATGATATTCTTAGTAAGGAATTTGGAGAGGATATTGTCGGTTTGATTCCGTATTATTACACTGAAGCGCAAGCACATTATAAAACTGTGAAAGCTATTGGTGATCGGAACAAAGATATAAATACTAAAGGAATGTATAAACATAAAACTGTTTATATTGATACAAAAAAGAAGAAAATTAAACAGTTAGATATTACAACAATTGGGGGATAAAGAATGTACGAAACATTAACAGACAAACGAGCAATTCTAAATACGATTGGATGTTTGATGCTCGACCCCACTTTAATAGATGATATTGACCGTCCTTTGGACAGAACAGATTTTGATACAGAAGCATTATATGAACTATTGTATGTAGCTATTTTTAATTCATATATGCAAGGTGTTAAAGATATAAATGAATTTACTATAGATTCGTATCTTTCTTCTTATAAAGAGCAGTATGAGATTTTTCAGACTAATGATGGTTTAAATTATCTTGCAAGTGCACGAGAGATGAGTAGTCTTGATAATTATGATTATTATTATCATCGACTTAGGAAATATTCTCTGCTTAGATATTATGAGAAGAAAGGCTATAATACAAAATCAATATTTGATCCAACTGTAGGTGTAGAAGAACTTACAAAAGAAATGGAAAAGTTCGATAACTATACTGAACAAGATATTGTAAGAATGGTCGAGACAGATTTAGTTATCAGTCCTACGATTAAATATTGTACGAATATGTTAACTACTGAAATTCAGGCGGCTGATGATGCGTTTGATTTAGTAGAAAGCTTTAGAAAAATTCCTGATGTAGGCGTGCCATTAAATAATAATGGATTAAATACAGTAGCAAGAGGTGGTAGAAAAGGATGTTTATATATGAGGTCTCTTCCACAAGGAGAAGGAAAATCTCGATGTGCGGCAGGAGACGCTTGTAAAATTGCAGTTCCATATGTATATGATACGTATAAAAAAGACTTTGTTTATACAGGAATGTCAGAACCCACTACATATATCACTACTGAAATGACAGTAGATGAAATACAAACCATTTTAATTGCCGCTGTCAGCAAAGTAAATGAAGAACATATTTTGTATGGTGAATATAAAGATGGTGAATATGAAAGAGTTAAAAAAGCGATTGAATATATTCGATCCTCTCCGCTATATATTGTTCACATTCCTGATTTTTCAATTGAAGATATTAAAAATATAATTAAAAAATATAATCGAGAATTTAAAGTCGAGTATTTCTTTTTTGATTATATAAGTACTTCACTTAGACTTATGTCAGAAGTTAGTGGCAAATCTCGCATGGGTTTGAAAGAACATCAACTTCTGTTGGTATTTTCGACAGAACTAAAAACAATTGCTCAACAATTAAATGTGTTTATTTTTACTGCTTCACAACTTAATGGAGAAGCACGAAATGCCACTATCAAAGATCAAAATCTTTTGTCTGGCGCAAAAGCATTAGCCAATAAACTTGATGTAGGTATTATTTCAATGCGTCCCACGCAACGTGAGCAGGATAAACTAGATGCTATTATTCAAAATCATTTTGGTTTACGAATGCCTAATATGGGTCATTGGGTGTATAAGGTTCGTAGAGGAAGACTTACCCATATTATAATTTGGAGTCAGATTGATTTGGGTACAATGGATGAAGAGGCACTGTTTGTAACAGATTTTGATTTTAATCTTATTGATATAGATTTTACTCAGATTGAACAAGTCGAAGCTAAAATTCAAGAACATTCAGTATTGGAATCACAGGTACATGATGAAGAACCTGAAATTATTGATACCACGGCTATTGAAATTAAATCTGAAGCAGTAGAAGAAGAACAAGTAGTAAAAAGAGATTTTGATTGGTGATTCCCTTTTTGGGTATAACTGGGTATAACTGGGTATAACGGTAAGAATATGTATTTAGATCAGAAAAAAATATTAAATTCATTAACAAATGAAGATATAATCAAAATTTGTGCAGAATTGGGTTCACCAGAATATAAGCGTGATAGTCAAGGGAATCTCTGTTTTTCGACAGCAATTTGCCACGATGGAGACAGTCCCTATAAACTAACATATTATAATGATTCTCATCGCTTTAAATGTTGGACGTGTGGTGATTCATATGGGATTATTGAACTTATTATTCGTGCTCATAGATTACAGGGAAAAACACTTACTTATTATAAGGCGCTTTATTTTTTAGCTTCTAAGACAGGTCGATTATACGAAAAAGACCCTGAACAAATTGCTCCAGAAAAAACTATTACAGACTTTGAATGGATCAATCGTTTAAAATCTATAAAGAAAAATTCAAAGGCGGTGCCTAATTTATCAGAAATAAATGAAAATATTCTTGATATATTCTGGTATGCACCTTATCAAGGATGGCTTGATGAACATATAACTCGTGAAGCAATGTCACGATTTGAAATAGGATATTATGGATTAACCAATCAAATAACCATTCCACATCGAGACATCAATGAGCGATTAATTGGCATCAGAGGGCGTTTTTTAAACGATGAAGATGTTGAACGCTTTGGTAAATATGTGCCATTGCAGATCGGTGGACGCTTCTTGAGCCATCAGCTTGGAAGTAATCTATATGGTATTCATGTTGCTAAGGATAAGATACGGCAGTGCAAGAAAGTGATGTTGGTCGAAGCTGAGAAATCCGTGTTACAAGCGTATTCGTATTTTGGTGAAGATAGCTTCGTAGTTGGGCTTTGCGGATCAAATATATCAAAGACACAAATTAAAATTATACTAGAACAATTAAAAGTTGAAGAAGTTATCATAGGATTGGATAGAGAGTATGAAGAGTCGGATAGTTTTGAAGCAACTGCGTATTATCAAAAACTGATTAAAAAAGTTGCTCCTCTTGTACCGTATGTCCGTGTATATCTGGTGCTCGATAAAGAACATAGACTTGATTATAAAGATTCTCCCACTGACAAGGGTAAAGATATCTTATTGCAACTGATGAAAGAAAAAATTTTAGTAACTATGGATGACGTGAATGATGTAATGAAAAGAAAGGACTAATGTATTATGAGCGGATTTGTAAAAGTACTTGTGGCAAGTGGATGTGCTGCTTTGGCAGGTGGACTTAATGTGTGGCTGAATCTCAAGGACAAAAAGACACCAACTGTTAAAGATGTGGCTGTTGCATTTATTTCACCTATGCTTATGGTTGTATCAACATGTGCATTATTTGTGTGAGGAGGATAATATGATTAAAATTGGAGACACTGTGCAAGTTACAAATTGGGGAGCTGAGTATACTACAGATTATGACTGGTTTGAAAAACATAGAGATGTCCCTTTTAGGTATGTGATTTGTTATGCATATGACGAACGTGATAATTATAAAAATCGAAGATTTACGGATGATAGGCTATTTAAAGTTCTGTACGTAGATTGCGTTAGCAACAAGGTGCTTATTACTTTATTAGAAAATGATAATTTTGACTGGGCACCGGGTCGCGTCTATCTTGTAGGATGTGAAGGTATTAAACCTTGTTGCCGCTCAATGACTTTAGAAGAAATTGAACAAAAACTTGGATATAAAATTATAATTATTGATAAAAAAGGGGATAATTAATTATGAGAAAAAAACTTGTTTCAATTGCGGCTGTTGTTGTCATGATTATTTCTATGTGTTCAATTGTTAAGGCAAAAACCACAACTGGACTAATGGGACAGGATTCACAGGGTCGTTATTTTTCGACAGAAACCGGATACTTTACAGTACAAGGAAAGACTTATTATGCGCATCATAGTAAAAGTCAAATGTATGCTAAAGGTGAACTTGCCACAAATACATATAGAATAAGAAATAACAAACTATATTATTTTGGTAGAGATGGTGCCATGATTACTCGCAAAACTAGTCGTGACAGAGCAACTCGATTTATTGATTTTAATAAGGATGGTTCTGTGCACTATATTTATCCCATGGGGCGGGGGACGAAATACGAAAGATATAATGCTAATCGTAAACGTTATCAGATATTTAAGCGTGGAAAATGGCGTGATACGGGTATGCAGTGCTGGCCGTATGGTATGATTGACCACCAGTGGTAATAGGCTGTATTTCCGAAAATTAAGCAGAAAAATCGCCTTAATTTTTTAATAAGGATACTTCCATGAGGGTACGGTGGGGTAAGTAGATAGGATAAAAATAATATCGAAAACCCCACTTATTTTGACATAGAGAGGAAAGTGAGTATGAGTAATGAATTAGTAGAAGATTATTATAAGTCAATGAGTGACTTTTTTGAGGGGAAAGTAAGGGGCGTTACTGAAGCAGATCGAGGTGTATTGCCACGATTGAGTTATAGTGGCTTAGAAGTACTTCGTAATTGTCCATATCAATATCATCTTAAATATGGTGAAAAGAAATTTACCAAAGAAACCACATTGGCTTTGGAACTAGGAAGTCTATGTCACTTAATCCTTGAACTTAAATGTAATTATATTAAAGAGGGCAAACCTGTAGATTATGATTATCTTCATTTTATTTTAAAATATGGTTCTATAGATACAAATGCGAAAACAAAAGAGCATATCCTTGGAGTGGATGAATTAAAGCGGAAATATTTTGAAGAATGGTATGAGCCTGATAATGCCTCTGGAATGACGTATGAAGAAAAGATGGTAGTATTTGAAAAGGTTCTTAATGAGGAAATGGACGATACTTCACTCTGGCATCCTATTTATGCAGAATTACCGTTTGAATTCGTATATAAAGATAGAGTTATTTTTAATGGGTTTATTGATAGAGTAGATATTAATGTATATGGGGGTTTTAGAACGGTTGATTACAAGACCAGCAAGAAACAATTCGAATCGGCAAAAGTCGTAACATCACTTCAGTTTGGTATTTATGCAATGGCAATTTATCAGCTGCTTGGTCAGATTCCAGTGAGTTTTTTATATCGTTTTATTTTACTTGATGAAGATCAGATGGCTATGAGTTATGGTTGGGAAAAGCGATTAGAAAAGACGCTTGACAATGCGCTTGATAAGATGGACAAGAATAAGAAGAGTGGTATCTGGCTGCCGAAACCCTCGCCTTTATGTGCGTGGTGTAGCTATAGTATTACAAATCCTAAAGCACATGAATTTAAAAACGACTGTGAATATTATAGTCTCTGGACGCCAGAAAATCGCGTTTGGGCTGTAAATAAAAAATACAACGCTCTTGACAATGCGGGTAAAAAGAGTACAATTGATACAGGCAACAAGTTAAAATTAAATGGTAAGCGGAAATTGATTTTTTAAGGAGTAAATATATGTTTTCTTGCCACGGACATACAGAACATTCGAATTATCGGCTTAGGGACGCAATCATTAAAGTGCCCGATTTTATTGAATATCATAGACAGTGTGGCTGGTTAGGCTGTGTTATCACCGAGCACGAGACAATAGGCAGTCATCTTGACGCTTTAAAATATTTTGATTCAGTTAAAGATAAACCTGAGTACGAAGGATTTAAACTTGGACTTGGTAATGAGATTTACTTGTGTCCTGAATCTGTGACCGCAGATAATAAGGGGAGCAATTTCTATCCTCATTTTATTTTAATTGCTCTTGATGCGGAAGGTCATAAAGCAATTCGTGAATTGAGTACAAGGGCATGGGTCAATAATTCTTTCATGTCCGTGATGTATCGAGTACCCACTTATTATTCAGACTTACAGGAATTACTTGAAAAATATAAGGGACATTTAATCGGTTCTTCTGCGTGTTTAGGGGGAAGTATTCCTAGACAGCTTATTAGATATAGAGATGAACAAGACCCTATGAAGCGTGCCCAAATCTGGGATAATATTAATTATTGGATCGAAACAATGATTGATTGGTTTGGTAATGATTATTTCTTTTTAGAGATACAACCAAATCCACATGAAGATCAGATTTTTGTTAATAAAGCTATTATTCAGTTATCTCAGGAATTAGGTGTTCCTTATATTATTACATTAGATGCACACTATCTTAAAAAAGAAGACAGAGAAATTCATAAAGCATTCTTAAAGGCTGCGGAAGGTGATAGAGAGGTTGATGATTTTTATGCTACAACTTATATCATGACAAGAGATGAAATCCATGAATATATGGATGAATCAATCGGGTATGATGCAGTTGAGTTAGGATTAAATAATACTATGCTTATTTATGATAAGATACAGTATTATTCATTGACGAAAGAGTTGGATATTCCTTATATTCCTTTTGATCTTACCGAACCTGATGAGCAACTTTATATTAAATATAAAGATAATATACCGCTTTTAGATTATTTTTATCATTCAGAATATCCTTCAGATAGACATATGACAAGAGAATTGCTTCGTTCAATTGATGGTAAAAATTCTCATTATCAATGTCAACGTGGTTATGAAATGATAGATGAATGCTTAAATTATTTAAAAACATCTTCAGAGGTTAATAAAGTTCGATGGTCTCGTTATCTTATGCAGGTTCGAGATTATGTGCAATTAGCTTGGGATGCAGGAAGTTTGGTAATGCCATCTCGTGGTTCTGGCGGTGGTTTTTGCTTGTTATATTTACTTGATATTATTCAATTAGATGCTTTACGAGAAAAGACTAAGATGTATCCTTGGCGTTTTCTTAATCCCAAACGCGTTAGCGTTCTTGATATTGATACAGATATAGAGTCCGCTAAACGTGAAGCTGTAATCCAAAAATTTATTGATACTTATGGGTCAGATAGAGTATCAAAAGTATTAACTTTGCAGACTGAAAAAAGCAAAAGTGCGATTCTTACTGCCGCTCGTGGACTTGGAATATCAAACGATAAAGCTTCATATATAGCATCATTAGTTGTATTCGACCGTGGTAATCCACGTAGTTTGCATACTATGTATTATGGAGATGACGAAAATGCCCCAGTGCCTGAATTCGTAAATGAAATGAATTCTTTACCTGATCTTTGGGATGTCGCACAAAAAATTGAGGGATTGATTAGTGGAATCGGATCTCATGCAGGTGGCATTATTATTTGTGATAAGCCTCTTGTAGAATCTACTGCTTTAATGAGAACAAATTCTGGAGATATCATTACTCAATTTGATCTACACGGTGATGAAGCAGTATCGTTGATTAAAATTGATGAATTATCAGTAGACGGTGCGGATTTACTTCATGCTACGTTAAATCTTTTACTTAAAGATGGTTTTATTGAATGGCAAGGAAATTTAAAAGATACATATTTTAAATATTTAGGAATTTATAATATTAAAAGAGACACACCTAAATTGTGGGAGTTGGTTGGTAATCAAAAAGTAATAAACCTATTCCAGTTTGATAAAGATAGTGGGAAAAAAGCTTTAAGTCTTGTTAAGCCCCATTCAATAGATGACCTTGCTACTATTAATTCTGTTATTCGACTTATGCCTCAGAATAAAGGGGAAGAAATGCCACTTGAAAAATATGCCAGATTTCATGAAAATATTCAACTTTGGTATGATGAAATGACAGAATATGGATTAACCGAAGAGGAACAGGATATTTTAAAAGATATTATTGGTATATCTTATGGTATTTGTGAAGCACAAGAGTATTTAATACTGCTTACGATGCATCCTAAAATCGGTGGTTTTGATTTAGGATGGGCTGACAGATTAAGAAAAGCTGTTGCAAAAAAGAATCCTAAAGATTTTGAACAATTGGAGAAAGAATTTTTTGAAAATGCTGAAAAAAAACAACTTTCTCCTAATTTAACAAATTACGTTTGGTATCAACTAATATATACCCAGAGAGGTTATGGATTCAATAAGGCACACACTCTCGGGTATTCATGTATTGGTTTGCAAGAAGCATGGCTTAATTATAGATATAATCCTATTTATTGGCAGACGGCTAATCTTATTGTACGTTCAGGATCATACAACTCAGACGCTAATGACGCTACTGACTACGGTAAAATGGCAGTTGCTATTGCTCTTATTCAATATGAAGGGGTTAAAATTTCAAATCCTGATATTAACAATCCACAATTTGAATTTGTACCGAATGCGCAGGATGAAAAAATTGAATTTGGCATGAAGGGTATCAATGGTGTAAATACCGAACTTGCTCAAGCGATAATTCAGAACGCCCCGTATTCCTCAATGGATGATTTTGCTGCCCGAATGCTCGACACTAAAATTATTCATCCCGCTCAAATGATTAAATTAATCAAAGGTGGTTGTTTTCTAATGTTACATGACCCAGAGCGTTTTGAAACTATGAAGTGGTATTTGCGTAACTATTGCTTTGAACCGTTGTCGAAACTTACAATGACACAGCTTCCTAAGATGCAGGAGTTTGATATTATTCCAGAACAGTTTAGAGACAGCCTTAACCGCATTAAAATTAAACAATATGTGTTGGATGATGAGGGGTTATATAAACTTTATATTGATCCTGATAAAAAACTTCCTAAACGTGGTTATCATGACCGCTATTTTATTTTGGACGATACATCACAACCTGTATTTAATAAATTCTTTTCTGAAGATTCTGTGATTGATGTCAAAGATGGTTATTACATCATTTCAGAAAAGAAGTTTTCTAAAGAATGCGATACATTAATTCAACCTTTGCGTGACTGGTTTAATTCACAGGAAGCGCTTGATGCATATAACAATGCTTTCTTTAAATCTGTCTGGGATGAAAAAGCATCAGGCACTGAAGCATCGTGGAACATGGAAGCATGCTGTTTTTATGATCAGGAACATGAACTGGCAAATGTTGACGAGAAATATTATGGTATTGTAAATTACTTCGATTTGCCAGAAGAACCTGAACCATATGACTGGTATAGTCGTAAAGTTGATGGTGAGTGGAAGCGTGTTCCTAAATATCGTATTACAAGGATTGCTGGAACCGTTCTCCGTAGCGATAATAACAGACATTCTGTTGCTTTACTTACGTGTTATGGCGTGGTTAATGTTAAATTTTATAAAGGAAATTATGCATTTTATAATAAGCGTATCTCGCAGCCGTTAGGAGACGGTAAAAAGAAAGTTCTTGAAGACAGTTGGCTCAAGCGTGGGAATAAACTTCTTATTTCTGGTATTCGCAGAGATGACCAGTTCTTCCCTTTGATTTATAAAGATACTATTTACAAACATACAGTTTATTTGATTAAAAACATTCTTCCAGATGGACGGATGGAATTACAGACTGAAAGGGTTCAAGTAGAAGATGAGTGATGATAAAAGAATTAAAGTAGATGCTTCTGTAGAATATATTCCCTATTATAAAGATAATTGGGGAATCATTAAATGTTCTATTGATAGAGTACGTTCTGGAAAAAATATTTACAAAGGCGATTTAATGGTGTTTAAAGGTCAGATGCCTGAACCAATAAAAGGGTGCCAATATACAATTGTTGCAGATTTTGCGTCAGATCCTAAGTGGGGAGATCAGTATGTAATTCAGTCTATGTATACAGCAATTGAATTTGGGGACGATGATACAGGAAAGAAAAAATATTTGAGTTCATTGTATACACCATATCAAATTGATTGTATGTATAAAGCTTTAAAAGACCCATTTGAAGCACTAAAGAAACGTGACATGGAGTCGCTAGTTAAAATTAAAGGATGTGCTCTTAAAACTGCAACATATTGGTGCCATAAGTTCCATGAACATTATGATCGTGCTAAGATTTATATAGAACTGGAAGATTACAATCTCACAAATAACGTGGTGAACAGACTTATGTCTACATATCATTCACCTGATTTGGTGGTTGATAAGGTTAAAAATAATCCATATGTTCTTGTAAATGAGGTTAATGGACTTGGTTGGAAAAAAGCTGATGAGATTGCTCTCAAAGGTGGTATTGATCCATTGGGCGAAACCCGTGTCGCAGAATATATTAAATATTATTTGAAGATGAGTGGCGATAATGGTATTTCTTGGGTGACGCCTGATCAGTTGCTTGGGGCAATTCTTGATGAAATTGGTGAAGAGGTTGAAGATAGTACAATTACTAAAGCAATTAGAAGCCTTGACCTTTGGTACGATGATGAAAAAACTAAGATTGGATTACCTTATTTTAGATGGCTGTCTGAACAGATTGCGACTGAGTTATTAAGAATTAGAGACGCAGAATCTGATTTTAAATATGATGGTTGGGAAGATAGGATTAAAGAACTAGAACAAGAACAAGGCTGGGAGTTTACGGATGAGCAAATGAATGGCATTAAGATGGGGCTTGAGAATAATGTTTTACTTATTCATGCTGGGGCTGGCTGTGGTAAGACATCGCTAGTAAGTGGAATTTTAGCGGCAATTCCTGACTATTCTCATGTAATGTGTGCTTTGTCTGGTCGTGCTTCCGCAAGATTAGCTGAAGTCACAGGTGAAGAAGGTTTTACGATTCATCGACTGTTGGGTTATCCCAAAGGGGATGATTGTTATCAGGGTTTTTTATATAATCAAGATAGGCAGTTGGGATATGATATCTTTATTTTAGATGAAATTTCTATGGTTGATGCTAAATTGTTCTATTATTTGATTCGTGCTATTCCTTCTGGTTCAAAATTAATTATGCTTGGAGACGTTGGTCAGCTTGAGGCTATAGGTTGTGGTAACGTAGCATACGATATGATTATTTCAAAAGAAATTCCTGATGTTCATCTTACAAAGATTCATCGTCAGGCTGCTAAATCGGCTATTATTACAAATAGTGTTGCTGTCAGACATGGTGAACAGATTGTGGATAAAGATTGGAGTGGCACCGAGGTTCGTGGAGAATTAAAAGATCTTGTATTGGATTGTTATTTAGATTCTTCTAATAGTTTTTATAAAGTTATGGAATATTTTCAGAGACTTTATGCCCAAAAAGATTTTGATATTATGGAGACTCAGATTATCGTTCCTGTTAAGAAGCGTGGTGTGTCTAATACATACACTCTAAACAACGATATTCAAGAGTTGTATAATCCTGCAAAAGACGGTCTTAAAGAAGAATCTGTTATGACCATTAGTTCTGGAGTGAGAATATTCAGAGTAGGCGATAAGGTTATTAATACTGTTAATAATTATAAGGTTGATCCTACTGTATATAACGGTAATATTGGTATTATCAAAGATATTACGATTGAAGAGAATGAAGATGGCGAAATTGTAGATGTTATGATTATTGATTTTGTTGGAATTGGTAGAGTTAGTATTCCGAAAGATTATTGGAATCAGCTTGATTTGGCGTATGCCATTACAGCGCATAAATTCCAAGGTTCACAAGCAGACAATGTAATCTTTAACTTTGATTTTGCGTCATATAGTCTTCTGACCCGTCAGCTTATTTATACAGCCATTACTCGTGCTAAGAAGAAATGTTATCTCGTATGCCAGACAAGCGCTTTGCGATATGGTGTGGCACAGGAAGCCATTAGCCATAAACAAACTCATTTACAGGATGCTTTATATGAGATTGCACATCCTAAGTTAGTCTTTTAAGAAGTAAAAATTAAATACTGATTGACATGTGAAGTGAGAACGGTTATAATAAGTGAGTATCAAATAACCGTTCTCTACTTAAAAAAGGGGTGACTATGAAAAAGTTGTGGGTGTATTCAAAGCCTAATGCTATGGTGGGACATCGATATTCTGATGATGTAGCACTTGTACGTGCCAATAGTGCAGAAGAAGCATTAAATAAATTTAAAAAATTATATAATATAAACATGAAAGATATACATTTGGTTGTATTTAATGCTCATGATATCGCAATTTTAACTGATTATTAAGGAGGAGTGTTGAATGAAATTTCAGTCGGGAGATGTTATTTATTGGGTAGAACGACATAAAGCGCCTTACTTTGATTATTATGTTGATTTTGGCATCGTGGACGAGGAATTTTCAGATGTCGTGTATGTTAGACGGTTACATCTACAGGATTGTCGTTATATTAATGGTATTCCATATAAAGAATTTCCCCAATTTACTAAATGGAATAAACTTCCTAAGGGGTGGACTTATAATACACAGCTGTTCGAAGTTGAGTGGAAAAGTCCAGTACCTATTGATTCAGACGAACATCTGTTAGAAATGTCTCTTAGACTTGATCGTCCAGAAGACGTAAAAACAGCCCTAGAACATGGGTTTTTGGTTTATCTCGAAGATTATGATCAGACTGTTCCGCACTCTGAAGTAGATAAGAAGCTTGGTTGGCGTATCAGAAAAGAACATGATGATTCAAATTATCTTTTCCCGAATATTTCTCTTCAGAAGGATAACGCTTTTAAAACCTATGAAGAGGCGAAGGCTGTTATTGATGCACAGGAAGCTGAGTGGAAACGTCAGTCTGAATTAACTGATGAAGAATGGTCTATTGAACAGATTGATCATGATTTGCAGCGCTGGGCGAAGATTTACAGCAAATCTCCTGAAGAAGTGCAGAAAATAAGAGAATTTCTTCTGGGTATGGATAAGGTTGAAGATATTGAAACCAGAGCGTTTGGTGAAGATTTTCAGTGGAAATACTGGAAGAATAAGAAGTGGAGAACTATTGTTTTAGATTAAGAAAGGAATATTAAATGAACGTATATTTGAATGAAATTACAGGCATGGCAGATGGACTTGTTACTTTGTATTTTAGTAAACGTACTTGGACACGAGAAAAAGAAGAAAATATCAGGCGTGCTTGGAAAGCAGTAAATGAGCCAGATAGTTTAAAAGGACGTTTTTGGAAAGATGGTGATTTACATTTTATTCATCAGACAATTGAATCTTTTTGTAAATATGCGTGGAAACATACCACAATGCTTGATTTTGTTACTATTTCTGTAACTGTTGAAGGAATTCATAGAGCGGGACAGGATGACTGGGACTCTCACGCTAAACGCTTTGATAATCGTATTATTCGTAGTTCCACACGTCTTGCAGATTTTTCTGAAGGAGAAATGTCTGATTATTATAAAGATAAAATTATTCCCTTGGGTGTAGCACTTGACTATTTAGGAATTGATGCTCCTAAAGAATTTGTCAAGGATGATACAATTTATGTTCGTTCAGTAAATGGTTATATTCAAAAAGACCTTGAAAATAATCGTGATGTAAAACGTGGTCTTTATATGGAATCCATCCCATCAAATTTTATTTTCAAGTGTAATATGGCTCAGTGGGCACATGTATATCGTATGAGAAATAAAACTGGAACGGCTAATCCTGAGGTTAAGCAACTTGCAGAGGCAATTCAAGATCAGATTGAAGAACAGATGCCTTGGTTCAATCGAGAATTCCTCGCAAAGGTGCAGATTTAAATAAAGGAGACTACAAATGAAACAAATATTTAAAAATATACTAGATTATATATTAATTATCGATATTTCTATTATACCTATTATTCTTATATTAGGAGCCAGTTTTGGTCTTACGGGACTGATTATTAAAGGTATATGTTGGGCTATTTTCTTGGAGATTGGCATTTGGTGTGTGGCTTATATTGGGACTTATAGGCAGTATATTTGGTGGTACGAAATATGTTAAAAAAGTTAATTAAGGAGAAAATTAAAATTATGGCAAAAGGTAACAAAGATTGGATCAAAGTAACTGACAGGCTTCCTGAATCTGAGAAGACTGTTGAAATTACATTCAGATGGAAAAAACACAACAATCCTGATGAATATTGGTATGGAACATGTAATGCATTTTATGAAGATGGTTCTATTCCTGTAGAAGATAGTAAGTACGATTGGGATGACTATGATGACGAGGATCTTGTCTGGGATGAATTTACGAACACATGGTATGTCCCTAGAGGATGGCATGAAGATGTCTGGTTCATGGAAGAGTGTTGGCACATTGATGAAACTGAGTTTGAAGTTGTAGCTTGGAAAGAAAAGTGTAAGCCTTATAAGGAGAAGGAATGATTACTAAATTGGGCGTTGGGTGGATAATAGGAACACTAATAGTCGCATGCCAATGGTGGTACTATCTGCTTGAGACTGATAATCATATAATGATGTTAATATGTGCATTGATATATTGGGCACTAGTTGGTATCTGGAGTTGGAATCCATTTCGTATATTTCATAAAAACGAGGAGAATCAAGATGATCGCTTTTAAAATTGAAACACTCACTGATGCACAGAATCTTGTAAATATTTGTGATAAATATTCTTTTAACATTGACGTTATCCATGGCGTACAGACTGTTGATGCCAAATCATTTTTAGGTGTGGCTTCACTTCTTGGGAATTATGTAAGTGTAATTCCTATCACAGATGATAAAGATACTCTAATTAAATTAGAAAACGAGATTAAACCAATTAGTCATTGCTATTAAGGAGAAATGAATTATGTTGGTAGGAAGTAAGAGTAGACCAGTTCACGTTAGATTTATTGAATATACTGGTAAGTATCCATCATTATGTATGGGTGTGCTGATACTTGAGATTGATGGTAAAAGATATCATTTCGGTTATGATTATGACGGTAAATATAAAGATGTAAAAATGCTGCCCCAGTTCTGGAGTAGTGGTGGTAGCTGTGGATTTAGAAATAATTATTCTGATGCTTATGTAGAGCATGATGATTGGCGTATAGATACAGATGAACTGCCTACTGAGTTGCTTGATTACGCAGAAGAAATTGACGAAGTATTTAATGAGAATGTTCCGTATGGATGTTGTGGAGGATGTTTATGATGAAGACGATTAATTATTATGATGTAATGATGGCTGGCTACGAGTTGCTTAAAGAAGAGACTGATATAATTTATAATAATGATGTTAAGAATCAGGCTGAATCTGCTATACGCATGGGTGGTATTGTAGACATGGTCTTTCAACTTCGTAAAATGTGCAAAGAAGAAGAGGATAATTAAATATGTTGCTTATTATTTGTGGCAAGATGTGTTCTGGTAAAGACACTGTTGTAAAGAGACTTATTAACAAAGGATTCAAAAAGGTGGTGACATATACTACCAGACCAAAGAGAAGAGGTGAGACAGATGGTGTAGATTATCATTTTATTTCTACAGAAGAATTCAAGAGGCGAATTCAGGATGGTTTCTTCTTGGAATATAGGGATTATGAAGTTGCTTCTGGTGATATTTGGTATTATGGCAGCGCTAAAGAAGATGTTATGAAGATTAGAGATGATCAGAAAAAGGTCATTATTCTGAGTCCTTCTGGCGTGGATAAGATGTATGAACTTAAACGTGACGGGTCTGTAAAATTTAGAGTCGTATATCTTAAATGCAACGATAATACTATTAAAGTGCGTGCAAAAAGACGTGGCGATAAGAAACCAGAGATTGCCAGAAGAATTGAAACTGATGGTATTGATTTTTCCGTCATGGACATCTTTGCTCAGAAAGTCGTTTGGAATGACGAGGATACTGAGATTGGAGATGTTGTACGGGAAATCTTAGATTATATAGAAGGAGAGAGTTAATATGATTGTACTTTATAGTACAGGATGCCCTAAATGTAAAGTATTAGAAAAGAAATTGAATGCGGATAATATAGAATATTCTATGTCTGATGATATTGATGAATTAATTGAAAAGGGCTTTCAGTCTGCCCCTGTATTAAATGTTGACGGTGATTTTATGGAGTTTAAAGATGCTGTTAATTGGATTAAGAACAGGGGGAAGATGGAATGAAGATAGATATTAAACTAATTAAAAATTTTGTGTCTCAATATAATAAACTGCAAGCAGAATTTGGAACAGAAATTGCAAAGTTAAATGGGTTTGATGATGGTCAGCTTAGTTACACTGATTTTATCGATAATTTTATTGATGAGGATGTGGTAGCTGATTCAAGCATTGACGGCAATTCAAATGTGAGTCACAAAGATATTGTTACTCTTGAGCGTGAAATGCCGAAGCCTCATTCTAAATTGCTTGCTTTTAACAAAATTTATTATGAGATTTCTAAGAAGTTCGGATTTAAAACGGCAAACGATTGGCTTAGGATGGAATGGATGGGCAAGCTTTATATGCATGATGCCCCATCAAGTACGTTTCGTAGTTATTGTTTTGCTTATGATTTAACCGATCTTGCAGAAAAAGGATTATTTTTTATTGAGGGACAAAACCCTGAACCCGCAAAGCACCTTACTACTTTTGTTGATTTTGTAAAAGAATATGTAAGTTTTGCATGCAATAGAACTTCTGGCGCAGTTGGATTGCCTAACATTATTCCTTATATGTTTTATTTTTGGAAAAAAGATGTTGATCAGGATTATTTAGGCATTAAAACCACTCACAATGAGAAGTATTATGCCAGACAGAATTTCCAGAGATTCATTTATGCTGTTAATCAGCCTTATGTCCGTGATGGTAGTCAGTCTGCTTTTACAAATACAAGCGTATTTGACCATCCATATTTTGAAGCGCTTTTTGGTGGGGGTGAATTTCCAGATGGAACTTTTATGATTGATTTTGAAGAAGAGATTATTGAATTCCAGAAGTGGTATATGGAAGTCATGTCTGAAATTCGTAGTACTAATATGTTTACATTCCCCGTGAGCACTATTTCTCTGCTTCGTCAAGATGGTAAATTTGTAGATGAAGATTTTGCCCGTTGGGCTGTTAAACACAATATGAAATGGTCTGATAGTAACTTATTCGTTGATACGAGCGTGAATTCTTTGTCAAATTGCTGTAGATTAAAGAGCAATATTGAGGATTTGGGGTATTTTAATTCCATTGGCGGGACAGCGCTTAAAGTTGGTTCTGTAAAAGTCAACACTATTAATCTTGCAAGAATTGCGTTAGATACCAATTCTGAAGAAGAATATTTGAAGGAACTTGAAAATCGTGCATATATTTGCTTATGTGCTCTTGATGCTGTTAGGCATATCATCCGCAGGAATGTTGAAAAGGGCATTCTTCCCAATTTCACCTATGGATTAATTGACTTTGAACATCTTTATAACACAATTGGCTTTATTGGCGTGTATGAATCAATGAAGAAGTTCGGATACACCACAATGGATGAGTTTGGTAATACATTCTATACTTCAAAGGCATCTGCTTTTGGAGAAAAGATTTTTAAAACCATGAGAAAAGTTGCGGATGATTTTATTAAAGAATATAATTGCGATTACCAAATTAACACTGAACAGATCCCCGGTGAGAGTGCAGCAGCGAAACTTATGAAGAAAGATAAATTCTTCTATCCTAAAGCGAAGGTATATGATTTACCTCTTTACGGTAATCAGTTTATTCCTCTTGGAATTAAAACTACCCTTCAGGAAAGAATTAGAATAGCGGCTGAATTTGATGGTTATTGTAATGGTGGTTCGATACTTCATGCAAATATTGACGCACCGTTTGATAGCTTTGAAAAAGCATGGAAAATGGTTGAGTATATTGCAGATCAAGGGCTGACCTATTTTGCATTCAATACTAAAATACAGTGCTGTGAGAATAATCATGCATTTTACGGTACGACATGTCCTGTTTGTGGGAAGCCTGTAGATAGTGAATACACAAGAATTGTTGGCTTTTACACCAAAATTAAATCGTGGTCTACTGAAAGAACAGCTGAATATAAAATGAGGAAATGGGAACCTGTTAATCAAAATGAGGTTGTATCATGAAAATTCTTGGTATTATAGATGAAGATTTTGTCAATTATAAAAAACCGTCTATGGTAATTGAATTCCCTTATTGTTCGTTTAAATGTGATAAGGAATGCGGCAGACCTGTTTGTCAGAATAGCGCTCTTGTCAATGAACCTGTCATTGAAATTGATACTAAAAAAATAGTTGAAAGATATTTGCAAAATCCAATTACTGAAGCAATAGTATTTCAAGGATTAGAACCATTTGATTCTTGTGAAGATATGTATGATTTAATAGTTGAGATTAGAAGAAGAACTAATGATGATATTGTGATTTATACTGGTTATGATTATCGTGAAATATATCATTACACAGATAAACTTGGTCATATATTTCAAAATATAATTATTAAATACGGCAGATATATTCCAGATGTAGAACCACATTTTGATCCTATACTCGGTGTAAATCTTGCGTCTGATAATCAATATGCAGAAAAGATATCCTAAGTATTGACAAACAATAATTAAACGGCTACAATATCATTATATTAATACCTCCATTAGGGCTGTGGGCAGTTGGTACTGTTCATAGCCCACTATTAAAGAAAGGTTACAAATATGCTTATAACAAACGAACAAAAGGTAGCGGTCTTCGAACCAATGTTTGAAAAGTTCGAAAATGGATATATACTTGAATTCTTTAAAGAAATAGTTCAATTTATCCCAGATGCAATTTTTTATAAACCAGCCAGTAGTTCTGGTAAATTTCATAATAGACAGCAGGTTGGGGATTACGGGCAACTTATTCATATCTATATGTTTTTTGATATTTTGAATATGCTTCTTGATCTGGAATACAATCAAAAGAAATTCGGCTCTTCAATAACACGAGACTTGATGCGTTGTGTTCCTGCATTGCACGATATGAACAAGTATGGACGATATGGTATGAGAACGCGCACTACCAGTGAACATCCTATTATGGCTGCGAAGCGCATTGCAGAGATTAATCAGCAAAAGAATTTTAAACACTCATTGCCAGAATATCAAATACAACGACTTTGTGAAATGTGTGAACGGCATTCTGGTCAATGGAATGAATACAAAGTTCGTGAATATGGTGGTGAGATACGTAAAGGAATCATGGAAAAACCACAGAATGACGTGGATATGTTGATTCATGAGTGTGATATGTTAGCGTCAAGAAATTGGCTCACATATGAAATTCCTGAAGATTTAATGCAGAAATTTAGAGATAATATTAATATGGAATTAATTTCAAAGTTTACGAGACTTTAATGCTCGTGACACGCCCCTATGGTGAAATTGGCAAACACGTTGGCTTCAAGTACCAATGCCGAAAGGCTTCAGGGTTCGAGTCCCTGTAGGGGTATTTAGTAACAAATAATTAAATAAAATAAAAGGAGTAAAACGATGAACACTGATTTTTTTAATGGAATGTTTGGTAGAATTGATCCGGGTAACATCCGACTTGATGTGAATGGTAACATTGCTGTTCGCACAACAAATGGCTACAAGTCTTACAATACTAAGACTGGCAAGCTGATCAACTGTAACAATTTCGTCTTTGATATCGGTGAGGAATTCTTTTTTGTAATTCCCACAAACAAGGTTGAAAAGGGCGATATCATTCTTGCTCAGGGCAAAGGTGGCAATCGTAAACCTAAATGCGTTGTGGATGTAAACCCCTCTTTTATTACCGTAATCAATTATGAAGATTCTACGGTGGAGCAGATTCTTCCTGAGCGACACATGTTTATGGGCAATACTTATTTCTATGGTAAGATTGTTTCTATGTTTAACTTTTCTAAAGGCAAGGGCAAGAAGAATGGCTTTGAAAACATCCTGAAGTATAAGATGATGTCTGAAATGATGGGTGGCAAGAATGGTAGTAATAATAATGGTATGGGCAACCTTATGATGCTTGGTATGATGGGTAATGGCGGTTTTAACGACATGTTTAATTTCGATGGAATGTTCGGTTTTGATGATGACACAGAAGATGCAGAAGATGATAATCAGGAGGACGGGGAAGAATGAGTAAAGGAACCTATAGCACAACCAGTTTTGTAAACTATTCTAATAGCCGTGGTAGAAATGTCACTACAGATGGACTTGTAACATCTACAAATCTACATGATTATTATGATCAGAAACGTATCCATAAGGATTTGGCACCTTATAAAGTCATGAGAGAGTGTGTTGATTATGATGAGCATCCTAATACCATTCCTGTAATTTTGGCACTTGATGTGACCGGAAGCATGGATAGTGCATGCATTAGAACTGCTCAGGCACTTAATCAGATTATGACAAATCTTTATGAAAGGTACAATGATATTGAAATTTTAGTTGCTGGTATTGGTGATTTGGAATGTGACCGTGCTCCTGTACAAGTGTCCCAGTTTGAAGTAGATGTTAAAATTGCAGAGCATCTTGATAAGATTTATATTGAACATGGTGGCGGTGGAAATGGCTATGAATCCTATACTGCTGCTTGGTACTTTGGTCTGAAACATACGAAGCTTGATTGTTGGAAGCGTGGTAAAAAGGGTATTATCATTACCATGGGCGATGAACCACTTAATCCTATTCTATACAAAAAAGAAATAAAAGCTGTTTTTGGTGATACTGTTGAAGCAAATGTAAGAACAGAAGAATTATATAAAATGGCAACTGAGAAATTCGATATTTATCATATTGCTGTTGATGATCCCGCAGATAGTTATTCTTGGTATGAAAATGCTATTCATCGAACATTTAAGCCTGTCCTTGGAGATCGATTGAAAGTATCTACTATTGAACGGCTTCCGATGACTATCGTAGATTGTATTGAAGATTCTGTGAATGGTGGTACTCAGACAGAGACAGTGCCGAATATTGAGAAAACTGAGTCTGGTTATATTACGTGGTGATAATTAAATGAGTGATGAATTAAAATGGTGTAAAAGCTTTCTTAGAGTTAATTATTTAATGTGTTTTCATCATCGTAAAAAAATACGGAAGAAAAATATGCATCGAAGAGATAAATTAGCACAGTATGCATTTAAAAGATGGGGGCATTTCCCAATGCCCCCTGAATGGTGTTTATCAAAGGAGGTGATCTAAATGCCTACACAAAATATTAAAATTGTTGTAGGTGCCTAGCACTTGCGGGTGATGAGGGCAAAGGTTTGGCTACAGATTATTTTGCCTCAAAAGCAGAAGGCTCTATTCTTGGAGTATTAACAAATGGATCTTCTCAAAGAGCACATACAGTAGACACCTCTGACGGCAAGCACCATGTATTTAGTCATTTTAGTTCTGCTACATTTCGTGGGGCTGACACATATATTTCAAAATATTTTGTGGTCAACCCCATAAAATTTGCAGAAGAATATGTGCAGCTTCAGCGAGAATTTGGCATTACTCCTAAAGTATATATACATCCTGATTGTAAGTTTATTACGCCTTGGGATATCCTTGCTAATTTAGCAGAATTAAAAAGAACAACAGCGTATAATAGCACAGGCTGTGGCTTCTGGAAAACTTTAGAAAGATATAAGAATGATGTGTGTGCTTTAAGTTTTAAAGATGCGTATAATTTAACTTCCTATAATGGATCAACTTTCAAAGATATAATACAGTATTATCAAAAAGATTTGGATTTACTATCAACATCAATTAATAAGGCTGGTCTAGAGCGCCATTTTATTGATGATATGATTTTCTTATCTAATCATGTAATTTGGATTAATGATGTAATATTAAATAGATATGATAATATCATCTTTGAAAATGGTCAGGGATTAATGATTGGACAGCAATATACTTCAGAAAAAGATTGGGAATATTGCACACCATCTAATACTGGTGTTGAATATGCTGTTAATATGATTAAAAAAATAAAACCTTTTGAGTTTGAAAAAAAAGATATCGAGATATGTTATATATCAAGAACTTATATGACAAGACATGGTGATGGCGATATTTTAAAGGCATGTGATAAACGAGATATTAATCCCATGATATATGATCAAACCAATGTTTTTAATGCATGTCAAGGACATTTAAGATATGGCTTGTTACCAGTAAAAGAAATGATGGATAATATTTGTCTTGATATGGCGCTTGCGCTTGGTCTGCATTTTACAGATTTTAATATGGACTATATAACATTTTCTTTAATGCTTACACATTGGAATGAATATTATGACAATAATGTCGAAGCATTGTTTGAAAGATTTGAGAAGGTATATATCTCAAATGGTAAAATCGCAGAGTCAGTAAAATTAAAAGAAGAGGTAATTAAATGAACGAGGATAGACCTGTTTGGATAGTATATGTAGAAAACTATAATCAAAATTGTATTGAAGAGTATAATATTTTTGATCATGATATTTTCTGGGATGATTGTTGTTTAGAATGGATTACGGTAGAACATTTTGCAACAGCACAAGAAGATTTTAATAATAGAATTATGCTTGAAGTCAATTATCATTTCGGCAATAAAAGTGCATGGGAGATTGAATTAACAACTCTATTTCCAAGAGATAAATTTAAAAATAATAGAATTGATGTAAGTGACCAGATAAAATTAAACAAGAAACAATTTCTTAATTATTTATGGAATTGGTTCATGGAAGGGGAGTTAAAGAAGAATGGGTGATTTAAGATATTGTTTTGAACAAGATAAAGTCGTCCCAATGTTAAGAAAGATGAAAGACGGGTTGGCTGTTATTGATTCTGATGGTATTTCAGGGACAATAATTAAAGATATCCTTGAAAAAAAACCTAAATTATTAATTTATGATTATTTAAATCCATGTGCTCTTGAGCGGGAACGCTCATATTATGAAAAATTTAAACATCTTCGCATAGCTAAGTATGCAAGTTGGTCTGGCGAATATTGGATTGATGTTACAGACGCAGACTGGCAAGAACACATTATTAACGAGGCACGCAAGAAAAAAGCTAAAGGCGCTATTGGTCTATACTTTGATAACACTGATTTGTACTATATGTGCAAAGAGGGGTTTGAAGAAAAGGGGACTAAAATGATGCGGAAAGCACCGTCTGTAAATAGCGTATATAAAGCATTAGCACATATTATTTTGACTATTCAAAATGATGTTGGACTTGTGGTAATGCCTAACGGTGGTGACGTTTTCCTTCGTAGATTTATGATAGAATATCCTAATGTTATTCAAACTATTAATCAAGAAGGAGTGTTCTTCGAAAACTTTAAAAAGAATTCAACATCAGATACTAATTATTATAAGAGTTGGTGTAAGTGGGCACAAAAACGCATAAAGGGCAAAGTCCGTCTTATTGAATATTGCACGGATGAAAGAGAGCAAAAAAAGATTAAAGCTTACTGCACGCGACATAAATGGCATGTATATTTTAGTAAACATAAAAATTTATGCGGAGATTAAGCATAAAATTAAAATATGCGGAGATTAAGCATGATTCAAAAAAATTGGATTATAACTGATTATTGTAAAAAAAATATTAAACAGCTTGGTTTCATGTATGATGAAAAAACAGATTACTGGAAATATAGTTTTCCTGTAAGATATTGGAAAAGAAGACAAACACTGCGGTGTGATGTATTCATAAGTCGTGATAAAGATCATGTATGGATTAATGTATTTGATAATATGAATTGTATTTATCCTGCTTTCTATACTCAAGAATATGGATGTTATGGAGAGTTTGTTGATATTGCAGAAAAGAAGATTCTTTATAAACTCAAATCGTTGGGAATTATAGAAAAGAGACCTAAAAATAAGGAGAAAAAGAAATATGGAAGTAGTAGAAAAAAACGAAGATAAGCCTGCTGAAGAAATCAAAATTAAATATTTTACAGATATTGAACCGATTAAACCTGCTCACACAGGCGAATGGGTAGACCTTAGAGCCGCTGATACTTTTGAATTAAAGAAGGGTGAATTCAAACTTATTCCTCTGGGAGTCGCTATGGAATTACCTGAGGGCTATGAAGCTATTGTAGCACCTAGAAGTTCCACTTTTAAGAACTTTAAAATCATTCAGGTTAATAGTACGGGCGTGGTGGACAATAAATATTGCGGAGATAACGATCAGTGGTTTATGCCTGTACTGGCGATTGAAGATACAGTGATTAAAAAGAACGACAGAATTTGTCAGTTCAGGATTCAAGAATGTAATCCTGTTATTAATTTTATTGAAGTAAATCACTTAGGAAATGAGAACCGTGGCGGTCATGGCAGCACTGGAGTAAACTGAAAACCTGATATCCAGTCACTCCTTTCTATAGTATAATAATACTTGATTACCTTTTTATTAAAAAGTAATCATTAGTAAATTTAAAAAATCAATAAATATAAGGGTCACAGGGATTCGTACAAAGTTCGATTCTCGTTGCCAGCTCTGAAAAACACGCTCAATTCCTTTTAAAATCAATAAGGTTTTGAGCGTGTTATTTTTTCTTTGATTAACAGTAATCAATTTAGTAATCACCTAGAAAGGAGCGATTGGATATCAGGTAATATCCTTTTTCGCACAAAAAATGGGTGTCTCCACCCAGAGGTAGAAACACCCATGAAAGTATCCAGACTAAAAAATTTAGTCGATTTTCCGTATTAAATTTTCGAAATTTGACCTGCTACGCATCACTTACGTGTCAGCTTACCAATCAGATCGCTTGCATAGTTAGAGCCACGACTGATGATAATGCCAGTAATGGCAGTACCAACAACAGGATTTACAGTAAAGCCTGTTGCAAATGCATTGATGCCGAACGAAAAAGCCATTAAGACACCAAGAACAATACTGGCAACCTGTGTTCTGAATGTTTTATAATCTTTACTTTCAAAACTTTCAGCTACAGTTTTTGCGTATTCAATAAGTGCTTCGGTCAGTACTGCGACTGCAATAATTGTAATAATATCCATAATTTAGTCCTCCTGATTAATATAATGTTCTTCAACTGCAAAGTCTGCTTTAAGTAAATGCTCTTCATATTTTGTTCTGATAGCTTGAATTGTTGAGTTGATAACATTATTTGTAATTTTATTATCTTTATTATCTTTAAAAAATTGTTCGTATTCATCACATACTTTAAGTGCGGTTTCAAATGATTCTTTTGTATGTCGTCTGCCGTTAACACCTTCAGTAACAAAATCGACAAGATATTGACGTTTTTTTAATATTTCATCATATTTATTGTTTTTTATATGCTCATCGATTTGTTTTTCCATCTTGTCAACTCTAGCATCTATTTTATCGATTTTTTTATTCATCCCTGAATTAAATCTTTCGCCAATCCATCCAAGTAAAACATCCCATGGATTAAGCTTGATAGGAGATATCTGCACGAATGTACATAATACAAAACCGATAAATAGTAAAGTTGATCCAAGACTTTCGAAGGGATGAAGTTGATGTAATATTTCTTCAATCAATTCTCCTAAACCCATCTGGCTCACCCCTTTCTATATTTAATTATTCCCCATCAGCAGGTGTTTCTTCTTCAGGTGCTTCAGGCTCAACCTCTTCCTGCACAACAACATGAGTATACTTCTGGTGCATTACAGGTACTCCATCAGAAGTAAACATGATCGCCGCATGTACAGGCAGTTCACTGATAGCTGCCGCCGCAAGCACTTCATGGAATTTACTCTCAGCTTTTAGTCTTGCTTTCGTAGGATCTTCATCCCATGCTATGTGCTTAGTATCGCCAAAAGAGCCATCAGTATATTTTTGAAGTTCTATGATATAGTATTGAGTCATAATAATTTCCTCCTTTATGTCCACTTAATCACCGTATAATTATATGTCTGTCCCGAACGAAATCGCCTTGCTGACGTGTTGGATACCGTATCAATAGTCAGTGTGCTATTAGAATATGTGGCATACAGGTTTGATGTATCTCCGTACCTGCTGATGCTGTGTCTCAAAGCAGTATGTCAGCATGGTGTCTCCTTATTCTTCCTGCTTTGTTCCATGTGTATAGCATTCGTGCTTGATGGGATAGCATGTGGATGTAAACAGGATTGCTCCGTGCTCTGCAAATGTGGACGTTGCCGCACGGCTCAGAACTTCGTGGAATTTTCCTTCGCCCTTGAGCCTTGCGGTCTGCTCGTCCTCATCGTAGACCCAATAGTTGTCATGCTCAAATTCGCCTGTTATAGTCTTGCGGACTTCGGTAATATAATATTGATACATATGTTTTCTCCTTTACGTAAAAATTGGTATGCCGCCTGCGGGGTCTAACAGGTAGACTTCGACTTTGTATGTGCCGTCTATCGTGAGGGAATTGCCGGAATTGTAACGCCGTCGGATTCTGATACGACCATCACTATAAAGTGTATCAGCGTATACACCATAACCAGTTGTACCTGTTGTAGAAGTTATTGCAAAAGCATTATCCGAATAACATGTAGTAATGCGCAATGCGGTAGTTGCGCTTGTAGCGCTTGTTCCATTGACAACATCCACGCTATAGAAAAACTGGTCGCTTCCGTAAAAATAACCATTTCTTTTTCCTGCCGTATCCCTAACACGCACATATACCCACTTAGAACTCGTCCATATCTCACTATGCCCCGTTGCCCATGTCGCCACAGTAGTCGCAGCCGTGCTTGTCGTGCTGACTTGATAACTCGTTTCCGCAACCTTTGTCCAACTAGATGCCGCACTGCTCGGAACATTGACCGTTACTTCCGAATATCCATCTGCGGAGTCATCACTTGCGGAATATGTGCCGTTGGCGGTGATGGTCTTGGTGATGAGAGTTGCTGAACCGCCATACCCACTCCCAAGTGTATGCACTGCATCCGACAATGTTGTATCCGATGCCCCTGTGACATCATTAGCATAAGTGGTCAAGGCATTGATGCCATCTGTTAATGGAGTTGCCATATCAAATCACCCCCAATGCTGTAAGTGCGCTTGAATAATCCGCATACACATCATCAAGTCTGCTCTTATCCTGTGCGGACATTGCACCTGCTTTGGATGTTGTGGCAAGGTCGGTAAACTGCACATAGTTGGTAAGGCTTGGAGTAGTTCCATCTATCACATCAGCCGTCTTTGTGCCGTCCTTATCCGTGATAGTGATTCTGTGACCGCCTGTGATGGGGGTTATAGTTACTGTCGGGGAGATGCCGTCTGCACCGTCACGACCCGATGCACCTGTGTCACCTTTATCTCCCTTTTCTCCACGTTCACCTTGGATACCCTGCTTACCAGTGTCACCCTTATCACCCTTTACGCCAGTGATTTCAACCCATTTCCCGTTTTTGTCTTTTATTTTTAATTTACTCATGTTAAATCACCTCACTTTTTTTTAATCGGGTACAGTAACTAAATCTGCGGGAACCCATGTTTTAAGTTCACCGCTAGAGTTTAAACCGACATAGGTTACGTAGCTATTGCTACCTGCACCAGAGATTGTAAGACGGTTCGAATATGTACCACTTGTGCCAGAGAGGACATGGTAGAACTGTTTCGGTGCTGCTGAGGTTCCAGACGGCATATTAATGAATTGGCACCACGCATCAAAGGTATTGCTTCTGCAATAGTCCCCGAAGGTGTTGTTGCCACAATCCTCCCCAAAGGTGTTGTTGCTGCAATCGTTTCCAAAGCTGTTGGCGCCACAACCGCTCCCAAAGGTGTTGTTGCTGCAATCGTTTCCAAAAGTGTTGCTGCCGCAACCGCTCCCAAAGGTGATGTTGTAGCACATGTCCCCAAAGCTGTTGGCGCCACAACCGCTCCCAAAGGTGATGTTGCTGCAACTCTCCTCAAAAGTGTTGTTGGTGCAATCGTTCCCAAAGAAGTTGGCGTTACAGTTGCTCCCAAAAGTGTTGCTACCACAACCGTTTCCAAAAGTGATGTTGCTGCAACCCCCCTCAAAAGTGTTGTTGGTGCAATCGTTCCCAAAAGTATTGTTGGTGCAAGCTTCCCCAAAAGTGATGTTGCCACAATAACTACCAAAGGTGTTGCCGGTGCAGCCACTAAAGGTGATGTCACCACAACCTCCCCCGAAGGTGTTGTTGGTACAAGCAGCCCCAAAGGTAATCCTGACGCAATCCCCTCCAATGGTGTTGTAGCTGCAATAATTACTAAAGAGGTTTATGAAAACAATATCATTCAAATAATAGATATACGGCCCAGTGTACCCTGTCATATCGGCATAGCTTCGGCAACTTGTAATGACGTTACCACAAACTATGCAACCCGTGGTTTCATCCATCACCGCAACAGACCCGTCCTCATAAGTCGGTGTATCAGCATTTAAATCATAAACGCTGAATGTATAGAGCCATACCGGGTTAGTCTCATCAATCGCCGTGATAGCCGCTGCGTGTTCAAGAGTAGTAAACATTCCAACAAGATCCTGCACGGTACACTCTGTGATCTTATACCGTTTAAACTGAATTTGTTTAAAGTCATAAGAGCACTCGTTGCCACGTTCATCTTTCATCCAAAAGATGACGCCCTTGCCGTTGGTAGCATCTGCCCACCCGAAACGATTTCTGTCGTTGTCAATACAGTACTTCAGCTCCCACGCCTCAAGGTTTGCTGAGTGGTTTTCGGCTGTATAATAGGCATCGCCCTCATGTAAGCAAGCACGGGCATTTTCGTTCAATATCGACGCATCGTCCGCAACAACAATAACGTCAAATGGATGCGATACCGCCCTTGACTCTTCCTGTGTAGTAGTACAGATATAGTCAGTGATACGGTACTGCATCCCCGGTGTCAATGTCCCGGCGTTACGCATCGCCAAAAGTTCCGCATAGGTAGTAGATTTCATTGGACTTCCACCGCCACCAGCATTTGCAATTCCATCTTCTATATTATTTAATTTTTCTTTGGTAATCACGTCACCATTTTCCCAAACAGTTTTTATATAAGCCATATCATTACCTCCTTTTTATCCTACTATAGCATTACCTACTATTGCTTCTCCCACAGTATTATTTGTATCATCATTTTCTGAAGTATCTACCCAAACTATTATTTGCGGATCAGTAGGTTCGGTATCTCCAATATATACACCAGAATTACCTGTGTCACCTTTTATACCTTGAATACCCTGTTCGCCTTGTATTCCTTGATCCCCTTTATCACCTTTGTCTCCCTTCTCGCCTTTTAATCCAGCAAGTTGTTCAGGAGTAAAATCTTCATAAACAAACGGGTCGCCTTTATCACCCTTACTTCCAGTATCACCCTTATCACCTTTAACTCCTTTAGGAATACCATAAGTAAGAGTGACTGCACCAGTTTCAGGATCGACAGTTTTCTCAACAGTAACATCAGAACCAACATCTAATGTAACAGCTTGTACATTCATATTTTGAATAGCTTGATTTGCGGATTGTGCGGACTCAGCATAATTCTGGGCAGAATTTACAGCAGACAACACATCAGACTTAGCCGATTCAACCACTTCTCTATCTGATTGTGTTTTTTGTGCGTTTAATTCTGCATTATCAGCGGATGCGGATGCCGAATTTGCAGCTTCTCCTGCATATGTTGCGGCTTGCTGTGCGTGTATTGCAGCGTTTGACGCTTCATCTGCCTTAGTTGCGGCAATATATGCGCTTTCTGATATTTCACCAGCTTTTTCTGTAGCAGTATTAGCAGACGCTTCTGCATTACGGGAAGCGGTTTCCGCACGCTCTGTATATTGTTCAATATCATTTGCAATCTGTTCAGCATGTGATTCAGATTGTTTTGCGCTCTCTTCACTAGCTTTTGCATTTGTTTCAGATTTTTCAGAACTTTCAGCAGCAGTTTCCGCACGTTCCATATATTGTTGTGCCAGCTCTTCTGAATTAGATGCGTTTGTTGCGGATTGTTCAGCACTCGTAGCCGATTCATGAGCACGATTAGCACTATTTTCAGCACTTTCTACATCTGCCGAAGTTCGTTCAACTGCTTCCTTTAAAGTAGCAATAGCTGTAGAAACCACATCCTGTTCAACAGGCTCTAATTCAATATCAGCACGCTTAGAACGTTTATTAATAGGAATATTAATAATATATTTAGTGCGTCCATCTTTATCTGTGGCGTGTACATTGATCATTACGATAATGTCTTTGCCTGATAAAAAATAATTATCATCTATTGGCAATTCGTTATTTGTTCCTATTGCAGCTTTTGCTTGTTTATCACCTTTGTTTGCAATATCTGCATCAAAGCTTGCGGGCAAGTGTAATCCGCTAATCTTTACTACTTGCCCATAAGCATACTGAGAGCGCGGGTCAGTTGTTATCTCGTGACCATGATTAAATCTAGCATAAATAATATTATCATTATTTGCCATGTTTATTCACCTCTTTTAATTAATGTTTATTTAATGCGGGATTATTCCATATATAGTTTGATAATGAATTAAATTGTAGTGCGACCCGTTTGTTCCCGCACTTATTGCCCTGATACCGATCTGGTTGTTAGCCCAGTCAACATATAATGATCCTCTGAATTTACCTGCATCAGGCCAGTCTGTGAGACATCTCTCAAGAGTATCGCCTCTTACTATATAAAATATTTCAAGATGTTCATGCACTACAAAACTAATTGCAATCATATCCCAATCTGCGAGAAAAGCGTGCTTATGATATTCCCAAGCTGTACCAACTTTTGTTGCTGTTGTATTGGTATTGTATAATTGAGTAGGACTAAAAGCTATTCTTTTCAACATCTTTGTAAGGAGTTTTTTAATATCAATAATCATTAAATCACCTCGTTTTCCCAGCCTAAAGTTGTTGCAATAACATTATAAAATTCAGCATCCACCGTGTCCAAAGATGCATACTGATTAATTTCTAAAAAAATATTATTTCTAAATGTAAAATTCATATTAACAAAAATTCCTGTTTCATCATCAGGGGCTTGTTGTCCAAAACCAATAGCAGTACCATCTGTATTAATGTCAATAATAAAAGAAGAAATAGATACATATGTAGTACGTTCTATTGTTGCTCGGTCTCCTTCAGGTGTTAAAACCACTTTTATATCATATGCTTCTCCAACATCAAAATTGTTTCCAAGATTCTCTATAATAGTAGTATTAGTAGGAGACGTTATAGTTTTTGCTAAAATATAATCGGCGCTTCTTTTTAATTTATAATATATTTCTATTTTCTCTGGATTTACATCTGTAGTATCGGAAATTCCTTTGACCCAATTAAAACTAACTTTTACATATGTTCCCTCAGAATCATCTACATTAGCACTATTAACTCTTTGCGCTGTTAAATTGTTTAATTGTGGAGCTGTATAAACAGATTTCCATTGAGCATATAACGCAACAGCGGCATTTGTGGTATAAGTGGCGCCCGGCGCATAAGAAACACCTGTTCCTGATGCGCTAGTATTCCAGTTAACGAAAGCGTAATCTGTTCTTGTGGGAATCCCTCTTCGTAATGTTAAATCAGTTCCATAGGTTTTAGTCTGATTGCTAGGCGCACCAGAGCCGCCATTAGAATGATACGTCACTGAGTACGTATTGATAGTCCATTGTGCATATAAGGTTAGAGCTGAATTTCCTTGATATGTAGCACCCGGCGCATAATTTGTACCACTTCCATTAGACGCTGTATTCCACGTAGAAAATGTATAACCCGTTCGTGTGGGTCTAGTAGAAGAGAGGGTCAAATTTGTTCCGTATGTCTTGGACTGATTGCTTGGGGCACCTTGTCCACCATTCGCATTATAAGAAACGGTATAAGTATTAGCTGTCCATTTTGCGTATAACGCTAAATTAGCATTTCCTGTATAAGTTCCTCCAGACGCATAGTTTGTACCAGTTCCATTAGAAGCTGTATTCCACGTAGAAAAGGAATAACCCGGCCTTGTCGGTTTTGTAGAAGACAGAGTGATATTTGTACCATGGGTCTTGGTCTGATTCCCCGGTGCTCCTGAACCACCATTTGCACTATATGAAACTGTATAAGTAGGAAGTGCGGCAATCGTACAAGAGTAATATGCAGGTGAACTGTCTACTAACACATTTCCACCCCCACTTGGGTTTTTTATAACGCCGTCCCATTGCACATAAAAACTACGTGCTGATGTTAATCTTGAAACTGTTACAGTTTTTGACCCTACTGGGAAGTGTTCCCATTGACTTTTCTCGTTTGTAAAACTTTTGGAATAAGACTTCCATTCAAAATTACCCTGAAGCTGGCCACTAACATTATAAGCGGTTGAACGATAGGGAATTTTATTAACAGCCTGAATACCAAAAACAATATTAAACACATAATTAGTCGCGTTTACTGTAACTGTAACTGATATATATGGACGTTCGTCCTGTGCTCCTACACCGCCATAAACTGTAGACATATATCATCACCTCCTTCTTTTAATTCATTATTTTCAATGACAAATGACCATTGGTTCTCATAACCCAACCAATTTGTCCTATTGTTTCACCAGTTTCTGCGTTTGTTGTTTGCATTAATAAATTAGTTATACTTGCTGTAGGAATATTCATCTGATTTTGTGACATATAAGCAGTTTCGTTAGCATCAACCCAAAATCCTAACTTGTTAGATTCTATCAACAGATAATTTCTATCATTTGTTGCTAATTTAATAGACGGGACTTCAGGATCAATTTGAATATATTTTTGAGTGTTTTCAATAACTTCTGCATTTTGCTCTATTGCTTGAGCATTTAAATCAATATTTTCATTTAATCCTTCTAACTCGCTTCGCAAATCTTTTTCTGTACCATTGCTGTGGAAAGATATACTGTCCGCAACTATACGTAATGAATCAGCTTTAGCGTCATTATCAGTATCTTCAAAGGCAATATAAGTTGTATCGTTGCCTATCTTATATGGAGTTTCATCATCAAAAGTAATTCCAAGACTACTATAATGCGCTAATTCTTTCTGGTCTTCCCTGATCGTTACTGCGTCATCTCCAACGAGCACATGATTCCCGCTTTCTTTTCCTATTCGAATAAAAGGCAGTGAAAATTCACCTTCCTCAACTTTATCGAACCACATTTTAATATAACTTACACCGTTTTTTAATAGTTCAAGCGTACTGCCAATTGACCAGCCTGTATTTTTTTGACCAACAGGATGTACCATAATACCATCTTCATTTTGTTCGGTTTCATATTCATCAATGTAAGCGGAAACTATATCGTCAGACATATTCCACGCTTGACCATCAAAATAAAACGTTCTGATTGCACCAGCGTGCCAATTAAAACGACTATTAACCTTTAAAACATCACCATTAACCAGCAATGGCTTTTGTGTTATATTCGCAACATTAAAAACGGTATTATCTGAAGTGTTAGAGTACATAAAATCAACCGTGATAGTTGTACCCTTACATATAACGGCTTCCGCACATTCTATTACTTTTTCAGGAATTTCTTCAGTGACAGAACATATTCCATATAAAGAATAAGGCGCATTCTGTAACACCCAATAAGTTCCATCATATACAAATTCCATCTGCGCATCTTCTGCCCATAACAACTGATTGGATTCAGACACTATAGCTTGATTAATTAATATTTGTTTTGCTCCCGTATTATTCACATTAAGAGAGGGCACATTAGTGGAATTCGCATTTTCAAAAGCTACTTGTATTCTTACGCCATCAAATAAAATAAAGTTCTCACATACGACTTCTTTAAGTGGTGTATCTGCAGCAGTTGAACACGTTCCATAAACCGCTGTTGCTAAATTCTTAGCTTGATCTATATCTGCTTGTGTATCTTCTGGTGCGGGCGTCCAGTCTGTAGACCTGTTCCCCTTTTCAACCTTTATATTAGTAAAGCGCCCTTGTTTAATAGTTCCATCCATAATGCCTATCATAACGTTTATTGTGTCTACAGTGTATGTACTATGAGTTGGCACTGTAAAAGTGTGAGAAAATCTGGTGATTGCTTCTGTAAGAGGAAATCTTTGTATAGCCTGTGAAAGATTAGCTCCACCCTCTGTTGATCTATAATGCAACCACACTACAGCGTTACCTTCACCTTCAATTAATTGAGCATCAAATGAAATTGTTATTTCGTCTCCTGAAGCTATTTGCATAGGATCAGCAGTTGTTTTTTTGCCCAGTTCCCAACTAAAGCCACCGTAAGTTTTATCTGTACCCATTGTTACATGTGCCCAATTTTTATTTTCAATATTTTCATCTATTGTAACAGTAGCACCAGCCCAAATGCTCCACTTATTTAACTGGTCTCTAAAGTTACTGTTCCTTTTGTAATTCCTACCACCAACTTCAATTTTATCAATAGCAGCTTGATAATCCGTAACTTTAACCCATTTACTACCATCATATCTATAGCTACTTCCGTCTGTAGCGTCTACAAGATAATCACCAGTCTCTACACCAGTATAAGTACCAGATGTGGTGCCATAAAAGATTGTTGATTTGCTATCAACTTTATCAAACAACTCCCCTGATGCAGAATATACTGACCACGTATTATTTGAACCATTGTATCTGTATACATTATCTTTTATATATGTTGATGTAGTTGTACCTGTGTAATACCAAAGATCTCCATCGTGAGCCATTTTTAATTCCGTAGTAGTCCAAGATAATGCAGGATTAGTTGATTGATAAAAAGTTTGAATTTTTTCGTCTATTTGTGATTGAAGGTCTGTACGGAGAGTAGAAATTTCTTGTTCTACATCTTCAGGGGCGGGAGACCAGTCTGTTGCTTTATTACCTTTTTCAACTTTTAAATTAGAAATCCTGAAAAAATTATTTGTACCATAATCAGAATAAAACTCAAGATAGTCATGTGGAAGACTCGGTGATTCTCTGTCAGTTATAGTAGATACAAATGTAATACGTTCATCTATTATATCACCGACTTGATAAGAAGTGCCTGATAATATATTGGTATATATACAAGTTTGATGCACTCCTTTGTTATTACTATTATATACAGCAAGTTTTGGTTTTGCTGTACGTACTACCATATAAAGATCAAAAGATATACAAATATCATCATTGTTATTTAATGGTAGTGCACATCCTAAATCAAAATAGGCATATTCATTTCTTGAACCATCAGCTGATTCTGTTTTATCTATAATAACACCTTTTGTATTTCTTGCTAAATTACGTCCACCAATTTGAATATTATCAATAGCAGTTTTATAATCAGTTACTTTAACCCAAGCACCATTATTCCAACGATAACTACTTCCATCTGTACTATCTACTAAATAATCTCCTTCTTCAGCAGAGGTTACGCTACTCGTTGTCCCATAATAAATAGCACTCTTACCATCAATTTTATCAAACAAATCAGGATTAGCTGAATATGCAGACCATACATTAGTTTCACCATTATATTGATAGGTTGTATTATTTTTATAAGTAGTGCCAGATTCACCAATATAATACCAAAGATCACCAGTATGATTCGGTCTTTCTTCCGCAGTCCAAGAATTTGCGGGATTAGTCTTTTGACACCATGTTTCGACCTTACTGTCAATTTGTGTTTCTAAAGATGTCTTTAATGAATTGATATTTTGTAATGTTTGTGCTTTATCATATAAAATAAATTCACCATTATAAAACATATAAGCAGGATTCTCTGTACTTAACCATACTTGATAGCTACTATATGCCATACCTACATATACATACACTTTTCCATCTGCATAAGTCGGTTCTGTTTGTGTATACCATTGACCAACATCTAAATGAAATAATCCATCATTCTCAATAGTTCCTACTATATAAACAGGATGTTGTGTTGTTAACGTACTTGCGCAATTTGTTGAATATCTTAAATCAACAGGATAAGCATCATAAATAGTTGACGTATTCATTCCTAATTTATAATTATAATATGTATCAAGAGAACTATTTGAGGTTTGCGCACCTGCCCCTGCACTATATAAAATTTTACCAAGTATAAATCCACCCGTATAAACAGGTTTTCCAGTGTTTGTTGTTTTATATGCTCCAGAATAAAAACAAGACCATGTATTTTCACTATCTTTCATAATAAGGTTATACCCTTTAATTCCATTAGTTCCTGCCTTTACATTATTACTATATTGAGTATAACTAGTATTTTGATAATAACTTGCATTTGCAAAAAATCCTCTTACAATGGCGGATCCCCCTGTCGTTTCTGTAGCATTTGAAAGCAAATTTTCTCGATAAGTAAAATCAATTGCTGTACCTGCTCCATAATGAGTAGTCAATCTTGCAGTTTGAGAATAGTAACAAGGAATCCATTCAGACTTAGTTCCATCTGGATATATTAATCTTAAATAAACATTACTGTTTGATGATGTATCATCCCAGCCAACTAATTCACTTGTTTGTGTTGAATTAACAACATTTCCATAAGAATAAGTAACAGTAATTTTTTGACCATCTTCTAATCTATTAAAAGGTACAGAAGTTTCCCACATACGAGAACGGTTTTTATTAACTACAGTAGTACTAACATCTGCTTTATTTAAACTATCAGCAATCGTATCAACATTAGTAATATCTCCTACTTCATTACCAAATAGCATACCGGGAGCAGGATAAAAATGTTTACTTACCTTATCATATAAACCTGTTATACCATCCGCTTTTCTTATTGAACCAACTAAATCAACCGCAAGAGTATCACCATCATAAAATTTAAGTGAATATATTCGTGTACTAGAAGGTTCAGTTATATTTCCTGTACTTGTTCGTCTTAAACCTTCATAAAGACCAAAAACAGCCATATTACAATAAGGTTTTGTGGTATTTTCATCTACTCTTGTAACGGTAGCAGTTGTACCATCAGTTTTTGTTACAGTAGTACCTTGAAGTTTAATAGTTTGTCTGGAATGATCCGTTTTAAAACCAGTAGCTATAGTAGTGCCATTTCCAATTCTTAACAAACCAGTATTATAAGAAGATAATTGACAGTTATTAACACCGCTAGCATTTCTAACGCCAAAAATTGTACCATAACCATTTACATTTGTAGATTCATTCCATGCACCTGTGCTAGTATTAACAGCATTTCGGCTAATAAAGTCTATCTCAAAGCCCCATGTTTTAATTGGCGGTTTCCAATCTAAATATACGTATTGTTTACCAGTAGATTCTACCCATTCAACTTCTTTATAAGGCGGTTCTACTGTACCAACCCCATCATTCACAATAGGAATAGTTATATGGTCTAATAATACTGTGAGACCTCCTGCCTGATACAATGAACATTTAATAAGCGCAGTATTTTCAGGTATTGTAAATGTAACGGAAGATTCATCAACCCCTGTTCCAGATGTAGGATAAACTATTACCCAAGTAACCTTATCAGTAGTTACTTCAATTTTAAATCTACCTGCATATGGTGTAACCGCGCTAGTTCCTTGTTTAAATATTGCAGAAAAAGTAATTGTAGGGGTAGATAGTTCTCCTGTTTCTGATTTAGTTACAATAGTATCAGACGCATTTAATTTGTATGAGTAAGCGGAAGTACCTGTCGCACCTTGCTGTCCTGTAATATTTACAGGATCAGATTCTGAATAATACGACCCATTATCAAGTTTTCCCTCATATGTTGTTCTAATCTTTTGCCAAACGTATCTTCCATCGACCCATGTAGGTTTTGTGGTAGACCACGAACCGCCAGTTTGAGTTGTTGGACTCGTTGACTGATAATAATATACTTCTATTTTTGTTATAGTATTATAAGAAGTAAGAGTAGTTGAACCATAAGTTATCATATTAATTTCCCTTTCTTCCATAAAATGCTGATAGTTGTATCAGCATTTTAAAATACTAATACAACTATCAAATTTGAGCCTTTACGTCTGCAATAATTTTCTTTGAAATCAATGTACCGTCTACATAAATTACTTTGCCCGATTTCTGAGTAGAACCATTAAATGTAGTTGCGTTACCAGAACTATCTCTGAAAGACCATGTATATTTTCCTTTTGGTAAATCATCGTCACCAGCATCAGCCCATGCAGACCCAGTGTATTTCTTTAATACAACGGTTTTATGAGTAGAATCTAAATGATAATAAAATTCACCTGTTGTAGGATTACTTGGTGCCGCCGTTAAGAATCTATCAGATTTAAGGGGATCTAATTCCTGTCCAGTACCAGTATCAGTTACAATTACATAGAATGCACCAACACCTTGTCCATTGACAATTTGTTCTCCAAGTGAACAAAATGCTGTAGCCTGAATAGGATCAAGTCGGTCGATAAGAGAGTAATATGCTGTATATGTTACACTGCTGTATTTGCAAGTTGCTCTGAATGAAGCGAAGCCTTCGACTACAGAATTATTGACTGTCAGTTTTGAGCCATTAACATTATATCCTTCTGTTCCTGCGGCAATAGTAACATAATCGGCTTGACTAACATCATATTTAGCCCATGTCCAATTACTTGCAGAAGAAGTTTTATCTGCTGAACCATCCATTAAACGTCCTTGAATTGTAATATTTTGCGATTCTCTACTTGTAAATACATCTCCACCAATAGTATATAATTCAAATAATTTAGCATTAACACCATTCGTAGCGGCTGTGCTACGTGTCCATGTGTAGTTTTGTGTAATTTTTTTCCCTTCACAAGTAAAAGTAAGTGTTATAGTACCAGATGCGGCAGAAATACTTGTACTTGTAGTTAGATTATATCTTACATGTCCTACTGCGGAAGCTGTAGCCTGTGCAACTGTAGGACTTACTTCACAAATCGCTGCTGGAGTATCTACAGTACATGCCACTTGAGTTGTACCTTTATACCCAACAAAAGGAATATCAATAGTAAATGCGGCTTGTGGCTTATTTGCTGTTGTACAAGGAATTACGTCTGCATAATTACCCATAACTACGTTAATAGCATCTTTACCAGCATTACCATCTTCACCCTTATCTCCCTTTGCACCATCAGACGTAATAACAATAGTCTGCGTATCAAGAAGGGTAGTAGTACCGCCCGCTTTATATAATTCTACTGTGATATATCCATTAGTTGTGGCAGTTGCCATATTACTTGATGTTATAATATATGAAGATTCATCTTGTGTTGATGTGTATATGGCAGTTGAACCAGATGTAATTTTAAAACGTCCAGTATAAGCCGCTCTTGCGTTATTACCTTCTTGACTGTACGCTTTAACGTTAACAGAAGATGGAGTATATGTTACTGCGTCACTGCCGCTAGGTGTGGTTTTATTGATTGCGATTGAATCACACTCTACAGAATAAATAACAGGCGTCTTACCATCAGCACCTGCGGTCACCTTTACTAAAGAGAATACTTTGATAATATCGTCATAACCAGTTCTCTTACATGTAAAAGTTACCTTGCCTGTTAGCGCACTCATAGCAGTTACGGTAGCGGTATCGTTTGCTTTTGTTGTTGCAGACTTAGTAAATGTAACACCAGTTCCCGCACTTGTGATCGTCCAATTTTTTGTATCATCTGTGCCACCATTATAAATAATAATCTGAGAAACAGCCCCATTAAAAGCGCCTGACACAGGAGTGCCCGCCGAATTACATGGGATCATTTGGTTCTCGTTTGTAAGAACTGCGGTCACCGCCTTATCACCCGGTGCACCATCCCTAAGTTTCGTAATACAATGTATATCATAAACGTTCGCATCGTTAGTAATTACTTGAATAGTCGCAACGTCATTAATAAATAAATAATTATCAGACTCATTAACTACAAGTGTATCTCCTGTATCTGAGCCAGTAACTTTTGTCCAGTCTCCGTTAGCGTCTTTATACTGCCATTCTTGGATAGAAACATTATTTGTTTTTGCGGACAAAGTAATAATAGAATCGCTGACCAACGTACCATTTGTATTATATTTAAATACTGTATCACCAGAAATAATACAGGTTTTTGCAGAAGATGCCAGTTTTACGAGACTAAACGTGATCTGACCTTCTGCGGTTAATGTTTTTTGAGTTTCTGGTTCAACATATTCCACAGTGACTATATAACTAATCATAGTGGAAGTGGGTGTAAACTTATTGGCGTTTACCTTTAATGAACCATTAGATTGTTTTGTTTCGCCAGTTGTTAAGGCTGTAATATTTCCAGATCCTTCGCGCCTTTTCCATGTAATAGTTACACCAGTAGTAGATGAGGTCAAAGCAATATTGTTATAATAAATAACAGGTGTTAAAACTAAATTAGTTGAAGAAGTTCCCCAATTAGGCGTATAAGTATTTTGGTCTGGATCATATATAATTGACAAGGGCATATTACTAGTAGGATATACAGATAATTGCCCAACGTCAGTAAGGTCTACTAGTGTTATTGAACCATATGTAACTTGTGCCATATTTTTAATTCCTTTCTATCTTAATCAAATGATACCTCACATCTAAAAATTGCCTTACTAAATAAATCAGCAGGAGAAATTTGAATAGTTCGAGTATCTAAACGACTCCATGAGGTGTCTTCATTGCCATCTTTATCGTATTTTACCCAATGAAATTTGGTGACTTTATCAGAAATATCTGTATTACCACGTCTTACAGTTGCGGTTAATAAAGTGCTGATTCCCCGATTTTTAAAAATATTTCCAGCACTAGACTCTATTTCTACAGTGACAGGAGAGGAAGCTGCTATTAATTTTTTAACAACAAAGCTTTTCCTGACTTCTGTCCCACGATATACAGCATGGATTTCTATAGTTGCATAATTGTTGATTATATTGGAAACACTTATTCTGTGATTAACATTATCCCAAACAGCGGTTGCACTTTCTGGGATAATAATATTCCATTGAATTCCTGCGCTATTAGTAATATCAATTCCATCATAATAAACAATAGCATCCGTGTAGCAATCAGAATAATCGCCACCCTGTCCATCTTCATCTGTAAAAACAGCTTGGAATTCATTGGTAAGTGTAATTGTTAAAGAACCGTTAGTCTCGCCAATGATATCTAAAACATAATCTTGCAATGTCTTATCATCGGTGATCATAATATTATCAGCACTTACTGTAGCTACGAAATTCCCTTGTGCACCTTGCGTAATAGAAGATATTTGATTTACAATATTCGCCGTATTTTCAGTATCGTCTATTTTTTTGGACAGGTCTGTCAGAGTCTTTTCATTATTATGAGTGCTTTTTCTCATACTTTTATACGATGAGAAGAAATCATTGGGTGCTTTTACATCACTAAATTCCACCTCAATAGTATTTAAAGCACCGTAATTTATTTGATAACTAATTAATCGTAGCTTATAAATCTTATCATCAACTTCTATACGCAACCAGTTTCCTACATCAAATAATTCATCAATATTGTCGATTGTCTCAGGAAGTAATAAAAGTAAATTCCTTAATGTGCAGGAAATAGAATATTGAGATTCTGCTCGCTTAGCTATGTCTTCATCAGCCCTATCAAAGAAATCTTGTGCGTTTTGGATTAACTCAATAATACCGAGTCCATCACTGACAAAATTAGTGTTTTCCTGTTCATCTTCTCTTCGAAAAGCCAATAATTCCAGCCACAAAGAATCTCCCAAATAAGATTCTAAATTCAAGTATTTATTTACTTGTTCTTGCTGGGTCTCAATATCATCAATAAATTTATTTAATGCTTCAAGATCATTCTCTCTTACCTGCATCTCACGTTCAACAATTGCTCGTTTCTCTAAATACGGTTTATATATTTCTTCATACGCATCTGGATGAGTAGTTTCAGTTATCTTTGCTTCATCTAATATATTTAAAACCGAATTGATAGTTGAAGAAATATTGGTTAAAGATACCAGATTATATTTGATCATCTCATTTTCAAAATCTTCTGAAGACGCTTTTAATAAATTAACAATGCCACTTAATAATGTTTCTTTTTTCTTAATGATTTTTTCGATCTGCGCTTTTATATAATCATCAGTTGCTTCAGAAAGCGTGATCGAAACATTTTTAAAAGCGGTATCTTCTTCATCTGTTAGAGATGTTACTGTAATTGTTCCTTGCCAAACTGGGGCTGTATATGAAACAACTTCTGCTTTGGCATCATAACGAGATGTATCTATTGCGACTCTAACGGCATCTCTTATTTCTATTGTTGCGGTAGATTGTGTTATAGCAGATAATTGGCGCACACCAATTTTTGTATCTGTAAATAAATTTAATTGTTCTTCTGCCGTTGTATCTACTACATCGGAAGAATAGGGCATCATTATATTTCTTAAAAATCCATCTAGATATGTAGCGTGATAATAAAGTGCTGTCAAATCTGTATAGCCAACTATTGGAGTAGGAGAGTGCATCAATTCTTCTTTTGAATACTGTTGATATTTATCAACCAAATTATTATAGTTGTCTATATTTGCAGAAGACACTAAGTTCATCACCCTGTTATGTTTATACATATCATATTCTTTTTCATACATATCTAATCTATTTCGTAATTTATCTGACATGTCTTCTTTTGTATTATCAGTAAAACGCCAGATATATCTCGATCCAGAAGGGTTACAGTTTACTATAGCGGCTGTCATATCATCATCGCCCGCTGATAGTCTATAACAATTCTTTATATCATCTGTATTAGTTGATAAATTAATATTATCTCCTAAATTTTCTTTATTGATAAAAATACCCGTATCTTTGCCGTAACGAGGAATGATTTTTAAAGAATGTGTGCATTTAGGATTGGTACATCCATCTGAAAAATCACCACGTTTGCCACATTCAGGACAGTAGTCTTTAGCATCATAAAAAGATATCGTCCGTTGAAAGAGTTCGTCTGCTTCTTCATCTGATTCACCCAATATAACGATACAGTCCACTTCTTCGGCTAGTTCTTTAAAACAATCTATAACTTCTGTTTTATCAAAATCAAAAGTCCGCTTCACATTTTTTAATGAATCGTCAACATGATATATAGTATAGTGCCTTGCTTTATCATGCAGAATCCTGTCTACAATAGAAGCATCAGGATTAAGAGGATTATAAAAAACGGTATCTTCATAATCATCTCTATCAATATCATCCTCTGTGCGTATTTCTACATCGTAATTTCGAGATTGATTTAATTCTGCATATTGCGCCAAAGTACCTGTCAAATGCTTTACAGTATCATTAAAGTCATCTATAGTTACAGTGATTTCAAACCATAGTCCTCTTGATTTAATATGTGGTACATTGATTGGTATATATAATAGTTTAAAATCTTTAATTTGATCCCAGAGAGGATTCTTAACTGTATTAATATACTTGTGTACATCACATGACATTTCAGCTAATAATATATAAGAATCTTCTAAAGATACTTTTACAGTTAATGTTTTTTCGTCTATTATTAATACACCAAGTTTTTTACCACTTTTATTTGCCAAAATACATGAGGGAATAATAGGTTGTTTAACAACATCTCGTTCTATCCGTTTCCCTGATACTAAACCATTCAAATGTATTCCCCCCTTTCATTTTATTTATACTGGAATTACTTTTCTGATTGGATTGTAAACAATAGTATATTCACACGGTAAAGAAAAAGTAATGATGTTTTCGTTGGTTAAATAATTATTACATATTCTGAGGAATTTAAAATTGAAATCATCATAAACGTTATGACTTTCCTGAGAAGATTGTAATTGTAAATACTTGGAAAATGTCAACGTTTCTCCATTTGTACAATTCTTAACAATAGTATCTCTATCTTCTTCAAAGTCGTTATGAATTACTAAGTCTCCACTTGTTGAACATGTAATGATCACTTCAGGATATAAATAACCAAGTTCAACAGATGTATCATTGATTATAATTTGTTCATTTGCTGTTGCAGTACCACTATAAGTTACATCGTCTTGAACAGCATATGGACGAGTGGAAATAAAGTTCAAAGTAGCGCCAATCCTTCTCGATCCTGATAATTCTTCTGTAATATTAAAACTACCGTCCCAATGTACGCCTTGATATTCTGTTTCGGGCAATTTAAAAACATGAGGTGCTGGTCTGCACAACCAACGCTTTAACGCTTCCATTTCTTCAATGCTTATACTGATTTCATCTGTTTTACATGGATTTTTAATTATAGTAATAGTAAAGGCTAATGTACTACTATAAATCTGATATAGAAAAGGTTGTTCTTTCCCCATAAATAATGAGGTTTGGGTTATATCTCGCTGTCCCTCTGTAGGTGTAGTAGTGCTCGAAAATGATGCCATAACATATTTTCCATCTTGAAATTCGCTCAAACGTGTATTGTCATAAATAAAATCTGCTACACTCAAGTGTCACACCACCTTTCTATTCTTGAGAATTAATTAATTCTTGTAAATTTTTTTGTAGTTCTTTTACTTCTATCAGGGCTTTTCGCAGATTACGATTAAGTTCGTTATACTCCTTTATCGCTTCTCTGTATACTTTTCCCAATTCTAATACTTCTTGAATATCTTTTTCTTCATTCATCCCTTTACCTCCTTAAAAACAACGAGTGCCCGGTTAGGGGCACTCATTGTAATCATCAATTATCTAAACCTAATTGAATTACCTTTCAAAGAATTATTGCCATTAAGTCTGCCGATAGAAAGTTCCTGAATATATTTTGTGAAATTCGGATCTCTCTGTGCTTCCTGCATAAATTCTTTATAATTAGTAACATTAGGAATATTAAATGTAATATTGTTAACAATATCTCCAGTTGTATTATTGGTATTCGTTATATTCTTATTAGGTCTCATATCCATATGGCTGGCTATAAAGTCAACAGGATTAGACATACCTTTCAAAAGATTAACCGCAGCATCGTGGGGCAGAACAGCAGTACCTTTATTTAAACGAGTATAGATTTTACCGTTCTTGTTAATAAATACTTCTTGCCCCTCTTCATCAACACGATACATTCCAGCACGATTGACATTCTTGGTACCTTTTGCAAACCCACCTTGTATTTTTAAACCTTTAGATGCGGCTGTGCTAACTGCTTTATTGCTGTTATTTGAGGAACTTTTTAAAGCGTTGCCGCCAGCGGTTTTAGTTCTCTTTTTAATCTTACCATTTTTATCGGTCTCAAAAGTATATCCATCAACATTAAATTTACCAATTTGCAGTATACCATTAGAATTGAAGTAATATTCATCGTTACCTATTTTTTGCCTACCAGTCAGCATCTTGCCACTATTTACACTAAAGTAACGTCTTCCTTCCTTCATGTCTCTCCAACCAGTTTGTATAGTGCCAGATTTGAAGTAATATGTCGAACTTCCAGTTTTATATAAACCTGTATAATTACTTTTTAACGCGCCAGTCGTTTTATCTAACAGATAATAAGTATTACCTATTTTCTGTACGTCTTTAAGCATTGCACCATTTTTAGTACTCAAGTAGTACCACTTGCCGCCGACTTTCTGCCAGCCAGTCGTCATTGCTCCGCTGGAGTTCATATAGTACCAGTTGCCTCCAACCTTCTGCCAACCTGTTTGCTTCTTATCGTTCTTATAATAATAAGTTTTTCCACCTTCTGTGATAAAACCGTTTTTGGCTTTAGCTGTAGTTTTGGCAGGTGTCGTAGTTGATTTAGCCGCTGTACTACTTGATGCTGTAGACTTAGGAGTATAATCCGCAACTGTAGGCGTAGTAGGCACTGTCGGTGTAGGTGTTTTTGCATATGTGGTTGCAGATGTATTGTCTACAGAACCATTAGAAGTAGATGTAGCAGTAACGAGTGCACCAACTTGTCCTGCGACATTAGCAACATTTGCAGAGAGATTCTGCACACCTGTGTATATATTATTTAAACTACCGCTAAGTGAATAATCAACAGAAGAAGCAACATCTTTCAAAGTAGATACGATATCAGCTCCAGACTGATTAACTCCAGAAACGACTTCGGTTAATAGAGCATCAATATTGTCTAATCGAGCATTTAAAACCTCTTCATATTTTTCTTGCATGGTAGATAATGCATCTTTAATATCAGAGATTCTCTGATCTTCCTGAGTGTCTTCTAAATCTTTTTGTGCTTCTTTCAGTTGGTCTCGTAATTTCTGACGTTTCGTTGCACCCTCTTCAGAATCATCACCTTCCATACTCTTTAATTGCTTTTGTAAAGAATTAATTTCTTTTTGTTTTTTGGCAATACTTTCGGCATATTTTTGCTGTTCTTTTTCAGCATCTAAAGCATCTTCATATTTATCAATAAGGTCTTCCATGACCTCTATTTGCTTTTTGATGCCTTTTTCTACAAGATCAGCGATAGCTTCTTTTTGAGAATGCGCATTAGAAATAGCATCTTGCTGTGCTTTTAACCATTCGTTACGTTGGTCAATCAGTGTTTTATTATTAGGGTCTTTAGCGATATCTGCGTTCAGTCGCTTTACTGCTTCTCCATATTTTTTAGCTTGCTTGATATAAATATCATATCGTTGAGCTTCTAATGCAAAAGCGGCTTTTCCTTTATCAGTTACTAATCCAGTATCTTTATCAAAGAGATCTATCTCATTAATAAGATCACCTAAGAATTCCATCTCATCTGCAAGATTACTTAATTCATCTTGACCGCGTTCAAACTTATCCCACCGAAGTTGACGAATAGAATTAACTAACGATTGAATTTCTTTATTAACCGCAATGACTTCATTATTAATGTTTTTGATTTGGATATACCATTTATACCATTCTTCGGAATATTGCTGAATTCTTCCAGCTTTTACTGCGGCATTTAATTGCGCTTGTAATTCAGAGGCTTCACTATTCAGTGCTTTAATCTTATTTTGATTTTCAGTAATTTGACTAGAATAATAATTTTCTGCTACATCATATCCACGCTCAGTTACCAAATCTATTCTATTTTGAAGAGATGTGATATTAGCCCCGATATTATTGATCGTAGTTTCCCATTTGGTTTGAATTAATGTAAGTTGCTGTATAGTAAGTTGAGACAGTTTATTAATCTGGTCTTGTAACTTTTGTTGCATCTTAACATATTTTTCATACCAAGTCTGGTACGCCTGAATCTTTTTCCAAAGTCCTTCATCTCTAACATCATTAATAGTAAAATATTGTCCGCTGTTAACCGAATTTTGGATTCGCTTAATCCAAGTTTGACTTAGTGCGGTGCCTGAGGCTCCTTGAGAACCCTTTTTGTAACCCTCGTCACCACTCTTTAAGCCAGCTTCTTTTGCGGCAGCTGATGCTTTAGAAAGATAATTGTAAACATGGCTCTTACTGCTTAAAGAAGAATTGATTGCATTAATTTCTTTTTGTACAGTTGCTAAATCTTGAACCAAAGCACTGTTACGATTAGCAAAAGTGCTATAAGTTTTAGCCGCATTTGTGTCTAATTGAGAGATTAAAGCATCAATACGATTAAGTCTAATTTCAATAGCATCAAGTGTTTGAAGATTATCTTTAGAGCTTTTATTCGAAGAGGAATTACCAGAAGATTTCTTGCCACTCTTACCAGAAGATTTCTTACCACTGCCAGAAGATTTTTTGCTACTACTGGAAGAAGAGGTACTACCTTTGCGAGATTTTTTCGAAGCTTTTTTCAAAGTTCCACCTGCCGCATGAGACATGCCTGATAGCTGTCCATCCCATTTAGCAGTACCAGCAGCAAATGCTTTACCTTCTAATTCGTCTTCGTCAAAATCTTCGTCATCTACAGTGCCGTTTGCAAAAGCGCCACCAACCATTTTGCCATGAGAACCATTAACATATCCTTTTTTAAGGAGTGATTCAGATTGTTTATGATTAAAAATAATCGAGCCTTTAGGAAGATTAGCAAATGTAGGATCACCGCCATTAAGAATTTGCCAATGTCCGTCTGGAGTTACAATTACTTCACTACCTAATTCGTTTACAAGAGCACCTTTTTCTGCTTTAGGAAGACCCCAATCACCAGATAAAGTGCCACCCGCATAAGCATGACCTTTGGATATTACTGTACCTTGATTATGAGCGGAGCCTTGGAAACCTCCTCCATTATTAGGTTTTCCTTCAGTAGTATATTTGGTTTTTATGGTTATGGTCTTGTTAGATAATTTATCATAAACACTTGACTTCCAACTAGAAATTGTACTAAAACCAACCTGACTAGCGGTAATTCTAGCTGTTTTATCTTTGATAGAGCTTAATTTACTCTTTGAATCTGAAACTTTACTGCTTAATCTAGAATTGTCTGCTGAGATCTTAGGTGTGGTGACTTTTTTCCCTAAAGCGTTTAATTTATTGGTTACATCACTGCTTGTTTTGTTAAATTGAGCAGAATTACCATTAATAGTAACTTTTACTTTAGGATTCTTCTGAGATGTTAAATTATCAATCGAATCTTTAGCTTTGTCAACATCTTCTATTCCATCTACACTTAAACCAATAGAGACATTTGATCCGCTCATCGCTTTAAGATTTGATACTGTCTGATTGGCAGCATCTACCTGAGAAGTATCAGAAGTAACCGTGGTATTTATCTGCTCATCTTTAATAGTAGTTTCATGGTTTGTAGTTTGAACACCCTGTTGTACACCTGCTTGATTAGCTGCATCTTGAGCGGTATTTTCGGCTTTTAAGACAAGAGGCATCTCTGTTTCTTTTGTTGCTTCCTCTTTGGTTTCTTCAATTACTTCATTCGCTTGAGATGCGTCTGCACTAAGATTCATTTGAAAATCTGCTTCACCATTGAAACCAAGAGTAGTAAGAGGTTTAAGATCTTCAGCAGAAGAAGCTAAATGAGCATGTACACCAACATCGGGTTCTGCTGAACCAATTGTATCTGCCACTTCTTGTTTAGCCGCTTCTTCGCTTGCAGGATCGACACCGACACCAACAGTAATAAGATCTGCACCAATAGGAGCATGCCCATCTTTATAATAACCCTGAATATGAGAGTTGTCTAAAACAGGAGATATTTTTATCTCAACTCCATTAGCATATTTATTTTCAATTTGTTTAATAATCTCTTCGGGGTCATTAGTCGGTGTAAAATCATATGCCATCTGTATTTTTTCAGGCAACTGAGAAAATTGTTGGGCAAACTCTTGTATTTTTTTATCGTCTTTAATCGAAATATCAAATCCTAATTTACTGTTTTCTTTAATTGAATCTAATCTTTCGTTAAGATCACCTGTTATTTCTTTAGCGTAATCTAAAGTATCAACGTTAATTTCCATATCAGGTTCAACATGTTTACCATTTATGATATCTAAGCGCTCAATCATTGATTGCAATAAATCGTCTAAAGCACTAGCAGTTTCAGTACTAATATCAGGATTAGCCTTTAAATCTTGGATTTCTTTAATTTTAGATTCTAATTCTTCAGCGCTTAAAGTCGCTACATCAAAATCAAAAAGATTTGCATGTGCGAGTGCTGGATCAGTGCCTGTCTTTTTTAAATCAATTAATCTTTGTTTTGCCGCTTCAGCCTGCTCGGTTACTTTATCTAACTGTTGCATTTGACCATCGGTGAAGAAATGAACTCTAGAACCAGTAGCATTTAATTCATTCATTAAAGAAAGAATTAAATCCTTAGATACGCCATAATGTTCTGCAACAGCATCAAGATTTTTATCAGTCATTGTCATGACAGTTTCGCCAGCTGCATTTGTGGAAATTTCAGCATACTCTTCAGGCCAAGACATTATTTCATCAATCCATAAATTAGCTCCCTGTGTAGGATCTTCTGTAAAGAATTTTTGCATTGTGTCAGCGCCTTGTTCATAAGCCGCTTCTACTTCCTTAACTGACGCTAATGCTAAATCTTTATAGGAGAATAACTGAGCAATACGCCTGAATCCTTCTTCACCAGTTTCACCACTTTCAAGATAGGCATCGCCCTCTTTAAAGATTTGATCTCTAAACAATTTGTAATTAGTACTATAATCTGCGCTTCCGTGTCCATTTTGATATTTGCTTAAAGCCGATGTAGCTCCACTATAAGCTGACCATAGCATATCTAATTGTTCAATTTCTTCTCTGTATGCATCAGCGACCGCTCCAGAAGAAGCTGTAAACTTCTCCATTAATTCTTGACGCTTCTCATAAAATTCTGCATGACGCATTGATTCTTCTTGAGACTGCAACGCTCTTAATGCATCGGCATTAACCATAATGCCGCCCGCTGTTTCTTCAAATAAAGAAGCATAATCATAATTGGGCAAATCTTTATAAGCATCAGCAATTGCTTTAACTTCGCTTGCAATTTCATGCCCTTGATCATCTTGCGTCTTAGTAAATGTCAAGAATCCTTGTCCCTTAGAAAGGGTAGAAGATAAGTTAGAAGTTTCTTCAATCCATCCAGAAGCTTTTTGAGCGAATTTATCAAATGACTCGCCCGCCTCATCTAGAGAAGTGGTAGCTATATAACCTAACCTACCCAATAATTCTGCGACAGCATTGATTGACTCTTGCGAAGACTCTGCGGTAATACCAAATGCGTCAGCTATTGTTTGGATATCGCTTGCTACTTCAGGGGGAAGATTAGATAAGTTACTTAAATATCCTTCAATATCTGTAACATCATATTTAAAATCATCAAACAATCCACTTAAAGCATCTACACTGCCAGTCTTTTGTAAAGCTTCCATTACATTGTTTACATCAAGACCAGCCTCTTTAGCGGCTTTAGACAATTGTTCCATCCCTAAGTAGATAGCGCCCTTTTTGCCTGAAAAATGCATCATTTTACCAACTGCATTGGCGGTATAATCTCCAATATCATTAACAGCCGCTATGATGCCTTTGCCCCCTTTTTCAGGTTTGTCAAGTTCAAGTATTTGACCAAGATCAATTTTCCCTGTTGTTTTATCTGTGGCTTCGTTTATAATATTTTGTATATAGTCATGAACGGTATCAGCATCTAAAAATTCGCCCTTCCCATTTTTAGAATTCTTCATAATAGGAGTAAAGGCTATATCAATATTATTAAATTTTTCCGATGTTCCAAATACAGTATCTATACTGCCTTTTTCGGGATTATAGTCCCAAGATTTTAATGCGTCTGCATATTGCTTCTTGGTTTTTTTATCCCATTTTATTACGGGACGTTCATTCATATTAACGTTGCCGAATTGGGCAGTTGGATATAATCCTTGTAATGGCTCAACTCCGAAACCTTTCATTCCCCATTCATATGCTTTTTGTTGTTCATTTAAAAGATTTTCAACGGCATCACGAAGGGTATCAGGAATTTCCTTAGCTGATTTTTTATTTTCTTTTGGAGTGCCTAAAACGGACTCAACAGCATTCTTTACTTTAGAATCATTAAATTTCTTCTTGATATTATAGGCTTCTATCTGAGTTTGATCAACTTTATCAAAAATGTCTTCAAATGGACGATTAAATTTTTGATCGCCCATTGCATCGACCACTTCATTGGCAGCCTCTTTTACTTTGTCAAAGGCAGTTTTGGTCTTTTCAATTTGGGAAGTATCGCCAGAAACTAGTGCAGCATTATAATTATCTACTGCCTCTTGTGCCTCAACAAGGACTTCGCCAGCGGAAAGATTGTCTTCACCAAAAGTGCCATTCTTAGCAAAAATGCTTTGTTCAAGAAAAGAGTTGTAATCGTCTTTGTATTTAGAAATTATTTCATCGTTCTCTTGGATGGAAGCGGTTAATGAATTCATTAATCCTTCAAAGCCACTGCCGTCCCAATCCTCGCCCATTTCTTCTTTTAATTCCAAAAGACGATTATACAATACGTCCATAGACTCTTCAGCTTCTAATGCATTACCTGTAAAACGAATACCAATTTCACCAGCATAATCATATTTTCCCCAATTGCCCGTTAAATCTTTTGTTAAAGATTCTATGTCTTTATCTGACAAAAAGCCACCTGAAGACATATTATATACTTGTCTGTCTTTGGTAAGTTTTTCTTCTGCATTTTCATAATCTCCAGCATTATGCGCAAGATTAGAACGCGCTTCCTCTGCTTTAATATTACGAAGCTTGTCTAACTGCTCATCTAATTTTCCATTAACAAGATCAACTCCATCAGCACTATGTCCGTATTCATCAGTAATTTGTTTTTGTAAATCATATAATTGTTTTTTAATATTTGCTTGTTCTTCTTCGGATAAATTAGTATTTTCTAATTGTTTATGTAAATCTTGATATTGTTGTGTATAGTTATTGAGAGAGTCCTTATTCTCATTCCAAGTATTAGTTAATTCATGTGCTTTATCAATGTGATCTTGTTGTTGTTGATCGAGATAGTTGAATAATCCGTTTATAATAGTAATAGCTGCAGGAATTGCTATAAGCCAGAACAGGGGACTTGAGGCTAGTCCAGCTAATCCAGTTGCGCCCGCAGCAGTACCAGCGCTACCCGCACCAGTTGCGACTCCATCAAGACCTTGACTCATACCACCAGATAGTTTCGAGCCAGTTTGAGCATCTTCCGCTTCTTTGTTTGCAATAGTAGCTAGTGTGTTTTCCTCTGTCTTTTTTGTATTATCTGCAGTTGCGACAGAATCAGTGGTTTCACCAACGGCACCTTCTATATGTGCTGAATTGTTAGCATTTTCAGCTGTAGTTTCAGCGACTTCAGCAGCCGCTTTCTCTCCAGAAACAGATATACTTTCTTCTTTTAAAGCATTGCCTTCTTCTAGAACATCGTTCATTTCTTGTTGGGCTTCTTTTTGTTCTTTTAATGCTTGTATTTCAGGGTTTTCTTTAGCTTTCGCTCGATTTTCTCTTTGATTTTGAATTTGTGCCCAGCCTTTAAAGATTGATTTATTTTCATCGTCAGATTTGTTACTATCAAAAATTGTTCTGAAAACATCACCTAAAGACTTACTAGTCGCTTTCGCTTCGTCTAATCGGCTAACAAATTTAACAAGCCAACTATCTGCGGTCATGAGACCTCTAATAATTGTTCCACCATAAAGAAGAGCAAAAGCAGACTGGAGTCCACCAACCTCATTTATGACGTTAAGAATAGTAGTACCTAAGTCAATGAACATATTGATGATATCGCGATTAGCGGCATTTGCCCAGAGTTCTTGCCAAGCGTTTTGAAGTTTTGCAAGGTGCCCAGAGATACTATCTAAATATTTCTGATTTTCTTTCATTGCAGAATTTGCAGCTTTAGTGGAAGAATCTTCGTAGACAGATTGAAGAGTTTTAGGGTTCTGAAGAATCGAACTGGCAATAGATGCACGGTTTTTACCTGCAATTGATTCAAGCAACAAGTTCTGACGGTTATCACCAGATTTAAGGTCAGCTTGACGGATTTCATCCCAGATTTGGGAGAGACCTAGCATGATTTCATACGTTGATTTGTAGCGACCTAACTCATCTTGAATATCAAAACCTTGGTAATTATTAGAAGCTACTTTGGTTGCGTTCATAATCAATTCACGCATCTTAGATTGCGACATAATCATGTCGGACGTATCTTCGCCCATTTCTTCCAATTCTTCTGCCGCTTCTTTAGTGCCTGTTAAACGAAGCGCGATTGTACGAATACCCTTGCCCGTCTTGGAAGCGTCCTGCGTAATAAGGTTGCCTGCCGTTGTCAAAGCAATAGCTTCATCAAGATCATTTCCTGCTGTTGTAAGTGTAGCTGCTCCATCTTGAAGAGCAGTTGCTAATTCATCAGTTGCTATTGCATAATTATTACCGATAAGATTCAATCTATCTACGATGTCCATCTTATCGATACCTTTTTCTGCGTCTTCATATGCGGCGCTCATAGCAACCAATGCAGTTGTTGCGTCATTAATATTGTCAAATTCAGAGACATTAAACAGTACATTTGCAGTTTGCGCTGATTGAGAGGCTTCCTGTAAAGTTTCGCCTAAACGCATCCAGTCGGCAGTACTCGTTTGTAATTGCGCGGCTGTAGTACCGATATCATTCGCTGTATCAAATGTACTCTTTTGATATTCTCTTAAACTACTCAGACTTTCATCTGAAACTTTTTGCATCTCTGTTAATGCATCATCAAGTTCATGGATGATTCCAATACCCTGTTTAAATACGCCAATTACTTCATAAAACGAAACAAAGGACAGGAGATAAGTGCCTAAGGATTTAAAACGCTCGGTAAGCATCGAAATAAAAGTGCCGCCTGTATTCCCAGCTTCCTTTTCTGCATTCGCAATATCTCTTAATTGCTGAACGACATTTGATGCATCAAAACTGTTAATTCCAGTTTGTAATTGACCGATTAATCCGCTCATTTCTGTTCTAGCACTAGATGATATAGCTGGATTATCGTTTAAAAATTTTTGATAAATTGCTCGTTGTTTTTGTAATTCACTAGGATTAACAATAGAAAAATCTTTTGCGCCATTTTTTATACGATCTAAGGACTCTTCAAATCCTTTTAAATTAGTTACATATTCTTTTATAATATCAGGATTACCAAGAATTTCTTCAAGTGACATGCCCTGCATTTTCTCAACAATCTTTTGAAAATTACCAAAAGATTCAGATGCGGAAACAATGTCTTTTTTAAATACCTTAAAAGCCGCATCGCTAAGAGAACCTTGAGCAAACACTTTGTTTATTCCTTCAAAATTAGATTGTTTAATAATATTTGTAAATAAATCTCCCCCAAGGATTTTCGTCAAATCATCTTTTGTGCTTTTCGCCTCATGAATAATCTGTGAGTGAAATTTTTCAAACCCTAACGTTACTTTATCTAAAGCAACCTGTTGATTTAAAACCGCTTTATCGGGCGCGTTTTCACTTAATATACCCGTAAGAAAATCTGGTCTTTGTATATTGGTTGCCTTTGATATGCGATCTGTATATGTTTTTATGCTTTTATAAATGGCATCTATAGAAGTTGTAGTTGCTTTAGGATTACTAATTTCGCCAAATAATTTAGTAATAGCAGTCCCATATCCCGTAAAACTTGCAGGTAAACTTGCCAATAGATTTTTCGACTCTGTAATTGAATCTTTGGCGGTTTTAAAAGTATTAGTAACCGATTCAATGTCCTGTTTTACCTGTTCCGTCACAGAATTTGTATTAGGATCAAATACTTTGAGAGGCTCATCAGTTAATGTTTGTTTTATTTGTCTAATTCGTTCTAATGCCTGTTCAACATTTATTAATTGAGCTTCTAAAGCGGGATCAATGACAACTAATTTTTCACTATCTGCTTTAATCTTTTCTAAATCTTTTTCTAATTTATTTAAATCTGCTATAGGTCTTTTAGTAGCCGATTCAGCTTTGGCTAACGCTTCTTTCTCAGCTTGATCTTTAGCTGCTTGGGCAGCCGTCTTTTGTGCTTCAACTTGTGCTTTATATGCTTTATCACCAGCAGCGGCACCACTTACATTCTGAGATAACATCTCGGTTAGTTGCAAGACCTCTTTTAATGCAGAAGCATCCATGAAATTAAAGGTACCGTTTTTCATAGAATCAACGATTTCTTTTAATCTCTCCAATGCCATAGTTGCACTATCTACATTCTCAACATAACCCCTGATTTCTTCTCCTGGATTATTTATTAATAATTGCATTTTCTGTGTATCATCATTAGGATTATATTGATATGCTAAATTCAAGTCTTCTAATGCACTTTTTTGTTTTTCATATTCAGCAATAGTCTTAGCAACATAAGAGGCTTGAGCATTCTCTATTGCTTTTAAAGATTCAACTTGCTGAGAAGCTGCTTTTGTAAAACTATCACCTAATTGAGCACCAAAGATATTATCTTCAGGTTTAAGAGATGCTTGAGACAGTATTCTTTGTTTTGTTTCTTCAACATGTTTGGCAGCAGCATCTATTTCTTGTACTGATTTAGCGTCCAAAGCACCTTTTACATCTGTGCTATAACCTTTATATTGCTTACTTAAAGATTCATCAGCGGCTTTTTGTTGTGCTTTTTCTTCTTCTTTTTTAGCCTTTTCTGCCGCTTTTATTTGCTCTAGTTCAATTCGATTTTTTTGTTTTGTTTGTTCATCTAATAATTTTTTGTTTTGTGCTTCAGCCTCTTCTGTTCTTTGTTTTCTTTCAGCCTCTAATTGTTTTGCAAGATTATTTTTTTCAGTTTCTAACGCTTTCTTTTCAGCCTCTAATGTTTTCTTTTCTTCTGCATTCGCTTTTTGTTGATCGTTAGCCTTTTTGTTCTTATACTTGTCAACTTCAGACTGTAATTGCTTTCTAGCCTGTGTTTCTTCATCTAACAGTTTTTTAGTTTTAGCCAACTCCTCATTAGTAGCTTTAGTCTGCTCTTTAGCGACTTCAAGCTGTTCTGTAAGACCTTTAAACTGCTCATCAAATCCTTGAGAAAATTGAGCTGTATCAATTTGTTGCTTGAGTTCAAAAATCTTTTGAGTAGCCGCTTCTATCTTTTGAGGAATTTGTTCAAATACTTCTTTTAAACCTGTCAAATTAGAACCGTCAGAAAGAGATGAGAGAGTCGAATTTAAAATATTAAGTTGACCAATAATTTCTTGAATCTTTCCTGAAATGGCATCTAATACAGCGCTATTATCACCACCAAATATTTGTTTGATTAATTCGGTCGGAGAATTGTCAAGAGCAAAATTCTTTGCGCTATCTATAATTGCATCTGGGGCTTGCGTTATTTTAGGAAGAATAGATTGTAAATCAGCACCAGCTTCAATAGCATATTGTTTTAAATCATCTATTCTCCTTTTGTATGCTTCCATTTTTTCTTCGTTGGTAGATTTTTTATCGTCTAAAACATCTTGCGTAGACCAAAGAGTTTTAAAATAATTATCTCCACCATTGCGTTTCAGCATACCCTCCCAATTTTGTCCTAAATTATTAGAAAAATATTTTTCCAAAGATTCTGCTTGTGATCGTAATTCTTTTAAAGCCTGCCTATCTTTCGCAGCTTGTTGCTGGATAGCATTACCTGTGTTTGAAATATTAAAATTAAACCCTAAATCTTTTTGAGAGATCGTTTGTAAACTATCAGCAATAGTTTGAATCTGTGATAACAAATTTGGTAATCCAGAATTGTCATCAACTGCTCCAATAGCAGATTGCACACTTGCCAAAGATGCAACAAGTGCTATAACTTCTTCATTTAATGTTTCAAACTGACTAATTAACGGATTAATATCTAATCCATTTTGTAAATCAACTTTAAGCCCACCCTCAGCTTGAACAGCAGACATTACTTTACTCACTTGTTGACCTGCTTCAACAATTTGTCCCATTGCTTCGGCTATTTTTGTCAATTGTTCTGTAGTGCCAGCAGAGTCAGAACTTTTTCCCATTTGGTTAATTGTATTAGATACTTGGGTTAATAAAGTTTGAATTTTTTGAGTAGTATTAATAGTATTTTGTAATTCTTCAGGATCAAAACCAAATTTTGCTTTTAATGCGGCTTTAGATTCTTCTTCAATACTTTTAGCACTCGCTTCTGCTGATGCTTTAACATCTTTGTTTGCATCAACAAATGCTTGTTTGGCTTCAGCGGCACTTATAAATTTAAAAGTAAGATTATCAGCGTCATCCCCTTCTTTTTGCATTCCCTTGATATTGTCCGTCTTCACAGGTGTCTCTGGGTGAGTAGGGGGTACCTCTGGTTTCGGTGCTGGTGTAGGATTCGCTGGTGTGCTAGGTGGCTGCGCATTATTGGCATTTTGACGAGAAGTCGCCAACCTATCTTGCGCATCAGCATCCGCATTAGCCGCATCTGCTTCTTCTCGCATAGCTGTAGCCGCACCTTGTGCTGTTTCAGCGGCCTGTTGCCCCACTTGATTTCCTTGCTGTTGTGCTTGAGATAACCCTTCAACAGCACCTGTCGCACGAGTTGCTGATTCGTCTAAAGATTCAGTTGGTATTTCTCCATTTTGATTTGTTAAGTCGTTTAAGGCATTTTGAGTTTGCTGTATTCGTCCCTCCCAATATGATATTTTTTGTTCTAAGGAATCAGCAAACTCTTGAAAACTGTCTATGGTAATAACATCACTGTCTTCAGCCCATTTTGCAATTAGCGCGTTTTGATGATCAAATAAAGATCCGGGGTCAAAATTGTCCTTATCACTAAGAATTTTATTAACTTCATCACGGGCTTCCTTTAATTTTTCTTGGATATTTTTATAAGTACTAATATATTTTTCTAATTGCTCTTCCGTTGCGTGTTCGTCCGTCTCTCCACTGCCCGCCTCTTCATTTGGAATTTCTATTGATGTTGGAGACATCTGCCTAATTGTCTCATTAATTTCTTTTACTTTTTCTTGTCTTGCTTCAATTTGTTCTTTTAAATTATCTAATTTTTCCTGAGCATCTTCACCATAGCTTTCCAGAGCGCCAAATGAAGCACCCGTTTCACCTGATGATTCCCAATATTGTGCTAAATCTCTAATAACATCATTATCAGAGTCATACATATGTTCTAAAACAATTTCAGCTTCAGACCTAAATTTAGTCGCTGATTCACCCTCATTTATTGATTCAACAATATTTTGAATGGCAGAATTCAGTTCTTGCTGTTCTTGGTATTGTCTTTCAAGTTCTTCAAGCTCTTCTTCTAATGCTTTTCTTTGTTGTTCTAATTGTCCAACATCAACTATTTCTTGAGTATCAGGCGTTGATTCTGGCGTTACCTTTGCTGGTTTTGATTCTTCTGCTTGGATGTTCGCAATTTGTTCATTTATTGCTCTTTTTTGCGATTCAGTCTCAGCAATTGTGTTTAGGAGATTTTGTAGTTCAGTAGAATTTTCAATCCATCTTTGTTTTAGATTGGTTATATGCTCTCGGAGACCATCAGTATTAAACTCTTTTTCGCCACCAAATTCTCTTGCTAATCTTTCTGCCAACGACTCTTTTTTATCCCATGTTTTAAGTTTATCTAAGTTAGAGGGCATATTTTTGCCATTATTACCCCCTATCATATTTTGGTAAGCCTTATAATATTCAATCCATGCTAAATCTTTATTTGATTCATCGGCCTCATCATACGCTTGCTGTTTTTCCCATAATTGTTTTTTTGATGCTGATACGCCCTTTTGTTCATAATTTCCATTAATTACATCAACAATCGCTGTATTTTCTTTTTCTAATTCTTCTTTTGCCCTTTGTAATTCATCAGCTTGTTTTTCTACTTCTTGACGCTGTTTGGTTAAATGATCAACATCTCCCTCTAGCTTATCAGTAAAAACAGACGGATCTACCATTCCTTCAATATTTTCAGCGCTAGAATCAACGCCAGTTTTTCCATATGTGTTTAATAAGTTTTTAAAGGCTTGAGAAATTTGTGCTTTTCTTCTAGCTTCATCATCTCTTTGTTTTTTTTCTTCTGAACGATTATCAGCCGTTTTTTCTGCAAGAGACTCTAACCAATTTGTAACAGTATCATCATATCTTAAATCAGCAGGTTCTTCGTCAGGTGCAATTATATTAAATAACTGATCCCAGTCAAGCGTATTAGCTTTATCATACTCTTGAATGGTTGATTCAATCTGTTTAGAACGCTCTCCTTGAACCATTTCACGAAGACGGGATAAAAGAGCTGGGATGTCTTTTTGTTCATATTGACTCGCATTTAACTTCTCTCGTATATCATCTCTTGTTTTACTTGCTTTCTCTATTTTTGAACGTAAATCACCAATAATATTAGTAACATCTTCTTGTGTATATTTACCACCTTTTTCCGAACTTGTGATTGCAGAAATAATCTCGTCAAGACGATTTTCTGCGGTCGCATATGCTTTCTGTTGTTCCTCGTTTTTAGGATTCTGCTTTGCAATATATTTTAAACGTTCAGTTAAAGCAGCCGCTCTTCGCAAATCTGATTTGGTAAAAGAATCAGTTTTCCCACCCGCTTTTAGCCACAGGTCTTCAACTTGCTGTGATGATGCTGTACCGCCTATCATATAAGGCATAACATCTTTATAATCTGTTGAAATAGACACATTGCTCATCATTTGGACAATATCTTTTATTGTTTCATCAGCATGCTGACCTAACGCATTTCGATATTGTGCCTTGAATTTTTGGGTGTCTCTTTTCCCCATACCAAAAGATTCGATAGCCTCATCAAAAATTGAGGCTCCTAAAATTTGTTGAGCAATCTCCTCCCCAGGTTTAATTTTCTCCCATTTCGAGGCACCTGTTTTAGAAAATTCTGAGCTATAATAATATGGGATCTCTTCTATGCCCCTTCTAAAACCCTCAATAATTTGTACTTTAACGCTTTCCGCTAAATCTCCATCGGCTAAAACTTGAGTTAAAGGAGGAATTACATTACTCCAATCCAAATCTTTAAATTTACTATTAGACAATAATTCATTGATTTTGCCCAATTCACTTTCAGCCTGTTCTGCTAATTTTTTATCGTTAAAACCTACATCCAATTCATAGTCTTTAAGATTGCCTTTTAGTCCATTTTTAAGTTGACTAGCAATTTGTTTATAATTATCAATTAACTCAACTGCTAATGATATCTTACCAGTCGCAACACCCTGTCCAGCCATTGTAACGCACCTCCTTTCACATTATATTTATTAGCTAAACCTAAGCACTGAATATTTTTGTTTCATAGCTGCTTCTACTCCTAAATTAAACATTTTATTTTGAAATTGGTCACTAGCAACCATCTTTTCGATTTTTCCGAACCTATTTGGTTCTCCTTGAATATAAACAGGATCTTTAGCCACAGGAGAAAGATAATCCCCATAATGTCGTAAATGATTCACGCGCCTGCCATGCAATCCTAAATCCCAAACGCTTTCATATATTTCTTCTTCTGAAATGCCTTTTGGCTCATGATTCGTAAAACCGGGCAATATGGCAACACCACCCTCTCGAAAGTTGCCTTTACGAAAATGAAATTTTTTATAAGACCAATCACGCATTTGACCAGTTCTTTGATAATATTCAGGATCATATTCATTGTAATAACCCGCCATTTCTTTTTTAGCAAATTCTTCAATTTTATTAGACGCTTCTTTAATTGCAACAATAGAAAAAGTATTAAAGAATAATTGCAAATCGTTAGTAATGGCAGCATCGTTAAGGTCTATTGTAAAATTTAAACCAAATTTCATAGAATTACTCCCTCTTCACAATCCTCCTCACCTTATCCATATCAATTTCTCCGACCACATCTTCAGCAGCCCCAAGGAAACTTTCAATCCATTTATGAATAAGCGGAGCAAACTTTACCACTTGTTCCCTGACAAAAGCATGCGGTTCATAATAATTTGTCATAATATCATTGCTCTTCATATTGAGCACACTATCAAACATAGCCACTTGCGCTTCAGGAATATAACTAATAATTACGTCCACAAGACCATACCTCTGTAACAGGTTAAAATCACCCAATGCATCATTTTCATCAAACTTAATATTTGTATATGTATTAAGTAGTGCACTTACATACAATAAATACTTTTTACATGAATCGACTTTAAACTGCCCATCAACTGTAAAATAACTAGACGCGATAATCTGATCGCAAATAGCGCACACCACTTCATAACGTTCATAATCTTTTACAGCAAGTGTCCCTTCCAGATATACACGTCTAGCATCATCTGAAGATCTGTTTTTAAGTGACTTAACAAAATCCTTTACTGTCACAAATTTAACTCTATCTTTTTCAGCATCTATAAAATGTGTTCTAACATCTGCCTGCTGATTCTGATTCGTATTTTTAGCCATAATTAATTCTCCTTTTCTTCCTTAATTAAATTTCTTACAGTATGCCACCCCTACACAAATAGCATCTGCCTCATCGTCATTTACTTCTTTGTTAAAGTTATCTTTAACATATTTAATTGAAGCTTGTTTAAATTCTGTTCGTTTCCTACCAAACGCTTGCAGTTTCACATATTTACGCCATTCACTGGGCGCAAATTCATAATATGTAA